CCAGATGGTGATATTCAATATTTACAAGCTAATAATACAGTAACAATATTTTCATAAAATAATAATATTTATAAATAAAAATAATATGAAAGGTCAAAGATTAATAATTAGAAATAATGGTATAACAAAAATTATAATAAATTATCAAAATTTAAACGATTTCTCATTGAGGAATGGGGTAATATTAAACCCAAATCAAATTAGACACATATGGTGCGTTAAAGGAACTTTTACACACACATTTGGTGCGTTAGAGATAATATCAAATATTGATTGGCCGCCAGTTAAATCTGTTCGTAAATCACCAACACCAACACCTACACCAACACCTACTATAACTCCAACACCGACAAATACACCTACACCTACTATAACTCCAACGAACACACCAACACCAACACAATTACCGTTGTCGTTAAATTTAACATTCGATAATATTGAAAATACTAGTAGTTTTGTTCATGACCCTAATAATATTTCTGATTGGAATACATTCTTTGATTTACCTACCAATGGAAACCCATTTACAAGTGTAAATATTATTGGAAATGAGGTAAGTTTATTTGGAGGTAGTAATATTACAGTGAAAAATGATTTATTTTCTAGTAGTGATTTAGTAGAAATTAATGATTACCTTGGATGTTTAATAATTGCTGGAAACTTTTCTTTTTATGATTGTAGTCTATTAAGTGTTGTTAATTTACCTGTTTTAACACAACTTGGTACATCTTGTTTAGAAAGTAGTGGAAATTTTCAACCAACCTTAATTGTTAATTTACCTTTAGTAACAACTATTGGAAATACTTGTTTTCAAGGAAGTCAAACAATGATAAATATTAATATATCAAGTTGTATTAATTTAGGAACTTCAGTAGCAAATAATAATATATTTAGATATATTACAGGACAAAATATTACCTTAACTATTCCAGCAACATTAATGACTTGTAATTCTGGTTCACCAGATGGTGATATTCAATATTTACAAGCTAATAATACAGTAACAATAATAGAAATATAAACATTATTTTCATAAAATAACGTAATTAATTAAATAAAAAAAACCCCCTCTGAAAAGAAGGGGTTTTTTATGAAACCTTGTTATTTGTTTATTTTTTAAAATTTAGTTCCACAAGATGAACAAAATTTATCAGAATCTTTTTTTCTTTTTTTACCACAATTCCCACAATACACTTTTAAGTCTTGTTTTTCAAAAACTTTTTGTGACTCCGGTAATATCTTCCATACAGAAGTAGAACATGAGTAGTGATTAAACGATTTATTTACCGTTTGGAATGATTGGTCACTTTTACCACCTTTCTCAACTCTACCGGTCTCTAATGAATCCATAGTGACCTCTTTTTTATTTCCAATGAATTCTTTATTACTTAAACTACAAATGTTTAAATTTCCCGATGAGGCATTAAACATTGTTGAATTAACCCCTGCTGTTAATGTACTGTACGATGCCGTTCCGGTTGTTGAACCAGCAAATCCATTAGTTGTAAATGTAACTCCACCAGTATTTGTTGAATAAGTATGGATTGGTCCATAATAACTAATATTATTTGTCCACACCGGTTGTTTATACTCATCAAAGAAGTCAATAACAACATCCCCATTTCCGGAGATGGCATCCAACACCTCATTTGATGTCCCGTCAACCTCATAAGTTTCAAACTTGAATTTACGAGCATCGTCAAGATATCTCTCAAGAAAAATTCGTTGTCCCGGTTTAAGAACAATCCCTCCTCCGGAGATATAATTTCCGTCAAGTTTAATTTTAGATAATACTGTGTTAGTGGAGGGATTAAATAATTCCAGTTGGAATTCATCCCCATTTTTAAGATAGACATTTTGTCCAACTTGTTTAAGACGTTTTTTGTCTTTTGTGATATACGCACAAGGCGTACCTGTTTTTGTTTGGTAATACATAATTTCCTTATTTTATTTTTTATGTTTATTGAACTTCTCTTCGTTGGTATCAATTCCAACTCAAATGCCACTTTGGACACGAGAACCTCAGCAACAAGGTTTCATTTATAAATATAAGGATGTTTTATTTTTTTGTAAATAAAAAACCCCCAAGTTTCCTTGAAGGTTTTATGTAGGAGTTCCCGGGTATCTACACTGATTAACGACAATCAGACCATCGTTCGCGACCTGTAAGAGTCCAACGACTGATATTATACTATACTTACACTCAAATATCTATTGTGGTCCCGGAGAATTACGATATCCCGACTTCTACATTATGAGTGTAGCACTCTAACCTCTGAGTTACGAGACCAATTATGGGTTTTTAATGAACCCATAAAACATATGTCAATCTATTGGTGGTGCTTAATGTACCTCCCAAATTTATCAACCCTCACAGAGAGTTTCTCCAATCTAAAGTTCCAATTATCGAACTTTCCTAAGCCAGATTTTACTCTCGCCTGTTTAACCGCAGATACTTCTGCCTTCTCACGTCCTTTTTCCGTAGTTTCTACGAAAAAAGTGGGAGCCTGAACACCAGTCTTACTGGTAGGGACTACTCTCCAAATTCTCAATTTCTGAGTCATAAATTTTAGCTAATAGCTAAAACTATGTGGAGTTGGGTTGGTTGTTTTTCATATTTTTAAATTTTTTGTATCCCCGGTGGGAGTCGAACCCACACGCCGAAGCAACAAGTCTTAAGCCTGTCGTGTATACCAGTTTCACCACGGAGATGTGTTCCCCCAATGAGATTAGTTTGGGGTAGATTTTTTCTGTTTTCCTATTCAAAAGTCGAGACGGTCTTACCCGCACATAAAAGTCAACTATTACTTGGAGGTGAGTTAGTATGCTCCCTTTTCCCAAAGACCTCATCTGTAAAACCGTTTGAGGCGTCAGCCACATCATTATTTCGAACGATGCCAAATCATTGAGTATCTCTATCTCAATTGTAGTCAGGACAGGACTCGAACCTGTAATTCCGGTTAAACCCCTCGACGGGGCCGCGTCTATCCAATTCCGCCACCCGACTATTTTCCCGTCTTTCCGAGATGTCAACTACTTACCAATTAGCCTCATTGGTCAATCCTCTTATAGTCGATTTTGATGGTAAGGTGGGATTCGAACCCACATCCTTTCAGCCAATTAAGACCGAACGCTTTCGCCGTTTGAGCTTCTTACCAAACATTTTGGAAAAACTTGATGATTACGTTTACCATCTTCGACTTGAGTTTGTCTTATTCATTTTCCCATTTTTTTTTGAGAGATTTCCCTGTAAAATACAGTCAATCTCGTCCTAAACCAAATCATTCTTTCTTTTAAGGTTAAGAAACATTTAACTACCTATTTGACACCACTGACTTTTCTTAACTACAAAAAACAGACTCTCAAACTGAACCCCGGAAAAACGACTCGAGCTTCCGACCGGTCTCGAACCGACAACTTCGACCTTACAAGGGACGCACTCTACCAATTGAGTTACGGAAGCCTGTTGCAGAGTATTTTTTTTAAGTAGAAGTCAACTCTGTCTCTTAAACTACTAAAAGAAACTGTCCAAGGTCTATCCTGCTTTCGCTGTCCAGATTTTTCTCTGTTTCTTAAAACATCATCACTTCGGCCACATTGGGAGAACCGCAGTTCCCACGTAGTTTAAGGAGGTAGTTGGCGGCGTATCACACCGAGTTATGATAATGTATTAAAAAAAAAACCAACAACCGGATTTGAAACTTACCTACGCACAGTGAGGTATCCGGTCTTCATCGTTCGCATTGCCTAATCATTGAGTACTATTTCATTTCGGCTGCCGTGCGTGTCATTAGTGATGGTTTTAATCTTTATTGTACCCCAGGAGGGAATCGAACCCTCAAAATCTTGTGCCTAAAACAAGCGTGTCTACCGTTCCACCACCGGGGCGTTTTGGTGGGTCTCGACCCCACCTGTTTGAATTACTTGTTGATTCCTCTTACTTTTCTCACCTAACTAGTATGTGGTGTGTAAAACCAATCTACCATCACTCAACCCATTTACTTCGTCTCAATAATATTATAGGTTCCTTGAACCATTCCGAAACTTGAATCCTCGTGGAATTTGTAAGTCTCAGGGACTTCTCCTTCTCTCATAGGCCTTGAAACAGTCCAAAGATGTTCATCTTTCCAAGTAACGTTTACCAACTTTTCACCCTGAGGTAATTTGATGGTTCCGGTCCCTCCAAAACTTTTCACTCTTTGATTCTCTGTACAAGATGCCAAAGATACTAATAATATTAAACTTAAAACAACTTTTTTCATAAAAATAACAAATAAAATTAAAAAATTGTGACCCCACAGGGATTCGAACCCCGATTGAAAGCTTAGAAGGCTTTAGTCCTATCCGTTGAACGATGGAGCCAAAGAGCAACATGCCGGTCTCGAACCGGCCTTATTTCACATTGGAAGTGTGATGCCATACCTACTAGGCGAATGTTGCAGTTTAGATGAACTTCGGACTTGTGTACCGAAATGAGACCCAATAATTAAATCACTAACCCTAGGTGTGGTCTATTCATCTATTTTTTTAAACTTATACCTTGAAAATAAATTTAAATTTTAAACTTGTAAGTTTAAACTTTTGTTTTAAGGTTGTTGATTTCTCTCTCAATTCTTTTCTTATCAGAATCAGTTAAAGGAATCTTGGTATTCATAGTACCCTTTTCGGTTTTTACACCATTTTTTAATTGTTTCTCCAACACTTCAAGAACTCTTTGTTGTCTTGACCTTTTCGCTACTGTAGCCATACGGATTTAGTTATTAAATTAGTAGCGTAGGGCAGGTAACGCTCCTGCTTTAGTCGGCTTATGAGACCGATGAGATACTATACCTCCCCCTCGCGATGTTAGCTGATTAATAAGGATTTGAACCTTATTCCTGTTTCCACCCTCGGTCTCGCATAATTCGGACCTAATAGCTTCTACCGTGCTCCATACACCATAATCAATCGATGGTTTCGAACCCATCAGTCTTAAAATTAATTACTTCTTAAGATTTGCGGTCTATGACGGTAACGCTCCGTCTACTCAACAGTGACAGTGTTGGATGATGCTTCTTCACTAATAGACCTTGTTTTTATTCTCTACAAAGATAGTCATTAAGTTTTTAATAACCAAATTTATTTTTGTGGAGGTACACGGTAACGCTCCGTGTTCTGTGATTTGCAAAACCACTGTAATTGCTTTTATACGATACCCCCGTTTATTCGTCTTTCCGAATCGTCAACATTGTGTAATTAGGGGACACGTTGTTCATAACCCTTGTACTGCCACGGAGAATCGAACTCCGATTTTATGGATGAAAACCATATATCCTGACCGTTAGATGATGGCAGCGAATTTTGGATAGATGAGGTTCTATCCGGACCAGGACCTTCTCCCTTGGGAGATGTCATTTTAATATTACCAATATTTCAATTAACTTGTTTCTTTTTGATGGTACAAAGATAATACTTTATTTCATTATACCAAACTTTATTCTTCTTTTTTTTCTGTTGAATCATCCTCAACTAAAACATTTTTCAATCCGTAGGTTACTCCCAATATCGGTGAGTAATCCATAACCAATTCTTCTCTAATCATAATAATTATTATTTTTTTGTTATTTTATCAACATATCCTTTACCTAGAACTACCAATACCACTAAACATACCAATAATCCCCCCATTATAACAATTATTTGTTCTCCTGTATAATCCATATCTTTAATTTGTTTTTTACCAATTATTGGTGTTATAAATACAAAATTGTGAACCCACTTGGGCGTTTCTCCAATCATTCGGGTATAGATAAAACAATTTATCGTCTCCGGTACATTCATTTCTAATTACAACAGAATAATCTCGTACTCTATTACTAATTACTAACCCACAATTACAACTCACATATCCATCAACAGAACAAGATAAGAATAGTGGGATGACCATAATTAAAATCAATTTTTTCATAAATTATTTCTTTTAAACTTCTAATTCCAATCTTCATATTCTACACTACCATCATCATCCCAAGCGTCTTCCTCTTCATCTTCATCCTTTAATCCACACTCACCTCTAAAATCTAAGTAAGGTATCATATCATCTTCGTGACCATTCTTTTGATGTTTCTCCCAAGATTCTCTACATTTTTCTTCTGTCATGATTTCTTGTTTCATAATCCTTTTATTTGATACAAAGGTAATACATTATTTCATTCTGCCAAATAAAAACCAAAAAAAAATCCACCTTTTTTTGAAGATGGATTTTAAAATATTTTTTTACTTAAATATATATCATACCATCGACTTCCAAGTTGTATCTCTACCCTCAGTTCCCGCTATCGTAAGTAATATGTTTAAAGTTTGCATTTTTTGTGTTATTGTAATTTCTTATAAATATACGCTAATTTACCAAAGTGTCAAGTGATTTTAAAATTAATTTTTTAATTAATCTCAATTTCAAGATATTTATAGTAAATAAACTTTTAAAAATTCAATTATGAATAAAGAACAAATTTTTGGTGTTATTCGCCACGTATTCACTGCCATTGGTGGTATTGTCATTGCACAAGGGTATATATCTGATAGTATGTACACTGAATTATCCGGAGCGGTATTAACATTAACTGGTGTAATTTGGTCAATTGTTTCTAAAAAACAGTAGTATAATAAACAGAAAAAAGGTTAGAGAAATCTAACCTTTTTTTTATGCCTATAAGTTAAATAAAAAAAGTTTAACAACCCCGCCCTCGGGTCGTAGCGGGCAACTTGAGAATCACTTCTCGTGGGAATTCCGGAATTGGTTGTGTTCCTCACCGGCGTACCAGTCCTTATTTATCCTTTACCGTATTTCTACGGTGCTACTGTTGGGAGGTCACCCCTATCAACACAACTAGTCCATTAGTTTTTTAGAGTATGGACACCCCGGTTGTTAAACTTTTTAATTTACATTCACCGTATTTCTACGGCGATAATCGCCGGTATCTCACCGTATTAATAAATAAAAACAGACAATGAGGATTCTCCGATATTTCAGTCTTAGGGGACTAGACGGGCATCATACCCGTGTTTACCCTCGGAGGTCTCTTGGTTTGGTTGATTACTCCGAACCTCACCTCTACACTACCACTGACGTAAGTTATAGGTCTGTTTTTAATTCTTTGTAAAACAACAGACGGCTTTGAAGTACATCCACACCAACAATTATGACCGACTTCACCTTATGTGGAAGTTTAGTTTTACAATATCTATCAAGATTTACCCCAGTCTTTAGGTCGCTATTAATACCTTTAGTCCTTATTCTCAAATTAATTAATACAGGAATCGAACCTGCGTCTGGGCCGTCACCCCGTAGTACCACTCTACTAATTTTTCATTTTACCTTCCGGAGATAACTTTCGTCATGTCACCTTATCCAACCTTATATGGATAAATCTTTTGCCCTTCCAGTGGGAATCGAACCCACATACTCTTAATACATTCTTGGGATGGTTACCGGAGGGAGATGTATTCGTCTCTGTGTTTTGCTCTTTTTAAACTACAGAAGGATTTTGCACGCCATCAAAGAATCGAACTCTGTCCTATGGGTTTGGAATCCATTTGGCTACCTTAGCCTATGACGCATTTTATTGAGTTCAGGGTCGGATTCGAACCGACGAGGACTTTCGTCATTGGTTTTGCAGACCAATCTAATCAACCACTCTAGCACCTGAACATTTAAAGTAAAATATAATTTACAAATACACCCATTTTTGTAAATTATATTTAATGTTAATTTAATATCCTATTTCATCTTTAACCTCCCATTGTTTATCAATGGGGATTCTTTCAATCTTTTCCACCGGAACAAATCCGTCAAATCCTTTGTCTTTAACATCTTCAAAATGTTCTATGGTGTCCAATTGGAACCCAAACTTATATCTCATGTATTGGAACTTTTCACCATCCCAATAAGCGACGTGGTTGTTTCTACAAAAACCATTATACCACCCCTCAACCATTTCATTTTTTGGTATCATCATTTCTATTTTTATATTAGCACCCTCTTTCTTACTCAAGTGGATTGATTCAGCCACGCGTATTGTAAGAGTAGGGTCACGTAGTTACTGGATGAACCCAAATAACTTACTTGTTGAGAACTCATTTGGGTTGTAGGATATTGTCTTCCTCTTCATCCATTATTTCTTATGGCACTAATTCCTTTCTCAAGGGAACAACACATCTACCATTTCTGATAGTATCTTTATGTAAATTTAATTATGGTAAGCAGGGCGCCTGGTATTATCTTCTAGAAGACAGGGACAAACTTATACTCTTACCTTTTGGACTATGCCTAGCCACTTTCCCATTTCATTTATAATTAATTTACAAAGGTTCGATGTTTAACCTATTTTATTAGTCCATTAATTAAAAGTTATCTGACATTTAGACGCCTTTAACTTTTTATCTAAACTTTTTTTAGCACCAACCTCAATATACCTACGGTTACTATAGTACTTGTGCATTCTCTCACAATGGGTTGAACAACTTTCTAATCCAACAATTATTAAGAATGAGATGATTGCGATAACATAACTTCTTAAACTACAGACATAAGGTCCGTACAAATCAAACATTTTTTTCATATTTTTTATTTTTACAAAGATACAATTACATTTCTACTTTTGAGAATTTTTCTTAAAAAAATTAATCTTTCTCTATGATTAGTATATTCATCCTCATCATTAGCTTTATGACCTCTAAATATTGATTCGGTTATCTCACAATCCAATTTAATAATTTCGGTTATAATCTCCTCCGTGGTTAATTTACTTTTTTTCATATTTTCTCAAATTCGTCTTCAAATCCGTACCATTCATCACCATTTTCATCTTCGTACCAACATTTGTATTCTCGCTCGTACCGATTCCAATCAATTCTTGTTAATTCAACTTCATTTCCCCCATCTTTGTTTTTAACCACTTCACCCACTTGGAATGCTTGTGGTGCGTAATTGTCGATTGTTTTACTTTGAACAATTAAATCCCCAACACTTTTAACCTCATCGGTTTGGATGTTGGTGTAATTTCCTCCGGATGATAATTTCCACCCTTTACTATACAACCAAATCGTAAAATCTAAAATCTCTTTTTCTAATAACATAATACATCTGTTTTGTGAGGACAAAGATAATACTATTTTTTACCCAATCCTACAATTGTAACACTTTTAATCTTTTTTTTACCTTTTTTAACCTTTTTTTCAACTTTTGGTTGTGAAGCTCTATTTTGTAACGTCAATACCTTTCTAGTTACTTTACACATTTTTTCTAAAATCTCTAATGATTCAAGATTCTTAAAGAAAACAGTTAGAAGTTCTTCCGATTCGTCTGAAGAATAAATATTATCACCAATCATTCTTGGTTTTAATAATTTATTAAAACTAATAAAGGGTGTTTGAGTAATATTCTCAATTCCCGCACCCATAGACAATTCTCCCAATCCCGCAACAACAATACTTTTTTTCATAATTTTTATATATTTAATTTCGACAAAGATAATACAATTTTTTAAACTACCAAACAATTATTCATTTTTTTTCACTATTTCTATTAATTTTTTAAGACATTCTAGTTGTGCTTGTTCGTAAGAATTTTTATAGCCTATAAAGTTAATAAACATTTTACCCTTACCTAAATTTTTAGTTATTAACCAATCATACTTTTTAAATGTATCGTCATCAGATTCTGTAGGAGATGTAAAATATCCATACTTCTCTCTAAACCATCTAAATGCTTGTGAGAATGTTGGTGCTGAGATATAATCATCAATTTCATTATTCACATTTCTCATTTTACTATTTATAACCTCTTCTAATATTTCACTTAATTGGTCATTTTTATAGTAAGAAAAACAAGGTTCATCAAACCCTAATTCTTTTAAAGATAAAGCCAAGGTGTAAGGTATAAATTCTTTTTTCATAACTATTTTTGTTTTACTATTTCTATTAATTTTTTTAAACATTCAAGTTCTGCTTCTTCGTGGGTAGTATATTGTTCCATTGAGTCAAAAACAATATTGTCTAATTCATCGTAGATTGGGTTATTATAAAATATCCTATCATTTTCTTCAACACAAGTTGATGGTGTTTGAGAATATAAATCATACTTCTGTCTAAACCATCTAAATGCTTGTTGATAAGTTGGTGCAGATATCACACAATGTGGCATTTCTTTTATCATTAAAAATCCTCCTCCATCTCTATAACCCATACAAGGTTCATCAAATCCTAATTCTTTTAAAGCTAATGCGATTTCATAAGGAACAAAAAGACTTTCCATTCCTTGTTTTTTTACTTCTTCCATTTATAATATTATTAATTGTTGTTACTGATATATTGTAGTATTTAGCAGCTTCTGTTTGAGAATTAAAAACTAAATCATCTTCAATACATTTTATTTTTGACAAAGATAATACTATTTTTTAATTCTCAAAATAAAAAACAACTTTTTTTGGTATTTCTTTTATTATTCCGTAATCCAACCCCAATCTATATCCGGGGGAATCACGTTTTAATCTTTCCAATTGTAATTCAATCTCTTTACGGAATTGTTCTAAATTATGTGAGGATTTCCATTTATTACAACGGGCACAGGTCGGTAAAAGGTTATCAAAATCATCAGTTCCCCGAGTTAAGTTATATCTTTTAATCTCCTCATCTTTCCACCCACGAAATATTGGAATAATATGGTCGACCTGCATTTGTTTTACGGTAATCTCACCACCACAATACCCACATTGACCGTTACATTTTTCATAAACCTTTTTCCTATCTATCTTCATACTAAAAAAATAAATAAGGCTCCCATTCTTTTGGAATATTGTGATGAACTTGCTTCATTAACATCAAGTAATGTGGTCGTCTTGGTTGAGGTATGTCTTTACCATACTCCTCTAACGTCAAATTGGACTTCTCACCGTTACATCTCCTACAAGCGGTAACCAAGTTATCCCAACTATCTTTACCCCCCTTAGATTGGGGAACTACGTGGTCTAATGTTAATGTCTTTCTATTATTACATCCACAATATACACATTCAAAGTTATCTCTACGATAAACATTCTCTCTATTTAAAGGAACTTTTTGTATGATTTGATTCACATATTTATAAACTCGGATAATGGATGGTTTTTTAATATCCAATTCGGGATTCACTAATTTGAATGATTCCGGATGTTCGTTTATAACATCGGCATTACCTTTATAAGAAATGACGAAAGCCCTCTCTGTGGAAATAATACTCCTCGCCATAAAACTTGAATCTAAAACCAAAGTTTTTTGGTAACTATTCACGATTTCTAATTTTTAATTAAACATTTGTTTTTACTCTAAACTATCAGGATAGTATAAAAGTGTAGGATTTTTCTTTTGGATATCTATTTCCGGAAATTTTTCTTGGAATCCTCTAACATCAAATTTTCTAGTAATTAAATGAACACCATTTTTTGTTGGAATAACAGCCTCAACTTTATCTCCAACCGGTTGTAAAACTATTAGAAATTTTGATACTTCAAAAAGAGTGTCAAAATCTTTAGTATCAATATCTACAATCCATCTCTTTTCCTGTGTTTTAATTTGACCCACAACGGAATCAAATAAACCTTTTTGGTTTTGAACTCCATTCTTAATTCTCTCGGCAAGAAGTGCTAACATATCCAAAGATACATCTCTATGATTTTGTTTCTGAACGTGGATGTAAGCTCTCGCTTTAAACATCTCACATAATTGGATAATCTCATCATACCTTTTTTCCAAGTGTTCTACACTATCAATACAATAAGTTTTAATTGTTCTTACTGATTGATGATTGTCTCTCTCCTCGATTGGTTGGTCTTTTTTACGTTTAAAAACGTATAACATATAAAAATCACCCTTTTCAGAGAAATTTAATAATGTCTTCACTTGTTCGATGTTGTTTATCATTATTTCTATTATTTTGTTCCCCACGAAGGTAATGCTCCTTCTTCCCTAATTTAAAAGATTAGTGCTTCACTTTAAAGCTTGGGGGGATTATTGAGCTCATCTCACTTTCTTATTGAGCTCAAAATATAACTAATTTGAACTTAATAATCAAAGTTTGTGAGCTACATTTGTAGGTACGGATGGAATTGAACCATCGACGACCATTTCATCAGAATGGGCTTCTACCACTGAATTACGTACCTAAATTATTGTCGGGAAAATCGGTTTAGAAACTGACTTTTCAATAATTCAAACATATTTATAGTATATATCTAATACTATGAAACCATTATATTCTACAATAGATTTTGAAAAATCTAAATCAACTGATAAATTACCTCTTAAATGTTACCATTGTGAGAATATTTTTTACAAATATAAGAAATATATCAAATTTGAACTAAAAAAACAATTAGGTGAAGTTAAATTTTGTTCTAAACAATGTTCTAAAGATTATTATAAAAAAACACAATCAATATTTTGTTCTAATTGTAATGTTGAATTTGATAAAAAATTATCAGAAATTACCAAATCAAAATCTGGAAATCATTTTTGTTCTCAATCTTGTTCCGCAACTTTTAACAATAAAAATAAAACTCACGGGAATCGTCGTTCCAAACTTGAAATTTGGTTAGAAGAACAACTTACCATCATATACCCTAATCTTCAAATTGATTTTAATAAAAAAGAAATAATCGGGTCTGAATTAGATATTTATTTCCCGTCACTTAACCTTGCAATAGAATTAAATGGTATATTTCATTATGAACCGATTTATGGTGTTGATAAGTTAAATAAAGTTCAAGAAAACGACAAATCTAAAACAAAGATATGTCACGACTTAAAAATTGATTTATGTATTATCGATGTTTCACAACAAAAATATGTTAAACCATCAACATCCCAAAAATACCTTGATATTATTATTAATATTATTAATGAACGTAATCAATTATTTTGTTAGGGTGACAGGAATCGAACCTGCAGTGATGTCCTGCTTCCAATGCAGGCGACTTACCAATTAGTCTACACCCTAATATATTTTTTCTGCGGAGAACAAGGGAATCGAACCCTCACCGGGTTTACCCGGAACATCTTAGCAGGATGCTACTACGAGCCAATATTAGACTACTCTCCAATTCGTAGGATATCACTTAACCTACCAGGTTTTACCCATTAAATCATATAAATGACCCAAGACGATTTTTTTGTGTCCCCAGGAAGAATCAAACTTCCACCTTAATATCCGTAGTATTAAATTCTATTCGTTAAACTATGGAGACAATTTGAGGTTGAGAACTCCTCTGTGTTGTATATACCTATCCTAATAGGATTATTATATCTTGTCTCAATTCCCCTCTCACAGGAACAACACATTTCATAACCTTAATTTATAAATTTCTTTATAGTCATCCAAAGCGTTCTTCAGATTAACAATACATTCTCGGTAATTAACATCATCACCTAAATCAAATCTTTCATTCTCCTCTTCTCTCTTGAATAACACTTTTAACGAATTATCAATGTTAGATAAAATATCCAAGTAAATCAATTCCTTATCTTTGGACTTCTTTAAATCAAATTTTAAATCAATAATAATCCCTTCCAATTCCTCGATTTTGTCTTCTTCTTCCATAACAAATAATTAAGTGTGAAAGGCGGGGTTCGAACCCGCACTCTTCCGGACCACAACCGGACGCTTTACCAATTCAGCTACAATCACCATATAAAACCCCACTTCCCCGGCTTAACGGACCGAGTGCCATATAGGAGGTGTGGGGAAACCTCGCTCCTCAACCTGGGTTTGAACCAGGAACTTCCACTTTAACAGAGTGGCACTCTAACCAATTGAGTTATTGAGGAATATTTGACCACTATGTTATTTTGCGAACGTATGAAGCTCGTATCATTATTAAGTCATAGTAGTCCAAGGCGTTACGCACCCATCTGGTAACTTTACTTCTCTTGAGTCCGGGTAAGCGCTTACCAACTCGGGGGTTGTTTCCTTGTTTGTGGGGACTACCGGTTACGCTCCGGTCTCCTTGATTCTTCAGACCAATGCTTTCACTAGATTAGCTTAATCCCCAATTAAAATGATGGTGAGATACCCGTTTCGTCTCACTCTTGACTGCTTCTTCAGTTTTACTGTGCACAGGCAGAGGGTTATAATTTCGTTTGTTGTAATCAGAATTGTCGACATTCTTTCATACAGAAATTCATCATTTTGTGGGACACTATGGAATCGAACCATACCCTACTACAGAACGGTGTTACAGACCGCTTATCACACCAGTGACTGAAGCATCCCAATTAATTTATTCTATTTCACACGACCGGACTTTATCAGGATGTGGTTTTTACCTTGCAGGACTTGAACCTGCGTCTTATCGGCTCCCGCCGATTGTTCCACCAACCGCAACTAAAGGCTGAATAAATTTGTACCTCGTAGTGGAATCGAACCACTGCCATTTGCATGTAAAACAAATACGCTTCCATTACGCCAACGAGGCTGGCAAGAGGTTTAGGTATGGCTCACCTCTCTTTGACTGACGTCCTACCTTAACAGTCTAATTTGTACCGATGGGTGGTATCGAACCACCGACAACTTCCGTATGAAAGAAGTGCTCTACCACTGAGCTACATCAGTATTGTGGTGGACATAGGCTCATCACCTACTCGTGGGTTTCCACCGAACCCCTCGTTGCCTATGAAAGTACTGACCTTCCTCCGATGCTGTCAAAGAGCATTGTACCACCTTTATACGAATAGGCAAAATATTTTTTAGTTAAAGAACGGTTACCACAATTACGTTCGCTCCCGGATTCCCTCCGGAGATTCTTTTTTGGGTGTGGATTAAACTATTTAACTAACCCGAAGAGAGCGTGAGACTCGAACTCACAATGGTATCACCCATTATCACTTTTCAAGAGTGACCCCTCATCCCGCCGGATGCTCTCCATTTTATTCTTACCAATATGTCAAATAACTAATTCCTTTATTTTGATGGGACAAAGGTAATCCTTTTTTTCTAACTTCCAAACTTTTTTTAAAATAAATGTAAAAAAAAAATCCCGAACTTTTTGAGTTCAGGATTTTGGTTATATTTTATGTTTAACTTTTATATTGTCGTTAAATCATTTAATAAACTATCTGAACTTGTATGCGAAATACGCGGATACGAACAATTACTAAATTGTTGGTTCCAAATCACGACATTCATATGTTTATTAGTATTTTTCATTTTCTTTTTTTTGTGGTATCTCTACCTGTGTTTCTTATAATTATATCAAACTTACGAAAAGTTTATCAAAAGTCAAATATTTTTTTCATTTTTTTTATTATACCAATTTTTTAATGATATTGGTTATTACAATTTCATCTTCAGATGACAGTAAATGTTTTGAATAGAACAGTTTACTTAATCCGTCTTTCCACTCATCATCTATTGTACTATTATGATTATTTGATGGTCTAACTTTCCCGTTAAACCTATCTAAATGACCATCTTCAACAAGAATCTCAATTAATTCTATAATCTCACTATGAGAACACTCTGACACATATTCCGAAGGGTCAATGTCAATATCGGTACTAAAATCCGCCATAATTTATAAATTTTCTAATCTGTTAATAATTTTTGTTACTTCTTCTTTTGTGTTCCATCCCGATACATTGTCACCATCTTCAAACGGAACAAATTTATCAAGAGTTTTATAAAACGCAGCAACTTCAAAAGTCGTTACACCATCCCCATACACTCCATCACCTCCAACAACAGAAACTTCAATATCGTTTCCTAAATCCAATTTTGCTTGAACTCCATTTCGTATAAAAAATGTTGGTTTAAACTCTAAATCGTCAAATGTTTTCATAGGACAAAAGTAATATAAATTATTTAATAAACAAAATTTATTTTAAAAAAGTTTTAGGCAACAAAAAGATGTCCGAAGACATCTTTCTGCTAGATGTGGTATTTTCCCCTTTCTTTTTAAATGGTTAATACCATCCGGTTTCTACACCGGAGGTAAGTTTACTTACTTAACACTTTTTCTTTCATTTTATCGGTAGCTGTCTCTATTTTATTTTTAACACCACCTAATAGGGGACATATAAGAGTAGATAAATTTCTCTCAACAGATTGTCCGAAATCGGAATTTTCTACCATCTCAGCTAATGAGTTTCTTAATATATCATAAAAAGGACCTGTCATACCAACAGATTTTTTAATTTTATCAGCCGCCTCTTCAACAATTGATTTTGTTAAAACAGGTACTAAAAAATTACAATTAGTTAATTTACCTATATCGGCAACATCTACGTTACCTATTGCTTTAACAACTATACCACCAATCCATCCATCAGTATCTAACGGTGTTAATTTAGTAATAAGTTGTTTTGCCAAATATTCTTTAAAGTATTGGAATGTTCCTTCTGCACCAGTTCCGAATAATCCTTTTAATGCGTCCCAAAATTGTTCGTTAATTAATTGTTCACTAAACCCTTGAGAATTTAAATAATTTGATTCAATTAATATTTCATTAAAGAATTTATCTCTTTGAGATTCTGTTTTAAGTTCTCTATTCTCAATTAAAAATTTGGTTCTATTTCCAATGATATTAGATTCTGTAATTAAATTTTGTTTTTTAAGTTTAGAACTTTCCGCTAAACTATCTTTAATGATTGATTTTAATTCTTTTTTCATTGATTCGTTTTGTATTCCACCTATATGGAAAATGTAAGGACTTGGTGTTGGTAAATATTTTCTTTTATCACCTCTTAATAATTTCACAATGAAGTCAAATCTTAATTTATTTCTAAATAATTTGAAAGGATTTTTATCATCAGGAACACCTGGATAATCAGCTTTATCTATTCCGGAGAAACTATTGTACTTACCACTACCATAACAACTATTAATCTGACCTTGCATTTTTAAAACATCGGGTCTTGATGGTAAATTATTGTACGCGTATTGGAAAGCTGAATTTAAATAAGTTTTTAATATGGTATTACAAGTTGTTTCATCTAATTTCATATCCACAGTAGTTGGAGTTTCCATTGATGCTTGTGGTAAATAAATTGAGATATTCTTCCAACCATAATCAGAATTTATTTGTTCTGGTGATGTACCATCATATTTGATTTGTAAATCAGAAGTTTTAGCCGGTAATGACCAATCAATAGAAATTTCCCTATTTTCCACATCTTTACCTACTTTTTTCTTTAATAAATTTGTGTCTTGAAATACATTAGTTAGTACTTCATTCCATTTTTGGAATATATCTGACACAGCACCTCGTTCAATTAATCCTTGTAATGTTGTTGTAATTTGTTTTGCTTTTTCAGCATCGTTAGAGGTTAACCCAAAATTGGATAAGATGACACTATTTTTTGTTTGATTTTGATTCGTTGAATCGACTTGAGAACAAGACCATTTTTTTTGAAGTTTAGTTACTAAATTTTTAACTACACCATTTTCATAAAAGAATACTGTTTCACCTTTTTTATTTTTACCACTAACAACACTTACACCACTAGTAGTCTTTTTTGGTTGGATTCCCGGGTCAATGTCAAACCAAGTATTATATACATCAAAACATTTATACTTAACTGATTGAGTTAAATCAAATTTTTGAGGGTTACTTTGTTCTGAAATTATTTTTTTATTTTTCATCTTATTAATTTATATATTTTTTTAATTAAACACCTCCTTGGTTAGTCACTAAATCTTGTGAAGTATCAATTGTTTCATCTGGGTTTGGAGCTGAAGCTGGTGGTGTTGTACTCATATTACATATTTTAGTAATATCTGCATCAGTAAAACCATTATTATAACCTTTTGCTTGTAAAGCTGCTTGTGTTTTAGGTCCAAAAAACCCATCAGGTTTAAGTCCTAAACAACCTTGTATTTGTATTATAGCGTTTGATTTACACCCTTTAGTGTAAGTCCCTTTACAAAATTTGTAAGAACTTTTAGGTTTACCACCTACCGCCGGTTTTTCACCAACCGGAGATGTTCTTTTTTTTGTTAAACAAAACCCTTTTAATTCGTTTTGGATTGATTTAATTAACTTTGATTTAATATCGTTAAATTGTGGTTCTCCTTCTTCCGTTGATGATTGGATAAGACCCATTAGGTCCTTATTTTTCATATCTGAACCGCTAATAGATGCTAATGTTGTAAAATAATCTAAAAGATTCCCCGATTTGGTAGCTTTCATGTATAGATTAATTTTACTTAAAAGACAACTACCATCTTCGTATACTTTCCCAAACACTTGGTTATTTAAAATATCTTGAACATCTTGTAAATCAGAACTTTGCACATCCCCCATAAATTGTTGGTAAATACTGTGTGTTATGTCGGCGGCATCGCTAGGGTTGACCTGTTCAAGAATTATTTCAGTATTTTCTTTTAAAGTCTTTGTATTATCGTATTTCATCATAAGAAGAACTCTTTTAAGAGCATCGTTCCCCTCGTTTAAATTAAATTTTTCCATATTATTGTTTTGTTATAAATATCGTTATAAATATAAATATTATTTTACCTTAATAAACCATTAATTTAATGGGTTCGCTTTCCCCCTCGTTAAGCCTGATTCCCATTTTTCACCTTTCAAACCTAGTCTATTGGCTTTACCTCTAACTAAACCGGTTTCCCATTTTGTTACGGTATTGGTTGAGCCACCACCAGAACTGGCACCATCTACGGGAGCCTCTTCTTGTTCCCCAAGTTCTTCATTTGAATTTGTTGTTGTAAATTCTTTCATTAAAGAAATAATACGGTCAATATCTGTAATCATATTTGTTAAAATAATTGGGTATCGGGTAACCTTTTAGGGTAAATTAGGTAATATTCATTTAAAAATGATATTATTTCTTCCTCTTCAAAATCTTGGTCAAAAAACTCATCAAAATAGTCTTCCTCTTCTTCTTCATCTTCATAAAAATTATCGGAATTATTTTGGGTTAATACATATCCAAATGTTTTAGATTCTTCTAAATCTATTTGGTCTGTTCTAATTTCATCCTCATTATCGGAATGAATTCTAAATGTAACTTCTAAAGTTTGTGATGTTTCGTTAATATAGAAAGACACCAATTCTTTAATTTCCATATTCTATTAATTTAATTATATTTCATAAATCTTTTGAACATATCCAAAGATTCGGTAATGTTTGAAATTATATCGTCTTGTTCACCTTGTTCAAATTCGTCAACCTCATCTTCAAGACCAAATAAATCAATAATATTTAAATCAAAATCATCATCACTATCATCAGGATTGGTCAATGCCATTATATCATCGTCATTAAATAATTCATCTTCTAACTCTTCAAAATCTTCATCATCTTCAAATGTTCCGTGTTCTAAATCATCATCTCCATCGCCAATCATATCTAATTGCTTACCAACTGAAACATAATGTCCTTCATCTTCTTCACTTTCAAATGATTCTTCAGGAGCATTTGCTCCACCATAAGGAATGAACTGTTCGTTTTCTTCATCAGAGAATAATCCAGTACTTTTTCCATCAGCATGCATCTCATTAATGTTCATATTTTTATATGATGAAACTTCACCCTTATTATTAACATTAATACCTTCTTTGTCGTTTGCGTAATCTTGAGTGTATAATGGTTGTTGATTTGTTTGTGAATAATTCGTCACATATCCATCATAAATCTCTTTATGTTGGTCAAGGATATTATTTTTCTCCTCATTTGTCATTTTAAAAAAATATGCATTCATAATTTTTGGTTTTTATTTATAAATATATTGTTTAATGTAAGTATACATAATTTTCAAGAACTTTTGTTGAATAAAGTCTGAGATATCTATTAATATTCTCTAACGAATCTTCCTTTTCCTCTGATTCCAAAACATTAATAACACCATTTATCATTTCTGATTGGGCTTGGTCAGCCAATTCTAAAACTTTGTTAAAGGCTTCTTCATTGTTAACCCCTTTATATTTAAATTCGTGCTCAATTCTTTCTTTACCCATATAAAGATATGGTGCAGACTCAAACATATTAACAATTCCCGATTTACTAACCAATTTAAGATATTTGTATAAAAATCCCATATTGAACAATTTAAATACTTTAGAATTTTTACTTAATTTTTTTAAATTTTCCGCATCATCTTCCGTTATTCCTTGTTTTTTCTTTTGTTTTTTTAATGGTTCAAATCCCCACATATCCTCACCATCTATTAACATTAATGTACTACCATTATCCCAATTAACACTATAATGGTCTTCACCAAATATATGTTGGGCCTTTGTCACCGTTCCATAAGTATTTACTGGTATAGAATATTCTCCGGGCATATAGTGGAGACACACTCTATCTCCGACTTTTAATCTAGGATTTGACATATTTTTATTGTTTCTATTTAACAATAAATATAATTAAAGTATTTATTATCATATGAAAAGGTTATTAATAATTAACGAACAACAAAAAAAATTGATTTTAACTGAATCAATCATTAATGAATTCACAAAATCTATAGAAGAAGGGTATGACTATACCTCTAAAGTATTGAAAGAAGTGAATGAAAATTATAAATTAAATTTTGAGTTTCTTATAACTTGGGGTGCTAGTATTGGGGGTTTTATATCTCCGATAAGCGAATTTTTGCAAGGTAGATTCCCTGAAATGTCTGATTTGGATTTAAGTTTGGTCTTAACAGGTATTATTGCCGTTAATTTTATTGATAATAGAAAAAGTGTAGAAAAAGTACTTAAACTAATTAGAGAGGAGGGGTTATCTGATATTTTTAAAGTTGGTTTAGATAAATCAATTGAGTTGAAAGAGGTTATGTTTAAATTTTTAGAGAGTTTGAATATAACATTATTTAAAATCACAAAAATGATGTCTTACGCTTTTATCATACCTATTTTAGTTATGTTATATACAATGGTGATAAATAAACAAATTAATGAGTCTGATGCTAAAGAAATAACTTTAAGAATTTTAGGTAGTGGATTAGTTAATGTTGGTGGAATTATGATAAAAGATTTAATTAGTAAATTAATTACTCGTTTTAAAAGTTAAAATTCTCCATTAATAAAATCACACATTTTATTACTAAAAGTACTCTGACTAACATAATCATAACTATCAATTGGAATATCATTTATAGTTCCCATGTTAACATATGTGTGAGTCCAAATTTCACAATCCATTAATTCCATATATTTATTTATTTCATCCCAAATAGCTTCGTCTAATCCTTGTTTAATATAATCCGTTTCAATAATGTATCCTGTTATTAACTCAAGTATTTCTTCGTTTGTAATATTAATTAACACACCATCCAACGAAATTCCGATACAATCTAGTGTGATGTTACTAACAATACCATCATCAATATACATATCGGAACCATAATATCTTAAATATAATTTTAATATTCTTTTTTTATTTCCACAATAAAAATATGTCTCAACAGATTTTACAGTGTTAGCTTTAAACAATTCGTGAGATTTATCTTTAAACCATTCTGGTAAATAACCACCATATCTTTCAATTTTTTTAACACCCAAATATATATCCTTAAGATTTCCTTTAACTTTTCCAAAGTCAGTTCCAATAAATTCACAAGCACTTTCTATTATATGATTTGATTTACAGTAAAAATAATCCCATAACCAAGGAATATCTTTTTGGTCGTAATTTATATATAAATCATAATCAAATATTAATTTACCATCATTAATATTTGTATCTTTAATATCAAAATTAAATTTAAAAGCTCCTACCCTGTTGGTACTTTTAGTTAGATATATTTTTAATCCAAGTAGGTCTGATTGTGTTATCATTTATTTAATAATGTGTTTATTACGATTTTTTCTTCTTCATCGTTTAAATTATGTATTTCTTTATGAGTATCAAACCAGTTTTGGATAACCTGTTTATACGGTAATTTTCTTAATTTCGCAAGTCTTCTAAACCCAACTCTTTGAGATTTAATTTCTTGAGGTTGTAGATAATATTCTAAAGATTCCTTTGGGTATTCTTCATCAACATCTTCACCTCTAAAATATTGGTGTAAATGTTCCAATTCGTGAGCAATAATATCGTTTAATTCTCCTATAATATTGTAGAAATTTTTCTTTAATGTTTTAGGGTTAAATCTGATTAACAATTCTATAACATCATTATAATCAACACATCTAGATGTTGTCTTATAACCCTCCAATTCATTATCTATTTGAAGTGTTAAATCTACAGTATAACTAAAAGGTAAATTTGTAAATATATATTCGTCGTCATTATTTGGTAATCTAAAATTACCCGATTTACCATCCTTTAATTTATAAACCACATCCTTAACCGTTGTTCTAACAGCCACCCGACTCATTCTTGATTCGGTAATAGGTTTGGATTCGGGTAAATCAAAGTTAAGATTATCAATTGTTACTCTAACATAATCATCATCAAAAAATCTTAAATAACTTGCAATCGCTTGATTTAACCCATTATAAAAAGGGTATAGTTGAGTTTTAAACATTGATTCAAAATTGTGATGTTTATTTTTCTCATCAAATCCAAATACTAATCTAGATAAGGGGTCATTCAACCCAGTAATTGTCACATTAATTAATAAATAATCGTAGTATTCACCAACACTCATCATTTTTTTAACACCGGTTATTTTAAACTTATATTCTATATTTATATTAGTTGTTGAGCCAGGAATTAATTCACCACTATATTTAAAGGTTTTCTTTCCAACTAGCTCATTGATTCTTTCTATTAATTTTTGACTTATCATACCTATAAATACTTTTATTATTAATTAATTTAGTTATATTGATAATAAAATAGATTATTATGTCACATTATAAAGAATTACTCAATTGGATTGAGTCAGAGCAGGAGAAATTCCCCGATGAAGATATTCAAAATGCTGAAATGGTTGCTTACGCAACTTTAGAATTAGTTAAAAGAAAAATAATGGAATTGCAAGAAAACAATGAAAATCATAAATAATTACATTTATGACGATATTTATAATATAAAATTAATTCAGTTATGAAAAAAATAGTTATAAACGAAAAAGAACTTCGTAAATCAATTAGACAACACCTATTAGAACAATCACAGGTTGATGCTAAAGATAATAGAGAAGAAAAACAAAGATGTGTTGCAGGTAATGTAATACCTTTAGATACAATGATTGGCCCATCTGACAAATTTAATAATTACACATCAAGTGTATTGAAACGAGATGGTGGAATTAACGGAATGGTAGATACTTTAGATGTGTTAAGAACATTAAGATTACACAACGGTATTGAGGATAAAGGAGAACATTTGGCTTATAATTTAATGAATCACATCAATACCTTTAGAAATAAAAATTATTTTGATGAAACAAATAATGAATGTCAAAAGGCGATGGATAAAGTAATTGAATTGTATAAAGAAAATAATCATGGTGAAGAACTTGTTAAAGATATTGAAAAAGTATTAGGTCATTCTGACCCATCACCTAGAGCTAAAGAATACCTTAAAAGATGTTTAATCTTAGTTAAGGAAAAATAAACCTCATTCATTGGGGACATTTAGGACCGTTATCAGTGATGGTAACAAAATAAAGAGGAAAGTTCGCTACTATCCTCTTTTTTATTTTTTGTAATATTTATAATTGAGTAAATAAACATATTAAACCTTAATTAAAATGGCGAAATCTAAAGGTGGTTCATCATCAAATAATAAACTTTCTTTTAACAAAATAAAGTTTTCAGGTAAACACAAAAAATCAAAAAACAAACACGACAGAACAGAGCAGAACTATCGAGGGCAAGGAAGATAATCTTTACTCATAAATTTTTTAACATTAAAATATTATGAAAAATAAAAAGTATTTTTTTGGATGGACGAACATTAAATGGTTCATTACCGAAATTGGAAAACAATATAGTAATTCAAGTTCCTATTTTTCAAAAAAAAGAGTGGAATCGGGAGTTGCTTTTAGTATAGGACAATTAGGTATGATATTTTTTTTAATTAAAAAATACGAAACATTAACAATGTCAGATGTCCTTATGTGGGCGGCGGTAGAATTCGCAATTGCTGGATATATTGTGAATCAGATTCAAAAAGAAAAACAAGAAGAAACCCCCAATTAAGGGGGTTTTTTATTTACATTTAATCCTATTTTTCAACTCGTGTAATGCTGATATGGCGAGTTCAGTATTATCATCCGGAATCACTCTCATAGATTCAACAACATCAGTATCATTAGTTCGTTTCATCACCATTGCGTGAGGTCTCACATTTCTTATTATGTTTTCTAACTCATCAATTTGAGCAATTATTTCCTTTTCTCTTTCTATCCTTTTATTCGTACATTGTGATTGGCCATCAATCACTTCTTGGGTTAAATCATTAACTCTAAAGGACAAAGTATCTAATTGTGTATTCAGAGATATTATTTCTTTTTTTTGTCTTTTAACAACCAAAATCAATTGTGATGGGTCTGGTTTTAAAACACCAATTATATCTGAACCAAATGTTATAAAAAAAGTTGATACACATAAAATGGTCAAAACCCAAAGTCGTTGGGTGATTGAGAATAGTGAGATAATATCTTTAAAATACTGTAACATATTAATAAATATCAGTCATTCAAATATTCTAATAGTTTTTCTTTAACTCCTGATTGTTTGATTCCCTCATTTTCTCTTGGTGTATGAACGAAATTGGATAACCCCCATTTTCTATCAAACCCATAAGAATCTTTTTCTCCTAACTGTAAATCGTCGATACAAACCCAATGTGTGATATCGGGATGGTCGGTTAGATATTGTCTAACTTCTATACATCTTTGTTGTTCGTACATCGTACTTCGTTTCCATTCAAATTCATCTGGTTTATCACAACCGATGTATCGTTTGGTGAATGCGATTGGGGCTTTTAAGATTCCTTTTGATAGGTAGTATTCTCCGATTTCTTCCAATGTTGCGTGTAATCTCCAATCAGAGGAAACAACAAGTTCTGCTCCGGTTTCGTCTAATACTTGATTTAATACTTTGACAGCTTTCTTATCAAAATCATCAAATCTAACCTCAACGGGAGCCATTGTGTCGCTGGTTACTTCGGGATTAAGTTTTTTATACTTCTTCCATTTTTTCATACGACCACCCCAATTATTGGAGAGACAGATTACTCCGTCGTTATCCAAGAAAATTACTACTTTTTTATTTGTTTCCATCTATTTCACCAATTTCTCTTTTCCAAATATAATTTTTATATTTAGGTATTATTCTTATTTCATATGGGATTCTTAAAACCGCTAATCTAACATTTGAAAAATGATTAACATACTTATCTATATCTTCAGAAAATAGAGGTAAGTTTTTTTCTCTTGCTCGTATTACCCATTCTAATTTATATCTTTCAATACAGAGATATTTTTGTCTTTCAACTAACTCCCATAACAATTCAGGTGTTAGAAGTCCTAATTTCTCTAAAGTTATAATTGCTTTACTAGTTGAGGTGCTTAATAATGAAATGTTTATGAGTTTCCCTTTTGCTCGTTTATAACTCAATTTTTTTAATGAATCAAAACTTCTTACTTTAATTATTCCTTTCATTGTTCTTCGTTATATTTATTTATTTCGTCCCAAATTTCTTGTGATGTAGATACTTCACCCATTTCTCCGGTAAATCCTTTAATACCATTTTTACTTGGGAACCATTCACCCTCACCATTTAATCTAATAAATGTTGAAAAGGCGTTTAGATTCCATATTGATTTTGTTTCTCTATTTGGATTGTCTGCACAATCTCCCATCCAAATATCAATACATCCTTCGGTACAATTAAATCGTGAGAATCTAACCCACCCTTCTTCTATTCTTTCCGGTGTTATCATTCTTTAATTCTTTTAAAAAAATATTTTCTTAAACTCACAACATCATTTGTCTCAACAGAAATCAATTCCCAACCCTCATTGCCAAGTTCATTTAATTTATATGTTCTGATAATACCCCACTCAATTTTATACTCCCACTTTACCATAACTCAATATTAATCATTTTCCTCTTCCCATTCATCTTCTTCTTCCTCTTTCATCTCATTCGCCTTAATTATTTTTCCCTCCGTTAAATTGTAAAGGACATCACCCAAACTATCCTGTGATAGGATGTATGTTTTAATTTCTTCTATTGTAAATGTTCTGCTCATAATGTATGTTATTTAAATCACTATATCGGTTGAGTGTCCGGAATAACGGACATTTATATGTATGTATTAACTCTGTATGCCTCATAATTATAAAGATTGGCGGAGTAATGTGGATACTTGGGGTCAACCAAATATTTGATAATGTTACCAGTCTTCAAATTCTTACTTTCCCAAATATATTGACCTGTCTCATTTAATGTCGGTAAAGTCATTACCTCACATTTAATTCCAACACCCAACTCATATTCATAATGAATATCTCCAATTTTAATCTCCTCAACAATTACGTCTCCTTTTGTGTATGTTTTCATCTATTACGAGTTTAATATTCTTATTGCTTTATTTGTACATTCATTGGTTAATCCATACCCTATATCTATTGAGTCGGGATGATTGATGTTATTTGCTGTTCTAACAAAATGTCCTCTTTGGTGAGTTAAAAAATCGTTATCATCATCCAATATAACATAATTGGTAACATTTGGGTTCTCATCCAACCATTGTTCTACCTCATGACCTCTCTCAACAGTATCATAAAATTCTGCTCTACCCTCATCAACAATTTGAACACAATCAACTGTTACATCAATTAATTCACCAGGCAGATTTCGGTCAATCCACATTTGTTTCATTTTTTCTAAACCAGCAAATCTCCAAGTTGAGGACATAACAATTTTGGCTCCCGTCTCATCAACAATCCTTTTAAGATTATCTACGAACTCGGGATGAAATAAACGACCATAATCATCGTGCCCGGGATACCCGACATTCAGTACACCATCTATGTCCAAAAATATGACCTTAATCTTTTCCATTTTTCTTTTTTGGTATTTCGTAATTTTCTTCCAACCATTCAAATAATTCGTTGGGTAAAATACACGGGTAAAAATCTATAAAATCAAATAAGATTTCTTCCCAATCATTTTCTAATTGTTTTTGCTTATGTTCTGAAATAAATTGTTTTATACCTTCTCTTTTCTCGTCATTAAAGACATCTTCAACTTTAATTTCTTTTTCCGCAAAATACATAAACTCAAGACATTTATATACACTTATCCCACATCTCCAACTATCCATAATGTATTCATCATACTTTTCAAAATCCTCGTCGGTATATTTGTAATCGTCCTCTGTTCGTCTATCTTTTAATCTTATCAAATATTCGTCAAATGTTTCATTATATAAACCTAAATCCTCGTCATTATTCATCATATCAATTAGATGTTGTTTTTGTTCTTGTTTAAGTGGAGAATGCTCCCAAGTATTTTGAAGACCATTTCCTAAATCATCATATTCCGGATTATCATAACATTTACTCATAGTTATTTATTTTATTGGACAAAGATAAACAAAAAACCCCAATAAAAAAATTATTGGGGTTAAAAATCATCAATATAATTTATTATTCAGATTTTATCTCTTCAAATTCAACATCAGACACATCAATATCAGATTCTGAAACATCACCCTCATTAACACTTGAGTATAAATCTTGAGATATTTGTTGGAACTTTTGAGATAGTTCTTCCGACAATACCTTAACATTTTCAATATCTCTACTAGAATGAGCTTCTTTCAACTTATCCATTGATTCAGTTATTGTTGTTTTTTGTTCTTCAGAAATTTTATCTTCCAAATCCGTCAAAGATTTACCTGTTTGGAAAATCAGGTTGTCAGCAGAATTTAATGTATCCACATCCTCTTTAAGTTTTTTATCAGATTCAGCATTTTCTTCAGCCTCCAATTTCATTCTTTCAATTTCCTCTTGAGATAATCCTGAAGATGCCTCAATTCTGATTGATTGTGTTTTGTTTGTTGCTTTATCAACAGCGGAAACATTAATAATACCATTCGCATCAATATCAAAAATTACTTCAATTTGAGGTGTTCCCCTCATTGCCGGTGGTAACCCATCTAAATGGAATCTACCGATTGTTCTATTGTCTTTCGCCATTGGTCTCTCACCTTGTAATACGTGAATTTCAACAGATGGTTGATTATCAACGGCCGTTGAGAATACTTGAGATTTTTTAGTTGGAATTGTGGTGTTAGATTCAATAAGACGAGTTAAAACACCACCCATTGTTTCAATACCTAATGAAAGAGGTGTAACATCTAACAATAATACATCTTTCACATCACCAGCTAACACACCACCCTGAATAGCCGCTCCTAAAGCAACAACCTCATCCGGATTAACACCTTTTGATGGTTCTTTACCGAAGAACTTTTTAACAGCTTCCTGTATCGCAGGAATTCTAGTAGAACCTCCAACAAGAATAACCTCATCAATATCGGTAATCTTTAATTTAGCATTTTTCAAAGCTGATTTACACGGAGCAATAGTTCGTTTAATCAAATCACTTGCAAGTTGCTCAAATTTAGACCTTGTTAATGTTTTCACCAAATGTTTTGGTCCGGTAGCATCAGCACTTAAATAAGGTAAGTTAATCTCTGTTTGAGGAGAAGAAGATAATTCAACTTTAGCTTTTTCAGCACCTTCTCTCAATCTTTGTAATGCCATCGGGTCTTTTGTAATGTCTAAACCATCATTATCATTTTTAAATTCATCAACTAAATAGTCAATAATGATTTGGTCGAAGTCATCACCACCTAAATGGGTATCACCATCTGTAGATAATACTTCAAAGACACCACCACCTAATTCAAGGATGGATACATCATGCGTTCCACCACCACAGTCAAACACAACGATTTTACTATCACCTTTTTTATCAATACCATAAGCCAATGCGGAACTTGTAGGTTCAGAGATAATTCTCAAGACATTTAATCCGGCAATTTGACCTGCCTCAATTGTTGCTTGTCTTTGAGAGTCATTAAAGTAAGCTGGTACGGTGATAACCGCGTCAGTGATAGATTCTCCAACATAATCTTCAGCAGTTTGTTTCATTTTTTGTAAAATGATTGCTGAAATTTCTTGTGGAGAGTATTCTCTATCGTCAATTTTAACTCTTGGAGTGTTTCCACTACCTTTAACCACAGAATACGAAACTTTAGATAGTTCATCTACGATACTATCGTAATTAGCCCCCATGAATCGTTTAATTGATGATATAGTTTTTGTTGGGTTGGTTACAGCCTGTCTTTTTGCTGGGTCACCAACTTTTCTTTCTCCATCAGTTAAGAAAGCCACAATTGAAGGTGTTGTTCTTTTACCTTCGCTATTTGCGATAATTATGGGTTCGCCGCCCTCCATAATGGCACAACACGAGTTTGTTGTCCCTAAATCAATTCCTAGAACTTTTTTGCTCATAATTTAATAAGTTTTTTTTAAGTATATATGTTTATTTTTAATGTGTCAAACACATTTCACATATATTAAAAATTATACCAAAAAGAAAACCATGACAAATTGTCATGGTTCATATGTTATTGTGTCAGTATTGTTATTTTGATATATTATATTCCAAATAATTATCCATTATTTCAATAATCTCGGGTGTCATATTTGGGACATCATTAATATTATATCCAAAACTTCGTAAGTAGTTGTCACCTGAATCATAAATGTCGTTATCATTCCCATAATATACGGCATTCAAACCAAAATTATTCACATCTTTAATTAATTCCTCGTAATACTCTAAAGCAATTTCATCAGATTCAAAATTATAATTCAAAACATCATTAACATATTCCAAATCATCATATTCGTTTCTCAATCTATGTAATGAGTATATTTCATAAAAAGTTGGATTTCCGGTTATACCTTTTTTAATTGGTGTTGGGTGTCTTTGAGCAATCACCATAGATGTTCCCTGGTGATGTTGTTCCCACTCATGGACATCTCTAATAATACACCATTGACAATATGTTGCGTATTTACGTAATGCTCTATGAGTTAATGGTATAACAACCACAACTTCTTCGTCTCTATATAACTCAATTCGTTCTTCTCTTGGAACTCTAACCTCCAATAACAAATCATTTTGTTTTTCTGTGATAATAAATTTCATATTTATAAATATATTAAAAAAAAAGTTATATCTTTGCAGGATGAAAATATTTTTAGACGATAATAGAGTTCCTTACGATGTATTTAAAAACACAATTGACCCAATTTATGAAAATAATAATGATTGGATAGTGGTTAAGGATTATTTAGAATTTGTAAACACCATTTTAGAATACGGATTACCGGAAGTAATATCGTTTGACCATGATTTATCTCAAAATCATTATTTACCCGAAAATCAAACAAATATTAGTTATGATACCATAAAAGATAGGACAGGATTTGACGCCGCATTATGGTTAATAGGTTATTGTAGAATGAATAATATTAAATTACCAAAAGTTAAAGTTCATTCGGCAAATCAGGAGGGTAAAAAGAATATTGAAAGATTATTTTTCGGAGACAAAAGCTCTTAATTTCACTTTATCCCAATTTTTAAAGTCCTCACCATTATCACCAAGTTTTAATGTGGACATTGCTCTATGCCATCCCTCAACAATTTCATACTTACCATACTTATCTTTATGCACAATTATTGGTTCGTTTTTACCTGTTGGGGTGGCTAGTTCTTTTTGTATTTCCATCCTTTTTTTGTCATCTTTAACAAAATAAGCATCAACCTCACCAAATTCTCTCTCAATGAAGGAGTTTATATTGTTCTCAACAAAATCTTCAGGGTTAACTTTAATTATTTGTAATTTCCAAGGGCCTTTTAAATAATTATAAATCATTTTACCTAAAAAAGGTATTGGGTCTCCGTGATATTGTCCCATCACAGTTTTATAACTCTCTTCATCACCACATAAAACATTCGTCACAAATTCTTTTAAGATATATTCCGGAGTATTTGGAAACTCTTTTTTGAATCTATTATAAAATGATTTACATACTGATGTTGCCGGCTTATAGAGGGGGATTGATTGGATGTCCTCCCATAATTTATATTGTTGTTCTGTTATTATTATTTTCATATTACATTCTATCTTTTATATCGTCCAACATACTCTCATCAAATTCAACTCCGTGTCTTTCTTGGAAATGGTCTAATAATATTCTAATTGGTTCGTAATATCCTTTATTCTGTAATAGTAGATACGCTCCCAAATCAGCTTCCAACTCGTCTTTTTCGTCTCTAGGTCCATCGTGACCCAACAATACATGAGTAATCTCGTGAGCTTCAATAAATTTTAAAATACTTGTGGCATCCGGTTGTCCCTCCAATATCTGTCCATCAATAATGATTAAATTCTTACCAGGAACCATAAATCCAAAACCATATTCTTCAAAAAACCCCTCAACTTGGTTATATAACGGGTCGTTCTCAAATACCACAACAACCGTGACTTCATCTAAAAATTCACTGGTATATTCTACTTGAGAATCGTCTTCTTTAATTAACTTTTTATATTGAGATTCTGTAATTATTAATTTCATATTTTATGAACCCCCCCCTTAAATGTTGATTGAGCATTTTCACCATATGTTTTATTAAACCATTCTAATATATCATTCTCAAACCACATTGTGTATTGTTTGGCTCTATTATATATTTTTGTGTTAACATATAATCTATTTGGAGCTTCAGAACCTACTTCACCAACACCAGATTTCCAATCAGATGGTGAATCAATTATTAAAGTAAAAAATATTTCATTTGTTTTTGGGTCGTAATATCTACGAGTAAGACCTCTTGACGAACTTTTAATTCTATCCATTTTTAAATCCCCAATATTTGGATATCTAATTTTTAAAAATGTATCAAAATCTGGTTTATTGTTTTCAACCAATATTTTATACTGACTTTCTGTTATTCTAATTTTCATATTGATAAATACTTTGAAATTATGTATCTTTACACAAAACTATAAATTATGATAAAAAATACAACCCCTTACATCGGAAAAATCAGATTAAAATTTGAAAAGTATCCTGAATACACCGGAAAATCAAAATTAAACAAAATTCACCTTGATTTAGGTTTCACAAAACTGGTTTCAAGAATCACCCCCAAAAGAGATTTAAGTGGATGGATAGTCAATCCGGAATGTGTTTATAAAATTAATAAGTACACTGGTGGTGTTATTAAAGAACACACTTTTGGAGATATAGACGAATATCCCCTACCAAATTCATTCTTATCAAAAGAAGGTGATTATATTGGTGATATTGAACGTGGTTGGTGGTATTACAAAAATAATATGGAGGTTTGTAACGAATACCCTAGAGGTGTTGCTAAAATAATGAATGAAGTCACTTATGTTAATCATCACTTATTTCCTGAAATAGAAGGTTATCACGGATACACCCATAGAGGTGGTCAAACATTTAAACTTGGTGATAGATTATTTGACGCATCTTACGAACCAAAAGAAGAAGATTATGAAGAGTGGGAATGGGCTGGATGGAAACTTGAATATGATAAAAATTTATCTGAAAGTGACGATTTTGATAAAAAATGGAGGTTAGAATCCGGTATCTCTAGTGTAATCCCATATAAAAAACGAGGTAGTAAAGTTATTGGAACTTTGGAAGATGCTTTACAAGCCGCTATCAATATGTCAAATGAATTGTCTTAAAACAATAAACCCCCTTAATTGGGGGGGGGTTTTATTTAGTAACTATTCAATGTAATAAAGATTATTACCCTCATTACTAACACATTTATACCCTAATTTATCTATATTATTATCAGTTCCATTTAAATTTATTATCACTAAATCCGGTAAATCACAAACATTTACATCTGAAAAATCTGCATACTCACAATTTATAACCCTCAAAAGTTGAATATTTCTTAGTAATGGTAATATTGAAATGAATCTTTTAGTTATTTCAGATGATTTATTTTCAATAATTATATACTCCCGACGCGAGGAGTAATCTACTTCATCAAATAAATTATATTTTTTAAGTATTAACTCATTTTCCTCTTTTCCAATATCATAATCGTAATCATCATTGACATCACTGACATCTCGTGATATTGGAGAGTCCATTGTTGTTGTTTGTGTCCAATATCCGGTGTTATTAGGTTGTTCTTGTTCTGATATAACTCTTCCCCGTTTATACCCAAAAAGGTATTTTATATTTGCGATGTCTTCGTTAATTAATTTTTTATCCATTTTTATTAAAAATCTTCATTAAAATCACCTTCTTCGTAATCAAAATCACCCATTTCAGTACCACCAAATTTTGTTCCATAAGGAATATCGGTTGGATGATGTTCAAACCCTAATTCTTCTCCGTGTGCACTAGGGTGAAACCCAACACCATGTTTGTGTGTTCCAACAATTTCACCAGTGTCAGAATGTTTTACCAATCTTGAAGGTCGTTTTTTTTCAGTATTAAAATTTACTTTTTCCGTATCCCATAAATCTTCATCTAATTCAGTATCTAAATAACCTTCAGTGGTGTAATCATAATCTTGTTCTGAAATAACTCTTCCAGCTTTATACCCAAAAAGATATTTCATATTAGCAATATCTTCATTAATTAATTTCTTATCCATTTTAATTGTTTTTATTATAAATATCAAAATATTTTAAATATACTTGAACGTATACCCTTTTACTTGATTCCTTTTACCATTAGCAACCATACTAGCTTTACTACCATCATTTTTCGGACATAACCCAACACTCCTACAAGCCTCTGAGATTGAATGGTAAATACCAATAATTTCTTTAGTATTATAATTTAATAATAAAGTTTTTTTTGCTTGACCTGATTTAATTGTTCTTAATGATTGTTTATGTTTTTCTTCCTCAGACCTTTTTTGACCAGTTAAAGATTTACTTCTTTTTAATCTGGTTTCTTCCGATGGTGATTTACCAAAATTGGGGTTTTTATTCCCTAATTTAGATTGTCTCATTTTTTCTTTAGTGTCGTCAGACATAATATAATTCCATATACCGTCACCACCATCCGTCATATTACATAAAATCCCAGTACTCAAATCTTTTCTACCGTATAATTTAATAAACTCTTGTTCTTTTTCCGAAGCTTGATTTTTAGTTAAATTTTCTAAAATAATCTCAATTTCAATATCAGATTTATTAAAAATTTTACACCAAATTTCATTACGTCTGTCAGGTTCGGTTTGATATGCTCTCGCATAATTTTTTTTATTACCAATACCAATGTAAAAAGGTTCATTCTTGTCTAGTCTAACGTGTCTATAAACATACCAATTATTTTCCATCATACTTTTTTATTTCGTTAAGTATTAATTTTTCAACCCAATCATTTAATTTAATAGAATTATCTTTACAATAATCTTTTAATTTTTGGTGGGTTTCTTTACTAATTATTAAAGTTTTTCTTTCCATAATAATAAATATCATGGAAATATAAAAAAGTATAAAAAAGTATAAAAAATTACGACAATAATTTATAAAATTCATTAAAATGTTTCAATCTATCCTCAATCCCTATTACCCCCCCATTTACACATCTTGTAACACTTTTCACTATTTCTCTTGACGAACCACCATCACATTTTTTAATACAATTTTTACTAAAGAACCAAGACGCTGACAATAATGGGTATTTTTCAGCAACTAATTCTGGATGTGAAACTAAATCAACACCGATTGATTTACCGAATGCAATATAATTGTCTTTACCTGTCAACTGGATAAAACCTTTACCTGAAAATTTATATCCCTCCTTTGTTGATTCATTACCATTACCCATTCTACCACCATATACTTTTGATGCAATTTTTTCAGGGTTTTTAGCGTAAGATTCTGATAAGTTACCAGGAAAATATTTTGGAAAGGTTTTTTTAAGACCTTCAGCTGAATAATTTAAATTTTCTTTCACTATTTTAAATCCACCCGATTCGTGACTACATTGAGATAAGAAATGAGACAACCTTAATGGGGTATTAATTTTGAATTTTTCAACAACTTCAGGAATTTGAGCAATAACCGAATCCGGAACATGACCTTTTAATTTATCCAATTTTAATCCCCCTGAAGATGGAATTACAACATCCTCTTTTATCACTTTAGGAAACATCTTATTCCAAGTTCCATCTCCAACAATTCCGTCAGCGGTTAACCCGTTTTTGGTTTGCCATTCTTTAACCAATTTCTCTGTTCCTGGACCAAATGACCCATCAGAAGTGGTACCTAATTTTGTTTGTAGTTTTTTTACATCGTCACCTACTGACCCTATTTTTAATAACATAATATATAATTAAATGATGTTTATTTAATTATAAATATCGTTTAATTATTTATTCTTCGTGTGTTTATTAGTTTTTGGTGTTGTGTGTTTATTAGTTTTTGATGTAAAAAAAAAGATTACACTTTACGTGTAACCTTTTTAACTGTAACTCTCGGACTCTTACTTTTTATTTCAACTTCATAAGGACCAAACTTATTCTTGGAGGTATCGTATCTCCAAATAATTGTTTCATCGGGGTCGTCAAAAACTTGTTCCCACTTTTTTCCTAATTCTTTTATAACTTTACTCATAGGCCAAAGGTAATAAATTATTTTATAATTACCAAATGAACTTGGAGGAAATTCCGCCAAGTTCAATTAATATATACTTATTGGTAATAATTACACTATATTCAGATATGTTTTACTTTTTAAATCATCCATTTATATTTATAATATGAACGACACAGAAAAAGCCCAAAGATACAACCAGTTAACTTATAATTTTGATAAGCTGGCAAATGAAATTTCATCAATTAAAGGTGAGAGTATTGATTTAAATCCACAACAATTAACAAAGATTAGACAACTTCAAGAACAACAACAAAGGTTGATGGCTGAACTACAAAGATTAATGTAGAAAATTTTAGTAAATTAAGATATTTATTGTTATGGAAAAGATAATTAAATTAACCGAAAAAGATTTAACAGAAATTGTTAAACGAGTTATTTCTGAACAAAATGATAATTTTAATCCCGATAGATTATATAGAAAAGAATCTATGATTGGTAGAATTAAAAGAGGTCCAAAATTTATTCACAAATATGTCAAAACATTACCCGACTTAAAAAAAGAAGGTTCTGATGAAGTATGGACTAAAATACCTCAAGTAGTTTGGCAAAACATATAAAAAACAAACCCCCTCTGAAAAGAAGGGGTTTTTTATTATACAAACTCTAATTCGTTTGTTTCCGGATTCCAATCAACTGTCATTGGTTTTTGAGTGTAAGTATATCTTTCATTCAAAACAGAAGAGTTAAAGTGATGAGTATCCCCTTTTCTAACATAACCATATCCGGTGTGGATATGACCTACATTATGAAGTTTAACATTAAGAACTTCCAATCTTTCCGCCATTAACTCACATCCCAAGTTTTCACTTCTTCTACCATCAACGGTATCTAAAATACCAAATGCCGGTCCGTGAGTAAGTAAGATATCGGTATCATCAGGGATTGCTTCCCATTTGGTAGATAATCCTGGACCATTTTTAGGTAAGTTAAACGCCCAACCGTGAAATTCTGGTTGCCAAGGAGCTCCATAGATTTTTACTTCTCTTTCATCCCCAATTTTAACTTTAACCTCACTATCTTGAAGGTAAGTAATTCCACTGTAGAATTCCAAAATCTCTTTCACCTTATCAACATTGTCTTGGAATCCCCAATCGTGGTTTCCAGCAATGAATATCTTGTGAGTATAACCTTCAATTTTGTTGAACCATTTACAGAACTCTCTGATTTCGTGTTCGTAACCCATAGATGTTAAATCACCACTATGTAGTAAGATATCACCACCAGGTAAATCCAATGTGATTTGTTTGTGTTTATTGTGAGTGTCCGACAAAAGTGTCATTCTAATATTTCCCATTATTTCTATTTTTTTTTACAAAGATAATAAATTAATATTATTCTTTGTCATAATCTTTACTAAATTCTTCATCTTCTAATCCGTCCATTAATGTGACATCCCAATCTGATATATCATCATCAAAATCAAATCCACTAAATTCCTCACCTTTATAATCAGGATGATTTTTTTGCATATAATCAATTCCCGACACCCATAATAATGAGATGACCGTAACCACCAAAAACATAACTAAATAAACTATCCACATATTTTTAAAATTTAGATTCTCTTTGTAATATAATCCCTTTAACTATTTTATTTTTTTTCAAAGGTGTATCCTCTTCGGTTATTTCGTGGGGACCGTAATAAGATTCATTATTAACATTTAAATCTATTGTACTAATTTCAGGAACTCCTCCTTCGGTATATTTTATTTTTATATCCGCATATCCACCTTCGTAACCTCTAACAAGGACAACAATAGATTTATCTTTAATACCGTTTAAAACATTAATTAATTCTTCTACTGTCATACCCCATGTTTTTTTATTCTTAATTCTGTATATCGTTCATCATCACCAGGTTGTGTATAACCCTGCGTTAGAATATATTCTAAATTGATTAACTCTTGATATTCCTCCAAGGTTAAATTTCCTCGGAGTTCTTCTGACACTTTATCCCAAATTTCTTTAAATGTCCTCATAGTTTAAATTTAAAAATAAAACCACCGGCTGTTTTTTTTTTATTGTGCAAATTACCTGATATTGAGGTTCTACTTATTCCTAACTCAATAGACGCTGTTTTAGTGCTATCCCATTCCTTGATAAATTCATCGTCTTCTGTATATTGTAAAATTGGTTTAAATTGTTGTGGAGCGGGTTTTCCAAATCTTATAGAATGGTTTGTTTTATAAAACTCTTTCATTTTACTTGCAGCGTTTTCACTTCTTTTTTTTCTTTCTTCATCGGTTAAACTATCCCAATATTTTTTAACACCTTCTCGTCGTTTTTCTTTTTCTTTTTCAGCGTTTTCACCGTGAAGTTCATCGTAGGTTTTATCTTTAAAAAATTCTTGTATTTTGGTTTTACTTTTTTCCGTATGGTGTTTTTTAAATCCTTCTCCACCATCCGTTAGATTACATAACGAACCCGTTTTATTCGATATTTTACCATAAAGTTTTATTAATTCCTCTTCTTTTTCACAAGCTTCCTCCCAACTGATATTATCGAACAAAATATCTACAATATATTCAGTTTTTTTTATTATTTTATACCAAAGATAATTTCTTTTATATGTGACATAAGCTCGTTTATAGTTATCTAAATGAGAACCAATACCGATGTAAAAAATTTCATTATTATCTAATCTTGTGTGTTTATATACGTAAGCCATTTATAGTTTTTACTATAAATGGTTTGGAAATATTGAAAAGTGGTGGATTTATTAAAAAATCTCAACTAATTCCACCATTTTTCAATTTCTGACTCCATTATTTTGAATAATAATTTTCTTGCTCTGTCGTGATTTATGTGACCAATATTCATTGCGATTATTTGTTTATCTTCCTCACGACCTTCTCTACCAAAAACACCTTCACCATTTAACACTCTTTTGTAAATTAATGGATATTTTTTGAAGTAATCATCAAAATTTTCTTCTAATAAACGTGATTCCCAAGATGAATAACCCGGTTTTTCCGGCAAATCCTCAAACCAGTGTTTAGTGTTATGATAATCGGTGTATTCCGTCGAATAAAACTCATCTTGAACCAACCCCATTAATTTTACACACAATCTCATTCTTTTAGCGTCTTGTTGTGCTCTGGTATGTAAGTCTCTACGACCGATATAATTCGCTTGAGCAGAGATTTTATGTTTCATTATCTCAAAAATATAATGACTATCCCAATTTCTATCTTTCCATATGATTGGGAGCCAATAAATTAGGTTTTTTACACCAAATTTAATATATTTGTGGTAATATTTACCATCGTGATTCCACCACGCTGGAATGTATCGTAATTTTTTAACAATCCACGATTCTTTTTCTCTTTCTTCAGACCATTGGTCAAATATGTCTTTTTCTGGTTCCATTTCTTTTTTTTACAAAGATAGTCAATTATTTTATATAAAAAAATGGATTGATAAAAAATAAATTGAATTTCCTCATTTTTTTATTTATATTTATTAATATGAAAAGAGTCGTGGAAATATTAATAAATAAAACCCATAAAAAAGAATTATCAATATTGTTTGGTGAAGGGTCTCATGTAAAGGTTAATGATGTGAAATATATTTCAAACAATAAAACATATATAATAGATTGTAAATTATACACAAGTGACCCCGAAACTTGTGCCGATACATACCCTTCTGGATTAGATTTTATCGCAAGAGAATCTTGGAAATATATAGGATTTACCCAAAATATTTCCGTACTATCCTCAATTGATGTTATATAAAAAGATATACCTCATCAATTAAACCTTCCTTAATAAACCTTTCAAAAACATCGTCAGATATTTCACAAAGACTTTTAGTAGAGTTTTCTTCTTTAATTTTAGTGATTTCAGATGAGAATTCTTTGAATACACCAGATAGATAAGCAAAATGGAATTGTTCGTCCATAATTTGTTCGTTTGACATTGTAAAACAAGGGTTTAAGAAAGATTATTATTATTATAATTATAGGATAAAAAGATTTTTTAATCAATATGTTTGACTATTATTTTAATTCTATTTATCTTTATAAAAAATATTTAAAATATGAAAAAAATACAAACTGGTGACACTGTAAAAGTGAACTACACGGGAAAATTAGAAGACGGAACAATCTTTGATTCTTCATTAAATGAAGGTCGTGAACCATTAGAGACAACTCTAGGTCAAGGACAATTAATTAAAGGTTTTGAAGATGGTTTATTTGGTATGTCTGAAGGAGAAACCAAAACGATTGAAATAGAACCTTCTGAAGCTTATGGTGAAATAAACATAGAGTTGATTAATTCAGTACCAAAGGCAAATGTCCCTGAAGGTGTTCAAGAAGGTGAAATGTTGCAAGGTAACGGTCCAATGGGAGCCGTAAATGTTAAAGTAATTGAAGTTAATGATGAAAATGTTGTTTTAGACGCTAATCATCCTTTAGCTGGAAAAAAATTAACCTTTGAATTAGAAGTAGTTAGTATCTCCGAATAATTATTTGTACATAAGTTCAGTATTTTCAGGGTTAGATTTCTCGTATTTCTTCATGATTGAACCTGATTTAGCATTTGCTTCATCTTCGTTCTTTCCACCGATATCCGGTCCTTTATCCCTGTTTAATATTGTCCTTTGGTATTCGTGTACCCATTCATGAATTAGAGTTCTTAAAATGTCTCTATTTAATCTTCCTTTTGATAATACCTTAATCTCGTCGTTATTATTACGCTGACCGGTAGTCATAGTTCCTTCTCGATTTCCCAAAAAATAAATGGTTAAATCGTGATTTAATGGAATCTCCTTTTGTAGAAATTTAATAAAATCATCATATAGTTTGAAATATTTTTTATTAACTCCGGAATTATTATGTACAATGGTTACTTTCATAGTAATAAATATAACAAACTTTCATAGTATTTATATATAAACAACTTTTACAATGAAGAAAAAATTCATAATAACTGAAGAAGAAAAAAACGAAATAAAATCGTTATATAATTTAACTGAACAAGTTTCTGATAATATAATCAGTACTATTATCCAAAAAGCCGCTGAATATGCTAAAAATAAGTTAAAGTCAGGGTCAAAAGATTCTTCTCTTGATTTATCTACTTCACCATTATCCACAAAAACAACATCTGATGATGATTTCTATAAAAACATTTTAAAATGTATTGGAGCTCAACCAACAAGAAATAATATGTTATTTATGTATGCTTGGAGACAAGCCGAAGGTGGTGGTTCCGCTAATAACCCATTTAACACAACTCAACCTTGGCCGGGAGCTACAGTATTAAAAGGTAGTTCGGTAGGAGTTAAAAATTATAAAACACCTGAAGATGGAATACAAGCGACTTGTAAGACATTAAAAAATGGTAGATACCAAAATATAATAGATGGGTTTAAAAATGATGTCGGATTATCCAAATTAACCGACGCTGTTGTAAATTCAAAGTGGGGTACAAAAGATTTATTGGGAAGAATAACTAAAGATTATTTAGCCGGAGTCTCACCAAAACCACATCCAATCAATAAAACTGCAATTGCTTAAAACAACAAAACCGACAGATGTCGGTTTTTTTTATATTAAATGTAGTAGAATATAACTTAATTTATACCCCGCAAACGCTCCTAATGCTGATGGTAATGGGAACACAATTAATTTTCCCAAATCTGTAACATACTTTGGTCTATTAACAATCTTACCCAAAAATAAGTAATATGTCACATATCCTAAAAATACTGCAACATCCGTTCTAGTTGCAATAAAAACCACTAATGTTGCCGATAAAAACCCAAATAAAAAATTATCCAAAGCACCACCCCAAACTTCTTTTTTAGACGCAGAATTGTAATCTCTAACAATTTTCCTTATTTTTACTTTATTTTTCTTACTTAATGTTGGTATTGGATTATACATATCTTATTTACATTTTTTTATGTTCAGGGTCATAACTAACTCTACCATTTCTTTCGAAGGTTTGAAAAGTTTCTTCTGATATACAATGAACATCGCCGTTGGGTGTCATAACAATGTATTTATCGTCTTCTTTTTTTATTACTACTATATCCCACATAATTTAATTTATTTGTTTATATAATTCTTCTAAATTCTTCTCATCCAGTTCTGTTGTTGTGAATTGTTCATTTGTTGATTCACATAGGTAGAAGTGGTTTATCACATTGTATTCTTTCCCTTTGTATGTTAATGTGGATGGTTCCGACATTAATTTCATTTCTCTTCCGGTTAATGGACTTTTCATAACTTAATTTAAAACCCATTTAATTAACGCATTCATTTGATGTTGTTCATTTTCATAATTAATATGTTCATGAATGTTTTCAATATTTACATCATCATATTTGTCAGGATTTCTAACTTTATCCATCAATAATTCAGTATTTTTTAACATTTCTTCATATTTTTCTAAAATTTCCTTTTCTGTTTTCATATTAATTTGATAATGGTGCTTTAATTGTTGGGTGTGATTGATAATTCTCTATTTCAAATTCACTTATTTCAAATCCTTGTAAATTAGTATCCAACGGTCCTACTCCACATTCTCCACTTTGTGTATTCCAGAATTCTGTATTGATGTTTAGTGTTGGTAATGGATAAGGTTCTCTCGTTCTTTCAGGAACACTTCCTTGGTGTCTATCAGATAGAAATATATGTTTACGTGAATCAGATGTTAACTTATTATACGTATCCATCGCATATTCATTTTCTTTATTACCCCATAATTCAAATCTTTCTTCAATAGTAAAATATCTTCCAATTTGTTCCTTAGCAGCATCAATATGATTTGAATACAAATGACAATCACCGAGATTTCCAATTAACTCATCCGGAACCATATTAACTTCTTTTGCAATTATTTCTAATAACAATCCATAAGAAGCAATGTTGAATGGTAAACCTAAGAATGTATCTACTGAACGTTGATTCCACATTAAAGAGATTGCTCTGGATGGTATTGTATCTTTGTACTTTTCATAATCCATTCCAATATCTCCATACTTTTTAATATACAAATCAACTCTTTCTTCTCTATTTAACTCTCTTGTATAAACTTGAAATCCATAATGACAAGGTGGAAGAACCATTTGGTCTAATTCTCCAACATTCCAAGCATTAACCATTAATCGTCTTGAGTCTGGATTTGTTTTAAGGTCGTTGATTAGGTTTTGGATTTGGTCTTTCCCACCAATATATTTGTCAAACTTATCATCAATTACTTTAGCAACTTGAATTGAATAAAAAGATTTTTCATCGTAACCAAGTGTTATATTTTTATAGTAAACTTTTTTACCTTCATCTTCATCACTGTAAAGAGATTGGTCAGAATCCTGTATTGGTGTTGTTAACCACTCAGTACCATTAGCAAATGAATGTAAATCACTCCACTTAACAGTCCATCCATTATCAGTTTTGTGTAAAAAACCTGTTTGTTTGGTGTCTTTCCATCCACCCCAGTTACGCCATTGTAATCCGTATATTTTTCCTAACTCACCCCACTTGTTAGCAAACTCATCATCTGTTTTGATTTTGTTGATGAATTCTTCTTGTGATAAATGAGAAGAAATCTGTTTCATTGATTTTTCAGAAAAATCCTTACCCCCTTTAGAAATATAATTCTTATAAGCATCACCATTCCAAATATGACAATTATTATCAACCAAATACTTAATATTTGTATCACCTCGAAGAAACCAAAGAAGTTCTGTTACGATTGTTTTGAATGGCATCTTCTTTGTAGTAAGTAAAGGAAAACCATCTTTCATATTGTGACGTATTTGTCTACCGAATACTGAGATTGTTCCTGTACCTGTTCTATCCTGCTTTGTTACTCCATTATCAAGAATGTCTTGGAGAAGTGCTTGGTAATCTTTATCTAGTTTATTCATTTTCATACATTGCCTTTAAAAGTTGATTTTCTAAATCCTCTCTCTCATTTTGGAATTTAATTGCCTCTTCAAATCTTTCATTGGTTAATTGTTCCAAATTAATTATACTAAAGTGCTGTGTTGGTATAGTGAATACTCTATAACCATGTTTTGTTTTATCAATGGTAATACCATCAATAATGTATTTGTTATCTAATTTATTCATATTTCAAAATATCTACGTAATAATTATCGGTGTTATAACCGTATTTAATTCTGTTTTGTTCTGCCTCTTCTTTAGTTTTGAAAGGAGCCAAAATTACATTATGTTCTTTGCTCCCGTGTGCCGGTGATTTTTCATACACAGCATAAAGATTATTTATAAGTCCCATATACTCTTTCTTTTTCGTTTTATTTTATTCAGTAGTGACTTCAGTATCATCACCATCACTTGTATCTTCTTCTTCATCTGTTTCTGCTATATGTTGATATAATCATATCTTACCATCACACCACACTGATTATTCTCATCAAACCCTATTATACCATCAACAATGGTTACATCATATAAGTAAATCCCTTCCACATCTTCACGATTAGACATTTCTTCTTTTTTTCTTAATAACCATTCAAGATAAGTTTCATTATGTTTTAACATTTCACTTCTAACATTCCAATGAGGAGCAACATTTTTTAATACAATATTTTCATCCTTAATTGTTGTAACAAATTCCACCAATTCTAAATCCTCGTCTTTAGTATCACTATTCTGTAATGGTTTATAAACTTGTATTACTTTCATTTTTGTTTCTTTCTCTTTTTCTTCACTGAAGAAAACTGATTTTTCATCACTAAAGAAAACCGGTTTTTTATCGTCGTTAATTAAAGGTGCTGTCATTACTTCGTATATTATAAAGACCCATGCAGATGCGACGAACGCTATTAGTATATAAAGTCCCATCTTAATTCGGTACTTGTTGATACTCGTAAGTGCCTTTCTGAGTATGTACTCTGAATACTCCTATGTCGAATAGTTGCATTATTACTTTTTGTTTACTCTCATTACGAGTTTCAATGTACCTGTATTTGAAGCCATCTTTAGATGTTCCATCATAAATTCTACCAGTCTTGTAATATCTTTCAGCACGAAGGTCTAAACCTGTATTGGTTAATATAATAATGTCTCCTTTATCATTTCCACTAAAGACAACAGTTGTACTAGTTTCTTCTAAACTGTCTATGGTACGAGTGATTCCGTCTTTTAAAATGACATGGTCATAGTATCTTGTAAAGGTTTGAGAGCTCACCATCATTGAGATGAATAACGCAATCGATAATAATAATTTTTTCATTGTTTTTTGTTTTTTAATTGTTTAATTCTTCATCACCATAATAGTCAAAATTTTCACCTTCGTCAACCTTTTTGTCGACATATTCTCTTATTTCTTTCATATATTGTAAGAATCCCATTCTTAATCTATGAAATTCTTCATCTTTAATTTCATCCCAATGACTATAGTGTTCAAAACAATAATCAATACCTTCTTCTTCATCTTCTAATTCTGTTATATGTTGATACCACATCGGATTTGGTAATCCACTGTAATGGTCCCACAATTCGTCGTCAATCACTTGTGGATTACTCATTTCTATTTTGTTTTGATATGTAAAAATAAAGAGCTGTGATGGCATTACCCCACTCTTTATACAATTCACTATTTGTATTCATCTCATTATAGAATTCTTCTTTTGTTAGAAGTTCACCAGGATTAGGTGGTTGACAGGAATTATCCTTACTATATGTTCCGTTTTGAAACATCGGATGAATCCACCGATTAGTTGCCATAGAATGTTCTACTTCATAACATTCATACACTTGGTCTATGGTCTTAACCATATTGGGGTCTTGATTATTCATAATTAATTTCTTCTGTTATTTTATCTTTCAAATAAAATCTATATCCTGTTTTATATTCACCATTAATTTCATAAATTCCACGATTAAAAACGTAAGTAAATGGGTATTCTTCACCTTCAAACCAAAATAATGTAACTTCATTTGATGACCCCAAAAAATATGAGAATATTCCATTATTTTGTCTTTTGCCATCGGCATATTTGTCAAAAAAATCATTCCAATCATCATAAACCTCATCAAGTTGTTTATATTTTCCCTTCATTTCTGTTGGGATTCTTGTATTGTATTTGTGGTTTTTAATCTCCATCTTTTTCATTTAAATCTATTATATTAGTATAATGTCCAACAATCATTTTCAAAATATATGATTTGAAGGATTGTTTTTTATCCACTGGGATTGTATCACCTAACCATCTATCCCACCAATTCTTAATCCGTTGTTCTTCTAATGTTCCATACCAACTCCCATCATATGTTAATAGAGTTTCACAGAATCTATGACAAGACATTGCTCCCATACAGGAATCACAAGCCAAATCTATTGGTAACCACCACTCACAATATTTTTTATGAGCATCTTTTAATATCTGTAATCTCTCATCTTTATTCCCCATCAAATCCTCCCTCTAATTCAAAGTCTTCACCTTCGTCAACCTTTTTATTGACATATTCTCTTATTTCTTTCATATATTGTAAGAATCCCAATCTTAACCGGTGGAATTCTTCATCTTTGATTTCATCCCAATGACTATAGTGTTCAAAACAATAGTCAATACCCTCTTCTTCCATTCTATATTGGACTGATTGCCAATATTCTAATTCGTCTTCTGTCATTTTGTTTCTTTTATAATTAATCGGACAATACCACCCACTTTATTAAATTTATCCGCCCATTCTACATGAGTTTTTGGTTCACCAAATAATCCAAGGTATATTTTATCCGCCAAAGGTAAAACATTTGAATAATCTTTCCAACTAATTTCTGATTTTTTATTCATTTTATTGTATTTCTTGTTTATTTGTTAGGTATAACTCCTCAACATCTTTTTCCAAGTAAAATTGTAATTGGTTATTGGTTGTTGTAATCTCTTTATATCGTTCCTCCGCCATATTAATGTGCTCATAAACATGACGCTTTGTTGTTGTTATCCCCTCTTTGTATTGTTCATCCACCTGTTTTTGTAGACGCCAACCGAACTCCTGTGTTGATTTTACACCCACTTTGTAGTGTTCCTCCACCATTGATGTCCAATTAACGGAAATAGAACCAGTTGTTGCGACCCCCACTTTGTAGTGTTCCTCCACCCTTTCCATCAATATTTCTTTCCACTTCTTCGATTCTGTTGTTATCCCCACTTTGTAGTGTTCCTCCACCCATATCTTTGTGATGTCCTTAATTTGTTGATTAGACATACCAAACATATTTTCAAAAAACTTCCAAATTTCACTATAACTCACATAGACATACCCATTTTTTTTATTATGTTGCAGAATACATTTCCCATTTTTCATATGAAAGATATAATCAGGATATTCTTTCATTATAAATGGTTCCATATGATTGTAGTTATCGTTTAACCACTTGATACAAAGTTTTTCTATTTTAGTCATTCTCTCGGATGTTTAATAATTCTTGCCAATACCCATCTTCCTGTTGGTATCTTCTAACAACCTCAACCTCATCAGGGAATCCCAAAGATAGTTTTTTCTGATTTGTATTATCAGCACTCATTATGGTTTTAAACAAATTTGTTTTAAAGGAACCGGATGTTCCTTTCATAAAAAAAATAAATTCTAATTCTGCGTTGTTCATATCTACTTTTGTTTTAATTTTTGTTGCGTTTCTAATATGGCTACACCCATCACCAAACTTGTAATGAACCCACACACCATTCCGAAAACTACTATTGTCGTTAGTTAAACTAAACCTACTAATTATATGTGGGTTACCATATTGAGATACCTTTATTGTATCACCTAAAGTAAAAACTTCACCATCTGATAATCGTTTTACTGAATGTATTGGATGGTATTTAGATTTATTTATATTATCCCAATCTTCATGCCCCTCATAGTAAAGATATTTTGTATCACCAAATCTTGGTGACCAATACGATATTATTTCATAATCGTTTTCAATCACTTCTTCCCATAATTCAGGAAAATCATTAGGGTTAAACCAACTACCTTCCCAATAGAAATTATTTGTATTTTCGTTGTCTTTTTCTACTTTGGGTTCTAACACCTTACCTAACAATGGGCTTCCAGGGTAGGTTTTTATTAATTTATACTTTTTCATATCTAATTAACACACTAAATCATCTATTTTAATTCCGTGTTCGTCCAATATTTCCAAAATACCATCACCCATTGCGTCAATACCATCAAAAACATCATTATTTGTGTTCTCGGTATTTTCAAATCGTCTTTCCATGGTTTTTCTCAATTGGAGAATATCCCATATTGCCATACTTAAATCTAATGATTTGACAGCTCTTAAATGAGCTATTCTATCATCAAAATCATTTAAATCAAATTCTAAAATTGCTTTTGCCATAATTTTTTATAGTTTTTTTCATTATAATTATAAGGAATTTTTTTCTAAATTCCAACACATATCCAACCATTCCCCACCATCGTAATTCTATTAATTTATTTAATATTAACGAGGTTATTTTTAATAAAAAAAATAAGACATTATTAATTATACCCATTTTTTTTCTAATCTCCGAATGTGTTAGAGTTTAATCTCCACACACTTCTTATTTTACCAATCAATTCATCAAAGTTATCACTAACATCATCTTGGGGACAACTATCACCCCAACTTTTACCTTCCGGTGTTTTTAACCAATACTCTACTTTCATTGAGTTTGTTTTTTCATCATAGTAAATTGAGATGCTTTCTACAATTGCATCATAAATAGCTAAATGGTCACCAGGTTTACCATTACTATTACTATGTCTTGAGATACCGTAAACGCTACTGTTAAGTTCGTAAAGTTCGTAATTTGTTTTCATAATTTTTTAATTTTTGTTTTGTAATGTTCCTCCACCAATACGAATTCACGACCCAAAGTTTTAGACGTTGTTGTTATCCCCAATTTGTAATGTTCCTCCACCATGGTTTCGTAATCCTTAAAGAATCCGGAGTTGTTGTCGCCCCCAATTTGAAATGTTCCTCCACCGAAAAGTTACGGGGATTGGCACACACGATAGTTGTTGTCGCCCCCAATTTGAAATGTTCCTCCACCCATTCCTTCGTTAATCCCTGAATTTGCGTGTAATTCATACTAAAATAGTTTTCAAAAAACGACCAAATTTCCCTATAATTGATATAAGCACGCCCATTTTTTTTATTGTAATCAAAGATAAGTTTACCATTTTTTATATAGAAAACATAATTAGGATATTCCGGTGATTCAAATATTTCTAAATCACCGTAGTTATCGTTTAACCATTTGACACCTATTTTATTTAACTTGCTCATAATTTTTTAATCCATTTATTATCCGAGTTCAACAAAAATTCTCCAACAAAATCTTTTCCACGATTCCATTCATCTGGGCCGATAAGCGATAATGTTAATTCTTCAGCAAAGATATATAAAAAATATGACTTTCCAACTATTGGCTCAAAAGAAATTTTAGATTCCCAAACCATAATAGATGTATTGTACTCATCATACATTTTTTCAATCCTTTCTTTTATCTCTTGATGTTCCCTGTTGAAGACATCCATCATCTTTTTTGACGCTTCACTTCTAAACAAGGGAACATTGGGTAAATCAAAACTTTGACTACCGTTACTGGTGGGATATGTCCTTAACTTTGCATCATACCCATCTTTTTCACTCCAAACAATTAAATCAGGTCTTTTCAATTTAAATAACTTTCTTTGTTTATAACAATTTCACATCCTGTGAAATCGCTTAATTTCTGACTCTCCTTTTCAGTATTTTCCCACAATATTTTATTACCTGAAGTGGTTGTAATTATTACAAATAAGGCCGGAGAATCTTTAACCCATTCATTATTTTCATTTAATGTGTTCCTATCAAACACCGTATACTCCGAGACAATACAACCAGGGTAAAAACATTCAATTAATTTATCAAATATTTTTCTTGTCATACAATAATAGAACTAATAATCAAATAAATTATTAACGACACCACTATATTATAGATGTAGTTTATCATTTCCTCTTTTAAGGTTGGTTTAGGTTTTGAATAGGAGTATACCACTAGTCTAAAAATGGTTACCCAAAATATAATGTTCATCATACCATCAAGTATAATAAAAATATTTTTAATAAAAAGTTGTTGTGTTAGTTTTTTTTATATATCTTTGTGGTCTAAATAATATTAATCTAAAACACTTTAAAATGGGAAAACCAAGCACAAGAGGTAAATATGTTGTTAAAGCAGGTCTTTACGACATTTATGTTAAAATAATGTCCAAACCGGACGCAACAAAAAAACACGGATATTCAATGTCCTACGAGTTTTGTATCTACAAATCCGGAAAACTTATTGAGAAGGGGTTAAAATCAAGAGATGCTGCCGTGGCAAAGGCTCTCACAATTGTCCCATCTAAACCAAAACAAAAAGCATAATGAATTACGGAAAAGATTTTCAAAAGTTCGCAATGAGTGATAGAGGTATCTCAGGTCTTAACTTGGATTACTATCAAAAACATATGGAAAATTCATTAACCCCGTATATTTTGGAAGAACGAGAGATGAGGGCAACTCAGATGGATATTTTTTCAAGATTAATTCTTGATAGAATTGTTTGGGCATCAGGACCAGTAGATGATAGAATGGGTGATATTATTCAAGCACAATTAATATTTTTAGACACCACAGATAAAAAAGATATTAATCTTTATCTAAATAGCCCTGGTGGGTCAGTGATGATGGGTCTTGGTATTAGAGATGTTATGAATTATATTAAAGCCGATGTTTCAACAACTAATCTTGGAATGTGTGCATCTATGGGTTCAATATTATTGTCTTCGGGAGCTAAAGGTAAAAGAAATTCATTAATTTTTTCTAAAGTTATGACTCACTTTGTAAGTTATGGGACATCGGGAAATATCCAAGATACTCGTATAAGTCATATGGAAGCCGAAAAATATAACTATATGTTATTCAAAATATTATCTCAAAATTGTGATAAAACTTTTGATGAGATTTATGAAATTTCAAGACGAGATAAATGGTTTAACTCTGAAGAATCAAAAGAAATTGGGTTAATTGATAACATTATTGGTTTAGAAAATAGTCCCTCAATCAGTCAAATGATGGAAGGTTTTGAAGATTACTATTCAAAAGAAATTTACAATAAATAAATTAAAAGTCCGGTTTTCCGGACTTTTTTATTTTAAGAACTCCCACCCATTCCAACCTATATTTTTATATTGGTTTGATGGGGATGAAGGAAGATGGTATTTATCTCTAATTGTTTTATCTATTTTCTTATACTGATAACCACTTTTAATGTCAAGTTTTTTAAGTGTTTGTGTAAATTCTTCAAAAGAAATAAATTTTTTATCAATATTAGCCACTTTATCATTACTCAAATAATCCGACCAACTAATCCACCCTCTTTTACCATAATATCTGAAAGGTTTTAATGGAACATCAAACGGGATTAACCCATTTCTATGATGAGCCCTATAATCTTCAGAACATTTAAATTTAAAATCATTTAATTTTAATTTTGCCTCATCATATGATATATAAGAGACATCGTTATCGTATTTATTATTTGTCCCCAAAAAATCAATCCAACTAATCCAACCCCTTTTTTCATAAGATTGGTCAGGATATTTACAAATATATTCTGGTAGTTTAAGAATTTTAATTTGATTATACCAATCCGATTTTGATTTAATCTTTAAATTTTTTTGAACCCAAGATTTAGTTTCATTATATGTCATTTTATAAATTATTCCACACCCACCTAACCCTCCCGATGATGTGTTTGTTAGATTTGGATATTTTAAGATATATTCTTTTTCTTTTTCATTCCATATTAAATAATTACATTCTTCAAGAATGATAAAATCAATTTCATAATTATTTTTAATTATCCAATAATCTTTATGAGTTAAATTCTTACCTTTATTCACAGAATGTTTTGTCAAATATTTATGTCTTTTTAATCTATCTGATGGATTATCTGATTTTCCAATATATCTAACCTCATTAGGGGATTTTTTACTAACTAACCCATAAATAAATGTATTCATAACTTCTCTTTTATTATAAATATCAACAATTTATAAAAAATCATAGTTTTACTTCAGGTGGTGTTGTTTTTGTTTATTTTTTTATTTATATTTAAATAAAAACGATAATACAATGGCGAACACGATGACAACTTATGTTAAGATAGGAAACCTTAACGAAGAAACCCACAAGAAGTTTGTAGAGTTATTTGAAGAAATAGATGACCTATTAAACCACTACAATAAATTATACGGAACAGATTTTAAAAGTTTTGAAGATATTGATAGAGAATGGATGTCGGAGAATGTTGGAACGAAATGGTTGGGGGTTGAGTGTGATGATTTAGATTACCACGACAATATGGATTTGGTTATTGAATCCTCTTGGGCAGTCCCAACCCAGTATCTTCAAAAGATTGTTGAGTTTATTGGTGGTGATGTTGTTGTTTATGGAACTTACGAAGACGATGGTTACGACCCAATCGGAGCATTTGTATATGCGGTGGGTTACGATGATATTGAAGATTACGATGAGGTTGAAACCGACAAAATGTTTCAGGACGATGATTATATGGAAGAGATTTACGATGGTTTATATGAACTCCGTGATTCTTTATATGAAGGTTATCTTGAAGTAAAAAACGAAGAATAAATTATGGAACCATTATTTGTGGGAATCGGAATAGGATTTATTTTAGGCGCTGCGGTAGTAGGGTTTTTTTGGAGTGAATATAAAAAATCAGAAAATGAGTAAACAAGAAACGCTTGAAGAAGTGAAAGATTTATCATATTGGAAAGAAAATGCGGAAGAAGATTACTTACAAGTACCGATTAGTGTGTTGAGATATATCTCTGAACTTGAGCAAAGAAGTTATATCGAGGAGGAAGTTAGAGAGTTATTAGAAACACAAAGAGGTAATTGTTATGTTGCATTACTATCTCACACAAAGAATGATGACACGTCATCAATAGCTTTACAAGCGCCGGAACCTGGTGGTAAAAATGGGACCTGGGTTAAATCAATTTAACAAAAAATAAAAACCCTCACTTAACGGTGGGGGTTTCTTTTTAAAATAAAATGAGGGATGTAATTCGTTTATCCGTAATCCTTTCAACAACTTCAGCCATCAAAGATTTTAATCTTTTATAATCAATACCTAATTGATTTGTGATATCACTAATGGTTTTAATACTAAACGCCATATCATCACCTATTTCATCATAAATAATGATAATATCACCATTTCTCGTTGATATCCATTGTTCTTCGTCACCATAAGTATCATTACTTCTCATTTTGGAAACTACTTTTTTCTCCAATGGACCAATAAATTTGATGATAACATCAATTAATTTATTTTCAGTAATCAATACTTTCATACTATTAAATACTATTATTTTCCATTATAATGTAATATAATCCAATATTAAGACATTTTTTTCCACTAAAAGTGGTATTTTGGTAAATATTTTCCACTATTCTATTGTTTTAACAGGAACATTAAAGTTATCCCAAAACCAATCAATAAATGGTTGTTTCCATCTATCACCAAATAAACTATTTAATTGGTCTAATTTATCAGTGTCTTCAAATTCTAATATCGGAGATTCATCAATCATTTCTTTTAAAAAAACAGGGCTTAAAGTTTCAGTTTCTTCACTACGCCAATAATCCTCACCATACCATCTGAATAGAGTGTTATCGCCACCATCTTCATAATCATCTGTATAGAATTCTACGGCGTAATCAACTTCATTACCCCAATCATCTATGCCGGGTGTCCATCCAATATTATCAACATCAAACATACTATTAATATATTTGAGTATTAAATCATACACTTTATCTTCAGTTATTATAATTTTCATATTTATAAATATTAAATTAAATCGGATAAGGGTAAAATATCAATAGAATTATCACCATAATTGGTAACAATAACATTAGTATCATTTGACGCTATCCCATGAGGAAAACTAAATCCGGGGATTGTTTTAATAAAACTTAACTTATCGTCGATTAGTTTAAAATGTAATAATGAATCTTGAGCTTGTAAGGTTATAAAACCATCCTCACCACTCAAACAAACCGCGTCAGTCTGACCATAAAAAGTTAATTCATCTATTTGTTTTAAACTAGGATATTCAAATAAATATAAAATAGAATCGGTCACAGTAACTTTATTTGTCGCCGATGGTCGGCTACTTGAAGATGAGATTAATATTCTATCGTTGATGATTAAAATATCTTTAGGGTAATGCTTGAAATTATTAAATTGACGAACATAACCACTGTTAATATTCACATAGAAACATCCCCTATATGTATTATTACTTGTATTAGTAACAATCACATTATCATTATCAATGATTCTACACCCGTGTATTTGGTCTATTTGTTTTTTAACAATATCTTTAACAAAAACAATTTTATTATCAATTAAATTAAAAATAGAAATAACACCATATCCATTACCGGTTGATATTATTAACCCATCTTTATAATCAATTAAATCAGGACAATAATTTGTGGTAATTTCATCTATGATGGTAAAATCGCCATTCTCAATGGTAATTAAATATATTTTTTTATTTAAAAATGATGCCACCAAAATTAAATTATCAGTCACAAATGAAACCGATGTTGCCGTCGCATGTCTTTTATTTTGTCCAGCAAAAACTGTTGGGTATTTTTCTAAATTAAAATCCGGTAATTTAAATTTCATATTAATTAATTTTATAGTATTCTTTTATTTCTTTAATGGGGTTTGTCCATTTCCTTAAATATTTTTTTTTAGCAAATGCTTTCACATATACCGACCTTAATTTAGATGATAGATTTGTCTCTTTATCCACAGTTAGATTAACAGTGTGGATTCTTCTGTGAAATTGAGGTTCTTTAATTAACACAGATTTAATTTTATTATGTTTTAATCTATAGGAAAATTCAACATCTGCATGACATATCCAATTTTCAAAACCGATTAAATTATTAAATAATGTTTTCTTAATCCCTAAGATTGCAAAAGCGGTTTCCTCACCCTTAATTGTTTTAATATCATCAACTATTTTAAAATTTAAAAATTTAAAATTAACAACATCAAATGATTCAATATTCTCATAAAAATTATTTAACATCCCATCAATCATTAAATCATCAGAATCAAAAAATAAAACATACTCAAACATTGATTCATTAATTAAATTATTTTTAATAATGTAAGGACCAACACTCTCATTGAAATGGAAAACTTTTATGTCCCGATAAAACTCCTCGTTTTCTTGTATATGTTTTAATGTTTCTTCACAATTATCTATCCCCACAATTATCTCAACATCAAAATTAACATTTTGAGATTGGATGGATTGAATACATTCTTTTAAATATTCAGGGACTTTATGTGTTGGTATTATTATTGAAATTCCGTTAGTCATACTATTAAATAATGTTTAAATTAAAAAACCCCTCTAATTGAGGGGATTAAATTATATTTCTTCACCAAATAAATCATCTGTCCATCGTTCAGGGACAAGAACCACAATATAACCTTTTGTGACATTAACAGCGGATGTTGGTAATAAGTTATTGATTTCTTCTAATAGTTCCTCATTTTCCTTAAAAACGATTCGTAATTTACCATCTTCAGCGGTGTCAACGATTTTATGTCTATTATTTTCCATAATAGACTTAAAATTTTCTATATCACCAAATTTATCTTCAGTTTCTTCTGGTTCAATATCCAAATCACCAGCTAAAAATCTATCGGGAACATTACTCTCACCACCACTTTTTAAATATTTGATTTCTTCGTCTGTCATTCCTTCAAGACCAACTTCATTATATAAATCCAAGATACTATCGTAATAATCGGTATCAAATTGTTCCGTCATAATTAATTTAATAATATCTTTTAATTCAGATTCTGTTAATTTTATAATCTTTGCCATAATTAGTTTTATCTATAAATATCTGATGAAATCATTTATCCATTTTACAACACTTTTTTTAATGTGATATAAATTAAATGTAATAAAAAAAGTAAGGATATTAACACCATAAACCCCAATAACACAGCACTTCCGGTTATTATAAATTTAAAAAAAGTTTCCATTTTTATTTATTTTTCACAAAGATAGTAATAATTATTTACTTTGAACTAAAAAATAAACCACACCCTCTTTTTTAAAAAATACATTTCTCGGATTATCCACACCTGGTGCTGTGCTCCATAATTCCGTTAATCCTTCTTGGTCATCCATTGGTCTCATAATCGCCTTTTTGTCAGTGAACTTAATTGTTCTTGTAATTTCTTTTTCCATATATAAAATATAAGAAAATTTAAATAACAAGTAAATTTGATTGGTTGGAAATTAATAACTATATTTGGGTTATGGAAGAAATAATTAACAAACTAATAAAATATCATATAAAGGGTGTGGATACTTACACTCACAATGGCTCCACTTGGTTAATCTTTACGAAGACCAAACAATGGGTGATAGAATTAACCGATAGTAAAACTCTATGGTATAATTATACCATAGAATTAACCGAGGGTAAAACTCTATGGTATAACTACAACTTCTTCAATAGTGTTTTTTCTTATGCGTCGTTAGATGTCGTTCAGAACCAACACCTCATTACAAAATGGGTGGAAGATAATGTTATAAATGGGGTAAAGGAAACTTCCCACAACGCAACGATGTTCCAATCAATGAAGGTTGAAGACACCCTTGAAAATGGGGTGAAAGAAACACAATTTAATTGGCACGAAAATAAAAGTTGGGTTGAAGGCGTTATTAAAGAAGGTGTGAAGGAAACTCTCAACACCGAGTATATGCCACAGATAATGGTTGAAGACACAATTGAAAATGGTGTAAAACAAACCTTACCTGGAGGAAAATATATTAACGATGTTGAAGAAGTTATTAAAGATGGTGTGAAAAGTTCTCATCCACTCCAATATAAATCAGAAGAGATAATTGATGAGGTGGTTAATGATGGTATAAAAGAAACCCACGATGACACATACCACCACAAAGGAAGAATTGATGGCGTTATTAAAAATGGGATAAATCATACTCAACCTCATGTTATAAAAAATAAATATATCGTTGAAGAGGTAATTGAAGATGGTGTTAAAAGTTCTCACCCACTCCAATATATCTCAAAAGAGATAATTGGTGGTATAATAGAAACCCACGATGACGCATATCACCACAAAGGAAGAATAGATGGCGTAATTAAGAATGGAGTTAAAGAAATAAAAAATCCCACCGGTTAGGATGGGGTTATTTTTTACATCTCAGATTTTAATCTTCTGATAATTTCGTTGTTTTTATTAATTATTTTTAATTTCTTAACAACATTTACTCTGTTTTTTTTAGGTTTCCCTGGTTTTCTTGATTTAGACATAATAATAATTTATTAATAAGTATTACATACTTTAAATTTATTCAGATTACCAAGTTCTACACGCCCAATATCTAGCTTTCCATCTTGGTCCTGGATTATCACAATTCATTCTCGCTCTAAAAGATTTTCTTCTTGCCGGATTATTCTTTTTTATTACCATTCTTTTACCTTTGGCAGATTTTCCTCCAAATCCAAAATTTACCTTAACAACATTTCCTTTGTCGTTCTTAACATACACTTTGAATTTTTTAACATCTCCTTGCATAATTTTACCAAGTTGAACTTTTCGTCCCTGATATTCGGCTTCCGTTAGTAAATCACCAACAACAAAGTTGGTTTCCTCAACGGAGCCATAAAAACTATCATCTATATTGTTAAATAGTTTTTCGTACTGTGATTCTGTAATTATTATTTTCATTTCTTTTTGTAACTTGTCATTGTTGGTTTATTTCCTGTTCCCACCTTTGGGTCTTTCTTTTCCGCTCTTCTTTTTTGTTGGGTCATTGATTTTTTCTCATCCTTATCATATGATGATGCCACCTTTGGAGTTTCCGATGATACCTTTTTTGATGGACGACATTTTGGGTAAGCCTTTCCATCAGCATCCTTTCTTCCACAAGGAGGATGTTTTCCATCAACTTTTTTACTTACATCAACCCACTTTTCTTTAAACCATCTTTTCAAATCTTCATTAACAGCTTCGTTGGTTGATTTCTTTTTTCTCCAACCACCACCTTTTGATTTATATCGTTTGGCAGCAGCACCATTACAATACGCACTTGGACATACTTTATATTTTGACCTTGCCCAAGCCAAACATTGAGCCCATAATTTTGGGTTGGTTGGTTTATTCTCACCTTCGGTCAAATAACCTTCCAATATGGTATGTTGTCTTTCTGTAATTATAAGTTTCATATAAATAAATATCCCCCAATTCAAAAAGAAACTGGGGGATTACATATAATTTATATTTCTCGGAGAACCATTTATTTACCACTTTATGATAATTTCCTGACCCAAACCAACTTACTAAATCTAAATGAACCTTACCTACTACACCAATTTGATTAAGACTTTTATGATATATCAAAACACCATTAATACCAATAGATTTTTCATTTTCATATACTTCTCTATTGCCATAGGTAAGTTCCAAATATTTTAGTATAATTTTTTCTTTCTTATCCATTACAAAACCATTAATACCGGTAAATTATACCTCTCTTTAAACCACTCACCCAAATAATCCTGAAATTCTTTTCTTTCAACACCAAACATTGCTGAAACCTCGTCAAGTAAATCACCTCCATAAAATACAATTTCAGTCTCATGCGAATATCCAAACCCTTTTTTATTATTGGGTTTTAACCAACCAGGGTCGTTAACATCCCCAATTAGTTCCCCATAATAAAACACATCAAAATATTTGAATATTGACTTTTTCATTTGGCAAAGATAATTAAAAAAAATTTATCTACCAAACAATTCAAAAAATTTATCTTGATTAGTTTTCTCTGGGGGGATAATTAATGATTCAACCTTAAATGTTACAAAATCCATACCAGCATATGTCATCTTGAAATAATCATTTAACATTAACTCATAACTCGCCTTATCTCCCATAACCAACCAATTCTCATGACAAAATATATTAACACCAACAAGAAATTTTTTAATAGGTTCAAAAGTTTGGGGGTCATATACTGATGTCGTTCTAAATCCAGCTGATTCAATATCTCTAATCTCCGGACGAGTCCTTAAGACAACCGATTTAAAAGTATCCGGTATAACAATTTCCCTATTTTCTAAAGATTTCTCGCATAATACCCGAATCTCATCCATACTTAAATTATATTCATTTTCCATAACCTATTTCTTTTTAACAAATTCAATAACCAATCTTATCATAAGCCCGGCAATAATACCAAACAAAGCAAATATAGTTTCTCTCATAACTTTTATTTTTTAATTTCTCCCCCAACCATAATTCACAATATCACCATTAATATATTCTTTCCATTTTTTTCTCCAAGGACCCGAAAATAATATTGTCATACATCCGTTGCTGTTGGAGATTCTATGATATGAATCCCGGGGGAAATAAACTAATGTCTTTTCTCTTCTAACGATGTGAAAATCGCCGGTTAATTCATTGTCTAGTATATGCTCATCATATTCACCAAACAGTTTCACAGACCACGCATTAAAAGCGTGGGTATGAAACCTATCCTGACTACCAAAGGATTTATGAAAATAAAAAAAGATGATGGAGAATAACCATTTACATTCAAATAATACAAATTGACTAACGATTTGGTCCCCGAATTCAAATCTATTGTATTTTAATAGGGAAATTGTTTTTGTTTTTACCATAATTACTGTGTATCTTATGGAATTAAAATATAATCACAATATTTGGTTTAGTCAAATAAAAAACCCCCAATCAAGGGGGTTAAATTTTATTCTTCTTCTTCGTCATCATCCTCATCGTCGTCCTCATCAACATCAACAAAGAATATTTCTTTTTCTTCGTCATAAATTTTGTCTTTGGTTTCATACATATTAGTCAAATCATCATACAATGAGTCGCTATACGATTCCTCACCCTCTTCTTCAATTGGGTCCATATCCCAAAAATTTTCTTCAATATATTTTTTCATTTCGTTTTCGGTCATACCATCCAATTCTGGGTAGTCCGATACGGTAATGGTTACAGGTGCGTGCCAAACGGCAATACAATGGGATTCTAATAATCCAAAACTGAGTTTTTTAGGTGCTTCTGACATAATTAAAACATTTTAGCCACAGCGTAAATTTCTTGGGTCTCATTCGTAATTTTGTCTCTACGAATATCCATATCGTTAAGTTGTTCCTCAAGTGAATCATAACCAAATTCATCATTGGTTGGTTTCATTTTCGAAGCGTTGAATTCAACATAATCAATAGATTCTTCTTTACTCATACCTTCCAATTCAGGATAATCTTCAAGGTTTAATTCCACCGGTTCTTTTGTAATTGATGTTTCATAATATTCTCTAGCGAATACTGCAATTGTTTTTGGGTTTTCTGTTTGTTCTGACATAATTTTTAAGTTTTTTTATAAAGATACAAATAAAAAACCCCACTGTCAAGGTGGGGGGTTAAATTATTCTGAAATATCTTCAATACCGGCTTCAGGAAAATTATCTTGGAGATACCTCAACATTAAATCATTTGAGTTTTTCCCAAATATATCCTCTAATTTATCTTCCATATCATAACTTGAGAATATAAAACTTTTACCATTTTTCCACCCATAAACTTCCCCATGATTCTTCCAATTTCGAAACTCCCTATGCTCGGGGACATAAATTAAATTTGTTCGGTGATTGATATATTTAACGAACGCATCATACATTCTACTTTCTGTTATTAGTATTTTCATATTAATAATTTAATTCTTGTATATATAATAATGTACTTAATAAATTGGGTTGACCGAATTTATCGGCAACATATTCTTTACAAATATCTACCAATTCGGGGATGCCAATACCAAACATATTTTTAGCAGTACCAAAGTCATCACTATTAAAGACAATAATTTCAGTTTCTGTGTCATAATGAAAAGCAACACGACCATCACCATTCATATATTCAAATAGAACATGGGGTGCTTTCATATTTATCGCTCGTCTTCCGTGTTTTTCGTAACCTCTGAAAACCGAATCAAAAAATTTAAACACAAGTCGTTTTATTTTATCCATATTATTCATCAACAAAGTTATTTATAATATAATCTAATTCAATACCCAAATGTTGGATACCAAGAACTTTTAAAAAATCATATTCGTCAATTTTACGATTTTGTTTTTCGCTTAAAACCAATATACCATATTCTTTACCTTGAGGTTGAACATAATAATTATTACCATCAATATGAAACAAATACATTGGACCAAAATTGTTAAGTAACCATCTAAACTCCTCTCTACCATCAGAGAACAAGTGTTGACCTTTAGGTCCTAACTCAATCCAATTTGTAATTATCTCAATACGGTCAGACAAATCATATCCCACCACCTTGGTAATTAAATCTTTTATTTTATTCTCCGTAATTATAAATTTCATATTAATAAATATAACAACATCCCAAAAAAAAAGGGGGGCGGGGGGTTTGAATACGACCGGAGGGAGTTCGGGTTATGTGAGACATCAATAAAAAACCCCCAACTACTTAAAGCGGGGGTATCAATATTAATTAAACACATAATCATTCATCGTTGACATAGGGGTAAGATACTCCAATTGTTTAAAACCCTTTTCATGAGAGTACCTTTGTAATAAACTTTTAATTTGAACACAAGAATCAAACCACTCATGACTCATTATTTTAATATCCGATTTAATTGAAATAGAAACTTCGGGGGGGTATACCTCACTACCTTTCCTACGATAAAAATTTATTGACTGTATAGATTTACCATAAATGGATTTCTTAATATATTCCTTCAATTGAATAACATACTTATTGAAAAATTTATCCTTATTAACAATATTCAAAAATATATACTGTAAATCAAACCCAAAAGTAACATAATCCCCTTTATCATTTAATTCCTCAAGAATTTCCTCCATATGTAATTCCCCAAAAACATAGGACTCACAATCAATGTTTAATGTTAAACAAATTTTATCTTTACCATCTTTTATCTCCTCACTAAAATACTCAAACTCATACCCCTCTTTAGAACCCTTATTTAAAAATCCCAAATAGTATCCCGCTTTCTTTGATACCTCTTTTTTATCCATATTATTATTTTTTAATTAAAGATACAAATAAAAAACCCCACAATCAAGTGGGGGTATAAATTAATATCCAATATGTTCCCTTAATCCCGGAATAATAATACCGTACTGTTCATAGACAAGATAATTCATAACTCCGGTTCCCTTTGTTAATTGGGTAATCTTCTTATGTTCATCCTTAGTCAACAATATAGTTGAAGAATATTTTTTAATTAATTCAGTAAACTCATCAACCCCCATATCAGGATTCTTATGTAACTCCTCAAACATAATCTCAGTAGACTTAACTCTCGGAATGTAATGTTCGTTAACAGGTGTTCCCCCATTCTCAATTAACCCATTAGATTTAAACCCCGTTTTAAAATACTTAATTGTTGTAATATCAAATAAAGGATTCCTATTCCTTGAACAGAACTCTTTTACCAATTCATCACCCCCACGATATTTACGGTATCTAACCAATAGACATTTGAAATCCTCTAAGGTTTCCTCAATCATTCTCTGCTTTAACTTACTAATCTTTGGGATACCCATAATCGTTTATTTTTTACAAAGATAATACATCCCCCCCTTATAATCAAATTTTCTTATCCGGAAATTTTCCGGATTATAAACCATTATTTCCGGATTCCCCAAAATGGGGGTTAATTTACAAATCTCATTAGGTCACCCATTTTTTTTATATTATGTTTATCCCCAAACCAATCTCTAATAATTCTTGACACATCATCAGGATTCATTAAAAAGAAAGTGGATACCATATTGGTTAATTTACTACCCCTAAAAATAAGAATACCCCCCGATGAATTAAAAATATTGAAATATAGTATAAGGGATTTATTCTTTTTTGATATAATATCATAAGTGTTATATTTCTCTCTTGGTTTTCCCTTAATACAAACCACCTCATCCCCCAAATAATTATCCAAGAACTTATATATTATTTTTTTCATATTATTTTCCATAATTCTATATTTTGGGACAAAGATAATACAATTTATTTAATAACCAAACATTATTTTCAGACATCCCCAAAATGGGGGGATTTTTTCCCCAAAAATTTTTCCAGAATTTTTTAGACAAATTTTCTATAAAAGTTTTTTTTACCCATACACAATGTAGAGAGGATTATCCCCCCTTTTGACGCCCAAAATACCCATATGGGGAGGGGGGATACCCCCCCGGGAGGGGGTGTAGGGGGTATATACGGGGGGATGGGAGGGTGTTTGGACAAAAAACCCCCTGTAAATAGATGGGGGGTGAGGGGGTATATTTGATTTATCCTAATAAATGGGGGAAAAGTTATCAACATGACATGGTGTCAGTTGTTCATAACTTTATTCATTATACACAATAAAGTTATGAACACTTGGTTGAGCTGGGTATATTCTATCGGGGTTACCCCACTTTGATTCATAGGTATACATTCTTTTGAGTTCATCGGGGATGTATTGATAAGTATTCTTGTAGTGGTCGCTTATCTTGGTTCGGAACTTGTGCATATCATCATCTTGAGTTGGGGATAGTTCCTCAAGGAACCCCCCAATTGCGTAAGAGGAGTTGTAGTCATTCTCTGGGTCCTTAAGTTTTATCTTCCAATAGGGGTTTAATGGAATGTTGAGGTAATCGGATAACATATAGAAGTCAACGTATAGGTCAATGACTGTTATAGAATCATACTTCTTATAATCATCCCCATACTTCCATCCTTTAATGAATGGGTATTTCTTTGCTGTAGCTTTGGTTGTTATATCAAACCCTTTATCTATTAATTTATTTTCTTTCATATTGTATAAATATATTGAAATAATGTTTGTGTATGTAATATATAATTTGAATTTATTTGGTATTGTGAAAACAATATCATATCTTTGTACCACAGAATCGGTAATCACTCCGGATGGGGGCGCGACGATAGGGTTGGAAGAGTAGACTCCACAGCGCTTTATATATTTTTATATAAATCCCCCATCCTATTCATTGAAAGATATCCCTTTCATATCTTCAGATATCTTTAATCCCCCCACTATCCATTGGTTCTTAACATCTATCTCACATATAATATTCTTATTTAAATTGTCACTCCACCATAACATCTGTAGATTATCCGGGTGAGCAATATGTTTCTCCGGGATGTTATGGTCAAACCCCCATTTCACACTTATCTTATGGTCTATGTGATATTTGTGCCAACCCCTGTTCTCCACCCCCTCGATAAGATGTTTCACCTGTTCGGTTAGTTCATTAACCCTTATCCTATACTTATCGTATTTGGTTAAAGGTTTTTTAACTTTCTTCTTCCTTGTTGTTTTAGTTGGGGGTTTATAGTGTTTACTCTTGTTAGATTTTAATGGACTCTCACTCCATATCGGAGTCAAATCAGTCTTTTTTGGTATTAATCCCATAGTTTATAATGTTTCTTTATTATATATATCATAATAATGAGGAAAAGACAATTATATCTCGACATTCATTGATAATTTAATAAAATATACTCGACATTCACTAATAATTAGGTAATTGTGGGGGATTAATATGATTTTGTCGTACATTTGTCTATACTTATGTATTAAACATCTATACTATGAAAAAAATTACACATTGGTTGAAGTTATTATGGGTGTCCATTAAAGAGACATCTAAGAATTGTCCCCGAGAGACAAAGTGGTAATGTAATCCTCCACCCTACCAAGGGAATCAGTCCTTATTTCCATATTAACCCCATTGAAGTCTTCACTCGATAGGGGGGTTTTCTTATGTATCATCTCTATCACATCCCCCATGTCAACATCCACAAGCAATAATACATCCTGTTTTATTCTCTTCCCCGATTTAAACATCCGGTAAACACATTTCCCATATCCATAATCCACCACATAGGTATCACCCGACATAGTGACAGTAGCATTCATTTCATTTAAGTACATAATTGTTCATATCTTTTTATAAATATAGTTATTAACAATTGGGTTTTAAATACTAACAGAGGGGATTGTTAATAACTTTTTATGTTAAATTTCTTGTTTTTGACAAAATGTCAGTCTCTCTTTACGATGGGGATAATCCTTTTTCCCCCATTTTAATAATACAACCTTACCATCTTCTACCACATATTCCCACCAAATATGGTCCTATGAATAGTTAAACATCAATTTATCCCCTCTGTAGGGGTCTGTAGGACCAATAAATTAGGTATATACATTTCCCAGTGATTTATGTTAGTTATGGTACATAACGCGTGAGAACCGTTAGGTGTTAGGATGATTACTCTTCAACCTGACTGAAAGGAAGTTCAACGACCCGTCAGGGGGTATTTTGTTCCATTTAATAGACTCCCTACGTGTCGGTCAGGACACGAACTTAATGGGTGTGGAATGGGACACCACAGAGACAGATAATACCATTAAAACTTACCTTTCGTATCAGTCCTGTGAGTTTTAAACTGACTACAATGATACAAAACATAAGTTATTATAACATCCCGTAGTATGTTCATTTCATTTGATTGTTCATTAACAATGAACATCCACTAACAATGAACGCCATACCGGATAACTAAACCTGTCCCTCATTTGTCCCCCCTTAAAAGGGGGATTAGTTAAATGGGGGGTAAAATGATTATATGTATAAATTATTGAGTTTTTTATACATATGGAAGTTGATGTGTATAGATAAATGGATTTCTTATACATATATCCGTATTGATACGATAATATACGAAAATGATACGATTAATTATTTGAGAGATATATTTATATATATGAAATTTATTATAACAGAGAATAAAAGGAATCAGATTGTCACTGATTGGTTGGATAAGAACTATGGTAATTTAAAACCTGAACAACATAAAATTGCTTCCGTTACGTCTTATGTGGATGATAATGAAAATGAGATATTCACATCTAATTGGTCCGGATTAGTTACCATACATAACTCTGATTTACAAACAATGTTATTTACCGTATTTAATTTGGATAAGGATAGTTTAAATAGTATCTTTATACCTTGGATGATGGAGAGATATTATATAAAAGTTAATGATGTTCGGTATACCACTTGGCATTGTAATAAGTGTGGTGAATTTCATCCTACTAAATATCATATTGATTAATCCCCCTCGTTTTAAAATAGTAAAGGATGGAACTATGAGTGAAATTCCGGAACGGTAGTGTAGGAATGATAACGAATGGTTTTATCGTTTAGTATTTTATTCACACTCTTTAATGTATTTTGGGAATATATCCACATCTTTTCCTATGTAATCCCATACTATGTCCCATACCTCATCTATTAAGTCATCATATCTACGCTGTACCGCTTGGGTTTGAGGCCAAAACTTGGTTCCTATTCCCCCGATAAATATTATGTCAACCCTGTAGGATAAGTAATTATTATCCGAATGTGGTAATTTGGTTCTGTTGTCCGGGTGTTTAACTTTTACACCACAGATAATATCTTGGTTATCCTTAACCAACATCTTATTTAATAACTTCTCTAATATTGGAGACAAATCCTTATTTACTTCTTCTATTAATATTCTTCTTATGGTTGTTTGTAAGTTCATATCTTAATAGAATGTTTTTAATTTCATATATGGTTCCAAATTATACTTGTCTATTATCTGTTTGAAGATTTGTTGTCTGTGTCTTAAACCTAATGTATTTTTTTGAGTGATAAAACCATAACCAAATCCTGAATCCCCACTTAACCCCACAACTTTATAATAGGGTTGGTCATGAAGTTTTATTGGGTATAATCTTGCGGTGAACTTATACATCATATGGTCTTTGGCTCCGAATCTAAAATCACCCAATTCTTTTTCACCACGATGTTGTAGTCGTGTATTATCATTTAACCCAAGTTTTTCTACCAACGCGTCATGTAAATATAAAGACTTTTTGTCTACCGACATATATGCAAGTGGTGTGTGAGTATCTTCACTGAACTTCATAATATCTCCATCATAAAGAACACTTATTAAATAATCAATCCCACCTATTAATTTAGATGTTACATCCATCCCTAATTTTTTTAACATGGATTTCATGGAATCTTTTTTTGATTCAGATTCTTCGGATATAACCCCACCCATCATTTGTTTTACTCTATCTATGTTCTCTTGTAAGTTCATAATTTATATCTTTATTTTACCAACAAAACATATTATTGACGTTAAACCTAATTCTCTTAACGCGTTTGCTCTGTGTGTCCCATCAATAATATCATACTCTTTAGTTAAAACTATTGGTGGATATGATTGTAATTCTTTGAATAATTCTATATATTCCTCTAAATCATCTTCATCAATTTGATATACATCCATATCTATCTCATCAATAGGTATCTCTCTTACAACATAATACGGGTATTCCTCAATTCTATCCCCTAAATCCCCCTCCCAAAAATCTTCCTTTCTTTTATAATGTAACTTTTGGACATATGTATAAATTTCCGATTCTTCATATACATCACCAACCATTACATTTGTGTTTGTAAATATGTGTGAGGTATTCTCATTAATAACCCCCATCATTTGTTTTATCCTGTTTGTTTGCTCTTGTAAGTTCATACATATAAATATAAAAAAAAGGGAAATGTTACTTTCCCCCTCTTTTAATTATCTTCTTATAAAGAAACTATCATCATCTCTCCTTATCTTCTTCATAAAGGAAAGGTAATCACCTGAATCTCTATACCCTAATGTTAATACAAGCGTGGATTTTAATCCTAATTCATCAAGCCCTAATACCTCATCTACTTGTTCCGGTATAAATCCCTCCATTGGCGTTGAATCTATTCCCTCTAGTGCTGATGCAACTAATGAGAACCCTAACCCTATATATGTTTGTTTCTGAGCCCATATTGTCTTCTGTTCCTCCGACATATTATTGATTGTTCCTATCATCATATTTTTGAAATCATTTAACCCCTCTATAGGAATATTTCTTTGTGTTGCCGTATCATTGATATATTTCTCCACCGATTCTTCGTTGATTGTTTCCCATACAGCAAACACCAATACAGTTGATGAATCCTTTAGTTGTGGCTGTCCGTAGCACGCCGGAACCAATCGTTCTTTTAACTCTTGGTCCTCGATGACTATCACCTGATATGGCGTTAGCCCGTATGAACTAGGTGCCAACTTGGTTGCCTGCAATATTCTATCTAATTTGTCTTGAGGTATTTTATCCCCATTCATTTTCTTGGTGGCATATCTCCACTCTAACGACTCTAATAATCCCATAATATATCTTTTTGTTAATGAATAAGTAATTCTTCCCGGATAATCAATATTATTGTTTTAATTTTGTCAAATAATTTGGTGGGATAGTTTTTATTACTTATCTTTGCCCTCTAATTTAATTACTATGAAAAACATACACGTATTACCAACAGAAAATTCAAGTAGAGTATCTTACAACAAAGATGGTGTTTTAGAATTACATAGACTTCAATGGAGAAAGAATACTCAAAACATCTATATCACTTCTGATGAAGAAATTAAAGAAGGGGATTGGTATATTCATAAACAAATCAATTATTTGAGAGTATCTAATTCAAATTCTATACCAATGGATGCTAAAAAAATCATCCTAACAACAGACCAAGACCTAATCAAAGATGGTGTACAAGCTATTCCTGATGAGTTTTTAGAATGGTTTGTTAAGAATCCAAGTTGTGAGAAAGTTGAGGTTGTTAAAGAAATTAATAAATCTATATCTGCAAAAGAACCTTATTATAAATACAAAATCATCATTCCAGAAGAAGAACAAAAACAACATCTTATTGATATGATGGAACAAGATGAGCAATTAGGATTGTATCAAGAACCTAAAAAAGAAACACTTGAAGAAGCTGTTGCTAAAAAATTATATCCACTTAATGATGGGTTTCAAGTAATGGATATTGATATTAGTGAAGAATTACAATTAGCTTTCCTTAACGGTGCTAAATGGCAACAAGAAAGAAGTTATAGTAAGGAAGAGGTTGAAACAATAGCTAAAGATGCTTATACTATGGGTAGAAATAATATTCTTATAGGAGTATTTAATAAATGGTTTGAGCAATTTAAAAAGAAAATAAGTATATGAAAAAAACAATTGAAGAAGTTGCTGAAAGATTAGTAAAAGAAACTACATTGTACGGAAGCCAAGAAGCTAGTATTGGAAGTTCTGCTAGAAGTTATTTTGAAACAGAATTACGATGTGTGTTGTTGGGTATGAAATGGCAACAAGAACAAGACAAGAAAATGTATAGTGAGTTGGTTGATTTATTGGAAAGATTAACGACAATTTATAAAGAAGATTGTCATTTAGATATTAAGTACGATAAAAAAAGATTAGAATTTATTGAACAATTTAAAAAGAAATCATTATGAAAAACATACATTTATTACCAACAGATAAACCAAGTAGGTTATACTTAACAAAAGAAGGGTTTTATTTTTTATTACCTAACATTAAAGGTAATGCTGTGAAATTTCAACACATTTACATCACTTCTGATGAAGAAATTAAAGAAGGAGATTGGTTTTATAATATAATATCTTTAAAACCTGAACCATTTAAGGCTTGTGAAAATGGTAATGGATATGTAAATTGTAGTAAATATTCACATAATAGAATTGATTGTAAAAAAATCATCCTAACAACAGACCAAGAATTAATCAAAGAGGGTGTACAAGCTATTGATGAGGATTTTTTAGAATGGTTTGTTAAAAATCCAAGTTGTGAAAAGATTGAAGTAAATAAAAGTTATAGCGGTATTTATTATATCAAATATCCTTACAAAATCATCATTCCACAAGAAGAACCTAAACAAGATGAAATTGATTTTATGGCTAATGAACTAGTTATAGAAAAAGAAAAATTTGAAAGTAAAGAAACACTTGAACAAGAAACTTGTAATTTTTGTGGTAAAACATTAAGAGAACAGATGAAAGGTTGTGGTGAAATAACTTGTTATAGACAGTTTTTACCTAAACAAGAAACACTTGAAGATTTCTGCACTAGAGAACTATCAAATTTTAATGATAATGTAAGAAATACTCAGTTCGATTTAGGTTTTAGAACTGGAGCCATTATTGGACTTAGATTTCCAAAAGAAAGAAGTTATAATGAGTAAGAAGCTAGATCTTCTTTAACAGATTTGTCGTTAGTTAATCCTGCTCATTTAACAATGACAAGTGATGGTTATGGAGAGTTTCCTGATAGTTATAAATTAACTGAAAAAGGCATTAACTACATTATTGAACAATTTAAAAAGAAATAAGATGAAAAAAGAAACACTTGAAGATTTTACCAAAGAAGTATTGCAAGATGAATTTTTTACAAATATGGCTGAATACGGAAAAGCTGAAAGACTTATTGAAATTGGAGCTAAATGGCAACAAGAACAAGACAAGAATAAGTATAGTGAACAAGATATTTTAGATATAAATAATTGGTATTTGGAAACTTTTTTAGATGATGCTCTAGGTTTAAATGGTAATGATGCTGAACAAAAAGTAAAGCATTTATCAGGTAAAGGTCTTACAAAAGAAGTTTTAGATTATTGGTTTGAACAAATTAAAAAGAAATAAGATGAAAGAAACACTTGAAGAAGTAAAAGATTTAGCATACTACAGAGCTAATGCAGAAGAAGATTATTTGCAAGTGCCAATAAGTGTATTGAGGTATATCTCTGAGCTTGAAGAAAAAAGTTATAGTGAGGAAGATATGAAACAATTTGCTTGGGAATGTGTTGCCAATTTTCTTTCTAATAGTGATAATAAGGTGGAAATGGCACTTGTAGAAGTTATTATGGATAGAAACAGTAAACAGTTTGAACAATTTAAAAAGAAATAAGATATGGACTTTAGAACAGAATTATCAAAATGGGGCTATAATAAAGGAAATTCAGTTGATGTTGAAACATTAATAGATGAAATATTGCCTGAATTATTTCTTAAACAAGAAAGAAGTTATAGTGAGGAAGAGGTTGAAACAATAGCTAAAGATGCTTATACTATGGGTAGATATAATATTCTTATAGGAGTATTTAATAAATGGTTTGAACAATTTAAAAAGAAATCATTATGAAAAACATACATTTATTACCAACAGATAAACCAAGTAGGTTATACTTAACAACACACGAATATATTTTTGAAGAAGGATACTCTTTATCAACTGATGAATGTGAAAACAAACATATCTACATCACTTCTGATGAAGAAATTAAAAAAGGAGATTGGTATTATCTTCCAAGAACAAATTCAGTTTATAAATGTATTGAAGCAACTGAATTAAACTTAGAAAGAAGTTATGGCGTAGCTAAAATCATTCTAACAACAGACCCTGAGCTTATCAAAACTGGTGTACAAGCTATTGATGATGAGTTTTTAGAATGGTTTGTTAAAAATTCAAGCTGTGAGAAGGTTGAAGTAAATAAAAGTTATAGCGGTATTTATTATATCAAATATCCTTACAAAATCATCATTCCACAAGAAGAACCTAAACAAGATTGGTATTGTCCTAAATGCCAAAGTTATGTTAGTTCAGAAAGTGTAACATTTGAAGAAACACATCAAATATGTAATACAAGTGTTGTTATAAAAGAACCTAAACAATCAACTAAAGATAGAATATTATCTGAAACACCTGAGTTAGTAAAACAAAAAGTAAGAGAAACTGCTAATAAGTTAGTGGAACCTAAACAAGAAACACTTGAAGAAGTCGCATTAAAATTATATCCAATTATTTTAGAATATGATGATTGGGATAAAAATAAGCAATACAGAGATGAATGGATTAACGGTGCTAAATGGCAACAAGAAAATATACCCATTTGTATTTATGCTGAAAATATTTACTGTCATATTGAAAATGGAGTTGTAATTGTTGAGAAAAATGATAAATCGGTAATAAGTTATAGTGAGGAAGATATGAGAAAAGCTATTCAAGAAACAATTACTTTGATGAGGTATAAAGCCACTGAATTTAGAGAACACGAAAATACTATAATTGGACGATTTAAAAAGAAATAAACCATTCTTATTTATCTCCCCTCGTATTACCATAGAACCGCATTACAATAACTATGGACCGCACCTTCAGTCATATTGGTTTTATGACAATGTTGTAGATGTATTGGGTTATTTAAAAATCCCTCCGGAAACAATCGCCAATTTATTGGCTTCTTTGTTATTCTTTCAGGGGCAACCTCATCTAATGTCTCCCCACAATACATACATAGATTATCCTGTTCTTTGATATATTGTATTCTAACCTCTCTTCGTTGTTGAGGTTTTAATTTTGTATAATCTGTTGGTAATTTCATATTATTGGAGTCTCACAGGTATCTTATGTTTGGCACCATCGGTTCTTGAATATACAGCATATTGTGGTGTCATTATCATTTCATTATGCTCATCACCCAACATATTAATATAATCATTACCTTTGCCAGGTTTAAGATATGCAATAGTCATATGTGGATAATAGTCAGGGTAATCACTTGTGAATGGAAATTGTTTTAATTCCTCGTTTGTATCATTTAGATTATCCCCCATTATATCATACTTTAATACATCATACTTTGGGCTGTTGAAACAAGATAGGTTATGAGCTTTACAATTTGTGTATGTATATTTGTTTAACACATTAATTATGTCGTCAATACTCACCTCGTTATCGTGTAATCCGTATAATAATGTACAATGTGATTCCGGTTCTAAACCAAACCCCTCTTCTTCGGTGTATAAGTCATCAGGGTTTATCTTGTTGTGTAATTCCGTAATAGTATCAGGGTTAAAGTATAACATTGCACAAGAATATGGATATACTTGTTTGTTCTCATTTATCCCCATCATTGTTTTGATTTTTGTTATCTGTTCGTTTAATTCCATATATGTTTCTTTTTATTTATAATAATAAGTATTTTTTACCACGTTATCAATAGGAATGTTTTATCTTTGTATGATATTTATTTAATATGAAAATAATAATAACTGAAAGTAGATTGGGACAAATCGCCATTAATTGGTTAAATAAGAACTATGGTGATTTGGAACCATATGAAACCGGAAAATATCCTGAATATATTTTCTATAAAAAAGGTAATGAAATAATCTTTGATTACAATAAAAAAAATGGGTTTGTTAATGTGAATTACGATGAAATTTGGTCATATTTTCAATCGTTTTTTGGTATGGAATATAAACAAATTCAAGACTTAACAAAGGTATGGGTGGAGGAACGTTACAATTTAAGGGTGACAAGAACCAAAACCATTGTATTCCTCGGGATTGATGGGTGGAGGAACGTTACAATTTAAGGGTGACAGAAACAACCTTTGCGACTTTAGCGTCTTTGCGGTGGTGGAGAAGGAACATTACAAATTAATAGTAAATAGTAAAAACATAATAAGCTATAGATGTATTCTATAACTTATTATGGCTATAAGGTTCGGGACTTATTTTGTGGGTTTATAAGGTTTGGAACTTATATTACACATTTTGGTAATATGTGGTGAATTATACTTATCTTTGGTGAATTGTGGTTATATTAATCACCCGATGGTGAAATATACTTATTTGTAATAGTTTAATGTGTCAAGCATAAATAGGAAAACATCATTTAATGTGTGATTATCAAAATTTTTGTATTTCTCCTTAAAATCTGATTCATGATAACCCTCGTAGTAAACATCTATTACAGCAGATTCCGGACCAAAATACTCTATCTGTCGTACCTCATCGCCTGATATACTATATGGGACAGGACTTAAACCTAATTCATATATAGAAATTCCGATTGTATTATAAGGTTTTGCTAAATGTTGAACCGAATCTTTAATGAAATCAATCTTATCTTCTTTTGTTAAATTAAAACTATCACCATACATATTCTTAATAGTATCATAACCACCGAAAAGTTTAATGGTGTAATATAACCCCATCTTATCAATCATTTTTTGTATCTTTGTGGTCTTATCATCCTCATTGATAACCCTCATCATTTGGTGGATTCTATGTATATTCTCTTGTAAGTTCATATTATTTTTCTTCCGGTAATTTAGTATCTTTGATAAATTTCTTATGTGAATCCTTATATGATTTTTCTGTCTCATCATTCACATCTTTGGTATATTGCCAATTCCAATATAAATCATCGTTTGGTTTGAATCCGTAGAACTTATGAACTTCTTTTTGTGTTTCACTTACAACTTCACCATTCCAATTCTGACCAACACAGATGAATCCTGTCTCAATATCCTCAACAAGATTTGATTCCCCCAATGTTGCGTGTCTGTTCTCAATCCAAGTCAATCTCTCAATTAAGTTTTGGTAGAACATATTGGTTTGTCCCCACCTTACCGAACTAAAGAATATAACTGCGTCTGATTCAAATAACTCTTTGGATATCTTCCATAGTTCGTCTTTAGGATTATTAATACTTGCCCAACATCTATGGTCTCCGGATGGATTCTTTTTCTTATCTTTGAGCATTGACTTTAATATCCCACAGCTGTTCCCGTCTTTTCTTGATACATTCCCCTCACAAGGAACAATATTAAGTTCGGAAACATCAATTAATACTGACTTATCACCCAACTCATCGTTAAGATACATTGCAATCATCTTTGATTTTGGTATGTCAAGGTTTTTTTCATCCCAATTATATCTGTTGGAACAACTCAATAACAATACCTTTTTCTTTTTCTTTAGAATGTCTAATGTTTTCTTTATTGATTTCCATGCGTCCGATTGAACCATCTCCTCAGCAATCATCATCTCCCTTATTCTTTGTATATTTTCTTGTAGGTTCATTCTAAATTAAGTATTTCTTGTTTAATCTTTAAGGTTTCCTGTTTTAGTAAATCAAAATACTTATATAACTCATCATTTCTATCGTATAACTTTTCTATTTCCTCTGTATAGTCCTCATCAGGGTGTGTGTTATATAAAAGTTCAAACACTCTATCATCATTTTTATCGTGCTCTCTTCTATAATTGTTATACTCAATCAATTTGGATATATCAATATTTAAATTCTTATCTTTGACGTAAGATATTAGTTTTTCAACTAGTGAGTCCGATGTAAAACTGTTCTCATCATCTAAGAACGATTCCACGGAACCAATCTGAAATTCAAATTTGTCTATGTTGTTTATAATGTTTTCTATGCTCGTGTTTATAGTCACATCATTGTCCTTTGCAGACTTGTTTAACCCCTTCTCTATTTGTTTTACAGTGTATGACGATTTAACCTCGGAGATAATCCCCATCACTTCCTGTATTCTAATTATATTTTCCTGTAAGTTCATAATAATAAATATATTGTTTGGTAGAATAGTTTTTATTTCTTATCTTTGCTCTCTAAATAATAATATGATGAATACCACCGAATTGTATATTAGTCCGAATTTTGATAAGAATGAATCGTCCCATAAACCGGGACACACCGAAAGATGTGTCTGTTGCAATAAACCTATGAAGGTTGAGCAAGTTAAGTTTATGGTTCATATGACAACCGATTGGGTTGCCGTTGATACCGATGATTTATCTATCGTATCTAATAGCCAAGGATTCTTTCCTATTGGCTCTGAATGTAAAAAGAATATGAACAAGGAATTTATCTTTAAAAACAAATAAAACTATGAAAAACATACACTTATTACCAACACAATCAAAAACAAGATTATTTTTATCTGACTATGGTAAAATACTTAATTTAGCGAGTTATCCTGAAACATTTTACACTACAGGTCAAAACATCTACATCACTAATTCAGAAGAAATTAAAGAAGGAGATTATGTATGTGCTTCAGGTGGATTTAGATTTGTTAAAACTTTAAATAATGATGCAAGAACATTTAAAGATGATGGAATTGTAAGCAAAGAAAGTCCATCAAACAGTTGTCATTTATCTAATTATAAAAAAATCATACTAACAACAGACCAAGACTTAATTAAAGATGGTGTACAAGCTATTGATAATGATTTCCTTGAATGGTTTGGTAAGAATCCAAGTTGTGAGGAGGTTGATTTTGAGGTTGTTGATGATAATATACAATGGTATAAAATAATCAATCCAAGAAAGAATTTCTATTGTGGTGATGAAGTTGATTATGGTGATAAATGTTCAGAGCAATGTGTCCAATGTGTAAACGCCACCGGTGTTGATTACGGATATCTTCCGAAAGAACATGTTGAATTTATTAATGATAATATTGATGAATTTGATGAAAAGATTAAGGAGTTCAAACAAATAGACCAAAATAATCCTGTCACAAGAGGTAGTACTGCTTTAGTATATAAACAAGAAACACTTGAAGATATTAAACTTGAAGAAGTGGTTGGGAGTAAGCATTGTCGATATTCGGTCATCGAAAATAAGTTATCTGTACTCTATAGAAATCAAGAACAAATTTTAAAAGCTATTAAAATGTTAAACAATGGAAAATAATACATAGATGAGACATAAATTCCCTTCGACACATATAGACGATAATTCTTATTCAACTAAAATAGTTCCTTTAATGAGGAAAATCATTAAAAAACATCCGTGGTCCGGAGAATTAGAAGCCGAAAGGTGGTTTAAATATGATTATAAAATTGTTGGTATGACTCTTAATACCGATTACTATGAACCAAAATTATTAATTCACATTGAGATTAGTAATTTTAGAACATATCATAAGGATAGAATGAACGATACTTTTAAATGGAACCCCCCTAGATTTCAGCTTTGGTCATCAAGACAAAGAAATGAATATGTTAGAACTTGGGGTTTAACGGAAATGAAATTATTTGTTAAATTGTTCTCATTCCCACATAGAATTGAAATTGGGAAAATTAAATTGGTTCGATAAAATCTTTGCCATTAGTACCGCTTTCCGGTACTTATGGCAATAATTTACTTTAAAATGGAAAAGATAATCATACAATACCTCAATCTTACTTATCCCAATAAACTCACATTTAGTCAATCCAACTATCATAATAAATCAATTGTATTTAGGCATGGCGACACTGAAATTGGAATAATGCGGTCGGATATGGTTAATTTTATTAGAATTAATAACCAAATACATAAAGAAATATTTATGTGGTTGGGGGATAATTTAGATTCCAAATTTATCAGCGAATGCGCCTTTAAATGGTTATTGATGAAGCATAACTCTAATAATGCTGGAGAAATACTTATGTCGGAATGGTTTGGAGTTGATTCATTAAATTAATTAAATTATTATTATAAAAAACAAATTATGAACTATCATTTAGAGAACGCAAAGAGATACCTAATTTATATGTATCATCTTATTAAAGGAGGAGATTCTTTATCACGATTACTTAATCAATACGATAAATTAAATGAGGATGAAAAACAAATGTTTAACGAAAAATCCATTATTGACCCATCAGATTCTCATGTTGGACTTTTTAGTATTCTAAATAATAAATGGGGTGAATGGAAATTAAGAAAAGGTGAAAAGTATAGTCAATCCATTTTTAAATCCCATACCACCATAGGTTGGAGATATTTAACACCAAACAAAAATAGAGGTGTGATAGGATATCCGGAGCTATTCATAGGGAAATCCCCATTTGGAGGAGAATCAACCAATGAATACTTCCCAAAAAAGATAGACGATATTAATATTCTAAACGCCACTTACGATGTATCAATGTATGTCGAACCTAAAAAATACAATTTAGCATTTGATTTATGGGTAACTAAAGAAGGTAAGAATCAAACAAGTGATATCTCCCATGAAATAATGATATGGGAAGATAGAAATGTGGCAATGCCAGCAGGAAAATTCATAAGGGAAGTAAACACAACTTCAGGAATATATAGAATGTATCACACTTGGATGGACAGAACATCAGAAAATTTAGGAACAGATGGATGGTACTTTACAGCATTTATTAGAAAAGATAGACGAAGAGGTGGTATAGTTAATTTAAAAGAATTTATTTACATTATGTTAATAGATAATTTATTAAATGAAAACCACTTTGTGTCAACAGTAGAGTTTGGAAATGAAATTTACAATGCATGTGGATATACAATAGTCAATGATTATAAATTAGATATAAAATAACCCCCAATGTTTGTATGTCTTGGTGTTATATTGTATCTTTGACATATGAAACTACTTAAATATTTGATTATCCGGACAACAACAAAGGGTTCTAATGAGGCAATTAATATATATAATACATTATATAACACTAATGTGGTTATGACCCCTATAAAACCCTTACCCGTTGTTAAACCTACTGTGACTGTTCATAACTCCCCACTGAAACCTACAGATAAGAAACAGGAAATGATAGATTCTTTGGAATACCTTAAAGGTAAAACTGTGAAGACAAAAAAAGACAAGGAATCAATCTCTATGTTGGAAGCTATCTTGAAGAATATGACATAATTACCAATTATGTATATCTCCAATACCCATATTCTCCCAATCTAATGAACCCGGATTTGAAAAATATACCTCATCAGGTTCAATATTCGCTCTACTTTTAAACCATCGGGAGATTAATTGGGTTTTCTCATTTTCATCAAATGAGAAGATATCTAAAATATTCTCAAAACTATTTGTAACATATAAATGGTCTCTCTTTTCAGACCATCTCATAATAATATCACCATCATTGTTTTTGAACACCACTTGTTGATTACTATATACAGAATCTCTATTTGAATCAAAATCTTCTCGAGTTAACTCATTAAAGATATCGTCTAATAACTTATACGCCAAATCTTTTCTTTTATTCTCTGTTATTAATATTTTCATTATATTTTTAAATAATCATCCGTTATTTGTTTAACCTCTAATCCCGTATTTTCTTCAAACCACTGTTTAAACACCGGTTTCCATCTATTTCCAAATAAAGAAGTTAGTTTTTCACCAATCACAGGATATATGTGTAATAAAGGACAGTCATAGTTGTGTAAACGACCATAACCCGCAAAGTATTCATCTTCCGGGCCAGCATTTGCATTACAACCATAATAAATGTAAGAATCATCATCATTTATGAAAAAAACAAGGTCTCCAAATCTATCAACATCATCTTGGTAAGTACCAGCTATCGTCCTCATATTCTCATACCACCCATAATCCGGAATATAGTTATTATCCAACCACTTGCGTATTAAATTATCAACCTTATTTTCTGTTATTACTATTTTCATTCTTCTATATGGATTGATAGTGTTTTAACCGGTAATCCAAAAGTATTCTCAAACCATTTAATAAACGGTTTATCCCATCTATTACCAAATAATGAATCTAATTTTTCAAATAAATCTTTATCAGATAATTCTAATATAGGAGCTTCTTTTCTAAAACTTATTGATGATGGGCCTTTATAATATTCCGGAGTATAATAACTAAAAAGAAAATCAGTATTTGAATATCCACCACCCCAAAAATAATCAATCACCGATTCATCCCCATTATCATCGTCATCAACACTATCAGGGTGAGACCAACGAATATTATCAACATCAATTATTGATTCTATATATTTATAAATTGCGTCGTCTAATTTACTTTCTGTTATTACTATTTTCATATAAATAAATATCCCATAAATTAAAAAACCCCATTAATCTTGGGGGTTATCTTTTTCTTTATTATACACTACATAAAAATTATGTCCAAAGTAAGGTAAATCAATATTATCACCAAACCCCAATGTCTCAACCATATTTTCAAGGTCTCTATTGGACATCTTATTCAAAACCTCCACACCAACCTTTAATAGTATCAGTTCTATAACCTCATCTCTACTAATTTCTACTGTTGATTTCCACCCCATATCACATTTTAGCTTTACCCACAAATTCTATTAATTCATTCGCCAATCGTATTGCCTCATCATAGGACATATACAATCTTGAGTCAATACTTTTGTCCTGTCTCTCTACAACTCGTAATACAATAGCATTTTGAGTTTCATTTTCTTGGATAACCACTTCTTGATACCCACCATCCATTATTATTTTTGTTTCTACCCACATATCATTTAATTGAATTAGTTAATTTTTCTTTATAATCGTTGTCGTTCTTTTCAATATGGTATTTCGCCATCTCACTCATTGCTTTACGTAACCTTGAAGATTGTTTATTAAACGGATTGTAATACATCCAAAATGGAATTTCCCAAGCAAGTTTACCATCAATATAAGCACTAACAAAATCTCTATCAGAAAAAGATAATGTTCCTTCATTTGTTGTTGGATATTTCGGACTATAATAATCCACAAAACACCCATCCATTCCACACATAACTTCTCTATTCCAAAGTTCTTTGTCATTCTCTAATGACTCAATAATACGATTAACATATTTCTCGTTAATCTCCTTCATAGTCAATTTTTCACTCATAATCATCAAAATATTTATTCATCGGTATTGGTTTTTCATAACTTCCGATTTTTTTTAATTCCTTTTTCATTGTTGATATATCATCTTTAGTGTAATGTGGTGGAAAAGTTGGTTTCATCCCATATGGCATGTTATGTCTCTCTTCCCAAATTTTCAACCTGTGTTCAGCAGTTGATATCTCGTTAGCCAATTCCGTCCCTAATAACCATTTATCGTACTCATCTTTAGATTTAATAAGCATTATATCACCACCATAATTGGTGATTTTAGCATCCGGATTGGTTGTATAAACATTTACAATACCATCTTGACCATTGTAATCCTCACATAAATCATTCACCGCAAGTTCATTGGTTAATCTGTTTTTCCATTTACTACCATATGACCTAACCTCACAGATATAAATAAACCCATCTTCACGATTTTGTAAATAATTACCTATTTTGTTTTGAAGCTCTCTTAATTCTTCTACCGAGTATTTTATAAAATCTATTTCCATAAGGCAAATATAGGTATAAAAAAAAGAACTACCAAGTAGTTCCTTCTTTTTTTTTATTGTAAAACACCTTTTTGTGTGTGATGTATAATTTTAACCGGTAATTCAAACTTATCTTCAAACCAATTTTTTATCAATTTTTTATATTCCGGTGGTGTATAACCGAAATAAACTATAGGTGCAAGAATATCATCACAAATATATAAAGCTCTTGTCTTTTCACCGTAAATCATTATAACACCATCACCATTTCTATAATCAATTCTCTTATGTTCTCCTGTTGAATCTGTAATATAATCAACATCAATATACATATTAGAAAATGCTTTATCCAATTCTTTTTTTGCTAATTCGTCTCTACGACTTTCTTTTATTACTATTCTCATACATCATTTGATTTTATATTATAGACACTTCTGTATCTACTTTTTAAGTCATAATCACTCAAAGCTTCTAACTCACTAATCCCATATAACGCATTTTTATAAAGATAATTAATCATTTCTTCTCTACTTAAATTATCAGTACTAACCATTTGATAACATTTATGCCAAGCATCTAATCCGTGAGTTTCATCAATCTCTATTTCCGGATGACCAATCTCTTGTCCAAACTTGGTTGTGTATTTATCGTCATACCATTCAGTAATAACATTAAATATAAAGGTTTTTCTAACCTGTAATATTTTAGATAAATAATTAATCTCTTCTTTATCAACATATAAATCACCGGCAAAAAACTTTACATCCTCCACATAATCGGGACCATAATTTTCATCACCATCATTCATAAAATTATACCTCGCCTCAATAATAATTTTATCTCCTTTACACCATTCCTCATTATAGTTCCCGTAATTCTCTTCAGTAGGTGGAGTGACTCTTGTTGTATTAGAGATAATTTTCTCCATATGTTTAATAATAATTGATTTAGCAGCGTCTGTACCTCTGATAAATCGTTTACTAACTTCTTCTCTTAATATCTTTTTAATTAAATCTTTCATATTATTTAATAATTCTGAACCTTAATAATGGTTTGCCATTTATTGTTATATCACCTTTTTCATTCTTATCTATTGTCTTAACAACAACCTTTTTGTTTTTGAATTTTCCACCCATTATGGTATCACCAACTTTAATATCCAATTTAATCATTTCACTTAATGTTAATTCTCTATTATCATCTTGAGTGTTCCAAATATCTTGCCCGGTTCCCTTGTGAATTAATTTAATTGAGTCTCTTGGTATATCATCAAAGGTAACAATATGTTTATACTTATCATCAAAATGAGCATCTTTATACCATTGAACATTTGATTTTTCTGTATCTATCACCCATATGTCATCATCATAAGTTGAATCAAACATATCTTTTTTCTTTAAACTATTGGTGGCAAATACTGCAGGAACACATTCTTCATCGTCACTGTATTCACTGGCTGCGTGAGTTAAATAACAATCACCTAACACCGCTCTAATCCCATAGTCCATAATACTATCTCGGTTAGACTTATTAGAGGAATGGACAACATATTTCCCGGGAGTAATCTCTTCTCCCTTAACCCTTTGTTCTTGCAACAATTTATATTGTAATTCTGTTATAATTATTTTCATATTATTCTATAGCTCTTTCTAAAAATATAACATCTTCTATCTCTTTATCACCATAAATACTTGGGTATTTACTAGTATAAATTTTAAAAATTCTTTTAATTAAATCTTTTCTTATTGCATTATAAATTTTACGGGAACCAAAAATTGGACTAATCAAATCATAAAAATAATCATCACTCACTTTAATAAATTTTTTGGTATCAAATCCGTAATATTCCGCTATCACATGTTTTCTTGTTCCCGGAGTTACAAATTGGATTTTTTTTCCATTCATTCTTACTTGGAAGGCTCTTATTAAACTATCCTTATCAATATCAAGACTACTAATAATAATATCTTTTAATTTTTCTATTTTTTCTTCACTAATCTTAATATCCATATGTATAAATATAACACGAGAGTAAAAATTACTCCCATCTTTTGAACGAAGGTAATTTTGAGTTCTTTTTACTCTCGTTTAATTCTTTTTATCTTATATTTCGTTTGCAAAATGGAACACAATGCGTAGAAAAGGGCGAATGAAATATATTACCAATCACCGCAAGATGAACCTTAATTTTTAGGGTTTATATTACCACCAAAAGTAATAAACCCCCAACAATGTGAGGGTTTACTTTTTTTTCATAAGTTCTCTTATTTCTATCTGTAATTGATGTAGTTCAGGGTCAGTCATAAGTAGATAACGCGATTTAATATCCCGATAATTATTTCGTATATCATTGATTGTCCATTTTAAAAATAGAGTAATTAAGTCAATTTTTATTTTTAGGTTTCTCATCTCTTAATATATCGTAAATCGCTAGACAGCAAAAAATAACCAACAATAATATAAAACCGTACAACGGGAATATTGGGTCGGGTATCACAACTTTTATGGTAATAGATTAGGGAAGATTAAGATATCTTCGTCTGATAAATACTCATCATCATCGAATTGTTCCATTTTTTTGTGATATTATTTCAATTATTTAAATATATTTGTATTTTTCTGTTAAATATTCTTTTTTTTCATTAAAATATAACAGAAAAGATACCATAAACTATTGATGATACGATAAAACCTATTATACATCCTTTTAAAAAACCATAATCCAAATTTGAGTTTATTGGAATTTTAATTTTACATCGTTGTCCATCACATATGACATTCCAATAATTTTTAATCATCTCATCAACAACAAAATCATCATTGTTTTTTACTTTTTCATCCATAACTTTTATTTTTCTGATTCACCAATTATTAAAAAACCTAAAACACCCAATACAAACCATACATTAACAAAATAAGTTAATGCGCCACATAATAGCATTAAAATATCGTACCTATTGTTTAATATAAATTGTTTTATTTTATTCATAATTTTAAATAGTTTAACAAACACAGTTTCCGTCACCACCTTTAGCTGGATTGCAAACGCATTCTTTTTTTTCTTTAACTACTCCGGTAATTAGAGTATATCCCTTGAATATCTCTAATAAAGATTTAATTTCATCAACTCTACCTTCACTATTGTGAACGGTAATTGTTTTATTTTCGTGATTTATAGTATGTTTCATATCAAAATTATTATATATAGAATAATAATAAATATTATTTGAGCAATCAATATTTTGGTACCCAACCTACTTTGTTTTCCAACTCTTAAATATTCTTGTCTTGTCATCTTAAAACATTTACGATACAAAGATATTCATTTATTCTTAATTATCAAAATTATTTATGGAATTCTATTATTTTCCATTTACCTTTACGGGTCTCAACAAGTGCGGTACAATTCTCACACCAATCTCCACTATTCATATAATTATCTTTAATCTCCGGTTGATGTATATGTCCGCATACGGCAACATCACAACCTTTTTTATATGTCAATAGTATTGCATTATGTTCAAAATCATTTATAAAATTAACGGCTTTTTTAACACCATTCTTTATATCTTTGGAGATAGAGTAATAAGGTAATCCTCTCATCTCACGATATTTGTTGTATACCCTGTTCATCCATAAAGCAAAGTCATAACCCATTGAGCCAATCTTTGCTAACCATTTTACTTTGGTGATAAACACATCTAACACATCTCCGTGAAACACATACATTTTACGACCATCAACAGATGTGAATGTATAATCCTCATCTATTGTGATGTTAGATAATTTGAATGGTATAAAATCTTTAATAAAATCATCGTGATTACCTCTGAGCCAAACGACATTTACATCTTTCTCACTCATCTTTATAATCTTTCTCAATACTTTGGTATGACTTTCTTTCCATTTACCACCTCTATTAAGAGCCCAACCATCAATGATATCACCATTTAATATTAATGTCTCTGTGGTGTTCTTTTCAAGGAATGAGATAACATCGTTGGCTCTACTTGATTTGGAACCCAAGTGTATGTCCGATAGAATTATTGTTTTATATTTCATTATGTCCAGTAATTATGTTCCTTTGTAAAGAACTCATCATTATTTCTATTAAACCAAGATTTAATCATCATCTTAACCATATAGAATAATCCTTTATTCTTAAATCTTCTTGATGTGGTGTAAACAATTTCGTTATCCACATAAAACTTATTTGGCGTTATCTTTGAACTTAAATGGTAATCCTCGGCAAACTTATCATCCGGATTAAATCCTCCTAATGAATTAAACACCTCTCTATTAAATAACATAAATCCACCTACAGCAAATGGTGTGGTGAATTTGGTTAAGTATTGGATAACATCAAATGATTTATATACATAATTGTAATGTCCATCATCTGTTCTCATTTTAGTTGTGGATAAATGATAATCGTTATTTTTCATTACCTTAACCATATGGGATAATAAATTAAGGTCAGTAATGAATATGTCGGCATCCAAAAATAAAACATAAGGTGTTTTTATCTTTTTGGTTCCGTTGTTTCTGGCTTCAGCTGGAAATCCACCTTTAACTATTTTTACATTAATGTTATTATGAAATGAATGAAGAATACAATTCTGTGTGAATCCGTTGTCTGTTGAAGAGTCGGCAACCATAACATTCACATTTTTAATATTAGTTTGCAAGTTTATTAACTCCAAAGTTTTCTTTATGATTAAACCCTCATTTTTACAGGGTATGACTATCGTTAAATCCTTACTTAAACTCATATACTAATATCGTCTAATCTGTAATTAACATTTTCATTTACTACATCATAATCAGGTGATGGATACCATCTATCATCAGGACTATAATCAGGTTTTTCAATATAATCTTCTGAAATTAATGTATCAAGGACGCCTTCTAAATTATAACCTCCATCTCTACTTAGATTATCTTCAAATATTACATCAATATCTTCATCATCAACATCAACTAAATTACTTAAATCAATTTGGATTTTGGCTCCATCACTATTAAAGAAAAACACATTACCATAAAACTCTAACGCCGATTTTATTTCATCCTGTAAATGATTAACATAATCGTCAGCGTCAGCATCATTTATTGCACCACCAATAGCATTTTTAATTTCATAATCACCATCAACTTCTCCTATCGCGTCTTCTAAAGATAAACTATCGTCTAATTCAATACCATCTCTTTGAGACATGTCTCTAACAATCGCCCATAACTTTTCTTCTGTTGGTTTATCCATTACATATTCAAAATAACTTGGTAAATCTTCATTATCGTGTTGACCCCATAAATTCCAAGCATCACCTTCCATTATCTCTTCAAAAATACTAACCCTTTTTACCACACCTGTTGTTCTATTAGTATAACTATTGTAAGTTCCCCCATCAATATACCTGTGAAAATCATCCGGGGTAATATCTAATGTAAATGTTGTTGGGAGTGGTTGGACATCAACAATTCCCATCTTACCTAACAATCGTTGCATGGTTCTTGATGAGAATAACTCCGGTCTGTTTTTATATAAATCTTTGATTGTTTCTTCTGGTAAATCAGATAGTTTAAAGTCCTGTTCTGATGCGTATTCTGTTCCAAATCCTTGAATTAAGTAATCCTCTTCTTCTCCTGAACCACCTAACACATAGAATAATGGTAAAATATATTGATGGTATTCATCTTTTGGTTTAGAGTTCTTAACACCCTTTAATTGATATAAAATACCATCCTCACCGATTGCGGCAGTTAGAACCGATTTATTTAATTTATATTTATTATTAATTGGGATATTTTGTCTTAATGAATAAAGATACCCATAACTACTTCTTCCACAATGCCCCATCCTGTTGCACTCAGCTTCTGAATTTTTTGTATTCAAATCCGCCCAATAAAACCCATTTCCGTTCTCATCTGTAAAATCTAATATGGTAGGGTTTGTTTCTTTATAGTTAATATCTCCCTGACCAACTTCTAAACTATCGTGCCATACCTCCGATTTTCCCCATAATTCTTTGAATGGTAAATTTTGGTATTCTTTGACATTACCATTTAACCCGACTCTAATCCAATCCATAATAGATTGTATCTTACTACGATGTCCGGTAATAAAACGATTACTATTCATTTTATCAACCAATGCTTGACCCTGACTAGCTGGCTTACCCCAACCTAACTCAATATTTTGCTGAAACTCCATCACTTTTTTAGCCATCCAAATTGCTAACGGACCACAAACAGAATCTAATATTTCAGCGTTCTCTTCGTTAAACCCAATCTTATCCAATAAGATTTGTTTCTTGGATGCTTCAGATATAATTTGTTTTATACTTTCTATTAATTTCATATCACTATAAATATATCAAAATTAAATAATAGGTTAATATATTTATTATAAAATAACCTTTATGAAAATCCTTACATTATTTTTATTTTTAGTATTTTCGTTATCATCTTATTCTCAAGATTTGGTAACCATCAAACATACCAATTATACCACAACATTTAGTAAATCATTAAAATATCCAATCGTTGTTGAGTGGTGGGAGACAAAAGATAATGTTGCTTGTCCAACACCGTTAAAAAGAAAAGACCAATTTCAACCTGACCCCCAATTATTAGACGATACTAACTTAATATCAGATTATGTTGGTTCAGGGTTTGATAGAGGACATATGAGCCCTGCTGCATCCAATTTATGTAGTGGTGATAAAGTTCTAACAGAATGTTTTTACTTCTCTAATATGTCTCCCCAGACACACGCATTAAACGCTGGTTCGTGGAAATTGTTGGAGGTGGAGACAAGAGCAATTGCAACAGAAAAAGATAGTATGCATGTGTGGTGTGGGAACATCGGAGAATTAAAGAAAATTGGTAGAGTTTCTGTCCCAACCAAATGTTGGAAGGTAATCTATATCAAAAAGACAAAAACATTTAAAGCGTATCTTTTCATTAACAATACATCTAAATCGGATGGTATAATAGACAACGAAGTAAGTGTTCTCTTCATCTCAAAACTAACCGGATTAACATTTAAATAAAAAACCCCCTGAAATGGGGGTTTTGTTTTATAGATTAAAAGAGAAGTGATTAGTCCCATCAAAATCAAAAGTCGCTATTACATCATCACGACCCCAAACAAGCCGAATATATAAACTAATATCGGGATATAAATTACCGGAGTTCCCTGGAAATGTAATGATGAGTTTTGTTTTATAACCTCTCATCACACCAACATAACCTATCGTAGGAATATCATAATCACACTCAATTAATGTGTTAATAGACACGGAATTAACATACTTCGGATGGTATCGTTTCAATATCTTTCTAAAACTTTCAACTCCTGATACCATTACCCTTTATACCAATCTATCTTTGGACAATACTTGTTATATTTAGCCTTCACAAATTCCACCACCAAATAAGTTTTTTGTTCCTTTGGTTCACCCCATATTCTCCAACCATTCTCATCGTATTCTATCTTACAGTTCCATTCTTTAAGTTCTTTAACACCTTCAATAACACCAATAACAATCGCAGCCGCCCATATCATAACACCAAGTGTCACCATAAACATATAAAAAGAGTCTTTTTCAGGTTTAATAAAAAACCATCCGATAACCGATAACATAGATGAAACACAAAATAACAAAAAATAAATCAAGACACTAAAACCAATGCGTTTTCCGGTACTGTTATCGTTATAATTATAATCTTTACCCATTATTAATTCCACTATGATTACCGGAGCACATACCAACGAATAAGGGATTAACACTAACCAAGCTAAAACTAATTTCCAAAAATATGGACATAAGTTGTTTGGTAAAATATTTGTTCCGTAGAACCATCTGTACAGTTTTGAACTGATTGAATTTTGATTTAATTTCACAATCCTAATTTTTGTCTTTTTGTTTTACTTTTCTTTGGTTCTCTCAACTTAACATATAGTTTTTTAATCTCACCATACGACTTATACCATCTTGGTATTGCTCCCACACCCTGAATATAACAACCAATTAAACAAGACCGTACGGAATTTGAAATATAAGGGTTATCAGTAGAACCGAGTAATATTTGTGGTTTTGACCCATCCATCATATACGGATTAGATTCTCTAACTTTCTCAAGGAACTCTAAAACATCTTTATCTTTAGGTGGAAATCCCACAACCGAAATAACTCCAATTTCATTCACAATTAAACCAAGACATAATAACGATAAAATAATTTCTACAAACATAACTTTCTAATTTCTATTTAACAATATTCCTTGAGTCGAACCGAAAACATTATTAGAACCATAAGGTGATTTACCTTTATTCGCCCATACTCGTTCAGTTTCCGCTCTATACAACTCCAACATTTTAGGTTGAGATAGTATCTCTTTTGTTTTAGCATCATAGATAGCCGCCTCATAGTTACCTTTAGCAGTTGCGACTTTCTTCAGAGCCGTTTGTTCTGCTTGTTTTGTTTGGGAGATAATAGTTGCTGTCTCTTGGAGAACGGCAATCTTTCTTTCAATAGCCTTTTTATATGATGGTGGTAACGCCATTTTAAGGATTGCAATGTTATTTAATATAAACCCTTCTTTCTCTAAAGATGTAGTTAATGTTTTGGTCACATTTGCCTCATATATATTTCTATGTTGTAATAAACTATCTGACGCAAAATTAACAGCGTTATCCAATAATTCTTTTCTAACAATAGTTCTCACACGAGTATTAATTAAATCTTCCATATCTACTCTGTATTTAATGAACAACTCAGAAGCTCTAGCTCTCTGTAATTGTAAATTAATGGAAACATCTAAACCAAATGTCGCCCCGTCAGATGATGTCACATCAATATGTTCATCTGCTGGTGAATCTTCACTTATGTCTGCCGTCCATACTTTGTGTTGGACCGATGTTGGATACATAAACACATCCTGTGTTGGGGGAAAATAAAAGATAAACCCGGACGCCATCTCAATGTTGGGAACCCCTTTATTTGTCCCAATTTGGTCAACAACCAACGCAACTTCTGCCGAATCGGCAATTTTACAAGAACTAACTCCCGCAATCAACAATAACACTAAACTTACCGCTACTAAAATTCTTTTCATTTTTATTTTTTTTAAATTAATTTGAGTACAAAGATACTACATTTTTTTTAATACACAACTTTTTTATTATTTTTTTTCTTTATCAAAGAAAACACCCCACATATTCTTCAGAAACATTACAATATTATCCAAATAATAAATTATAGGACCAACAGTAATTAACGCTAACATTAAAACTCCACCAAAAAAATAATGGGTGTTAGGTAATGTCATAAGGTTGAATGATAAGTTAACCAATTCTACCCAAATAAAGAGTCCAATTAGAACTCCGATAAATTTTAATACATTTTTCATCTTACTTTTCAATTAACATATTTGTATTCGCAACCGGAACTCTTAATACCGGAACCACCGAACTTGCCGATTTTTGCATTATTTCGTAATACCCATTCTCAATTCTTACCGTTGGCACATCCTTAAAAGAATATAGGTTAAATCCGTCAGCCCCGGATAAAAGGTTTACTGTTTTTTCTGTCGTATTAAATACGAGTGTTTGTACATTCATAGTTATTTTTTTTTACAAAGATAATCATTTTTTTTAAATAAAAATAGTGTTTTACATTTTTTTTTATTATACCATATTTATTGTAAAGAATTTTATGGAAAAAGATAGATTGTTAAAACTTGTGAGTAAAAGCTCTAAATCATTCAAAGATTTAACTCCAACACAAATTTACAATAAAATACAATCCGACTCAATATTTGAACCTTTTTTGTCTATATTACAACCTAACGATATTGTATTATATTGTTTTTTAGTTAATCAAAACCAATTAAAAAAAGATATTGATGAGATGTATGACCGAATAACTAGTGGTCTATACGCTGTTCAAATTGCTGAAATAGACGAACAAAACCCTGAAGTGGATTGTTCATATTGTGATGCTGGCATTGTTAATTGTAGTAATTGTGATTCATCAGGTGTTATCCCTTGTGGTCAATGTAATGAAACCGGTGAAGTCCCTTGCCATTATTGTGAAGGTAGTGGCATGAGTGATAATGAAACCGAATGTCGAGAATGTGAAGGTGATGGTAATGAAACTTGTAATGATTGCAATGGAAATGGTGAAGTTGATTGTCACTGGTGTGATGATGGTTATAACCTTTGTGATGAATGTGGTGGAAGTGGTGAAATACCCGACTATGATTTAACATCAGTTGTCTATTCAGAGTTTGTATCTTGGAGCGAAGGTTGGAGAAATAATTTTGACACCTATGTTTCAGATGAAATCATTGATACTGATGATTACCATAATTTTATTGATAATAATCAAACTTTATTACTTCACTATGTTACACTCAAGAGCGAACATTATAAAGATTTTGAAGTTGGGGATTTAGTTTTTGATGAATTGGTATTTCAACCAACAATCAGTAGAGCAGGAACAATAGGAAATAAATTAGTAGTTAAAAACTTTAGACATTAAAATGGAAAAAATTATCGCAATGTATTACAAATCCCTTAAAAAACCAACAAATATAAATGGTCTTTTACTTTATCCATTTATGGAAGATGGAAAAATAAGATGGGAATACGATAACCAAAACAATGTATCATTTAATATTGATACAATAGAAGGATATTTAGAACAATTAATTTATGATTTTTTTAAGTTAGTTGGTATTGAACCTGATTTTAGAGAACTAACCCCTAAATATTGTAAAATAGATTCTCCTAAAACTTTATATATTAATAATGAATTAAAATCAAAACTTGAAAAGTCATTATCTAAAATAAAAACAATGCATCTTTTTGATGGTGAAAAGAATTTTAAATGCAATTCACAAATGATTAATTGGGAATTAAAAAGACAGGACAACGAATCATTATCTCTTTATGTTAGTTTTAAAATTTACAACGCATCTATAGATAAAGAACCTGTTGACGATATTAAAGCGAGTAAGTGGTTACAAGAATTTACTTATTCTGATTGGGCAATGGAAAGTGAAGAAGATGTGATACACGAAGCGACAAGTATCATATACTATGAAAAAAATATATATGATAAAGATTATATGTCTATCAATACGGTACTAGATTATTATGATACTGAAGGTAATCCAATGCTTCGTTAAGTGAAATCAATATCAACACAAACCATTGGTAACCATTTTTCTATTTCATCAAGAATACTATCCTTAACATCATCTTCAACCCAACTTGGTAAATCTGTAATGTATTTCATATATTCCCAATCACCTTCAAACCCAACCTTAATTTCAATTGGTTCAAGATATATTGTCCCACTATATATACAATTATTGTATTTTTTAGTTTCCCAAATATTAACACGGTCAATCCTATAAATCACAGACCAATTGGCATAATCATTATTAGTGGAATACGGCATCATATATTTTCCCTCCATAGTCATAACTTTATTAAATAATTTAGTTATTAACTTTTTAATTTTTTCTATTTTTTCTTCAGGATTCATTATATGTAGTCAGGGAATAATTCATTTATGTTTTGAATAGTACGTCTATAATCCGGATAATCAGGGATTCTAAAATCAAGACGATTTTCCTCTCCATCATCCATAAGTTCATTCATCATAGTTAACCAAGACCCTATATAATCAATATTATACTCATAACTTCCCCACAAATTTCTATCCCCAACATATTTTTTAATTGAGTTCTTAACTTCATTGGGATTAAATTTGATATAATAATATTCTATAAGTTGGTCAGGATAATTTCTTTTAGGTTCTGATAACCATTGTGTTGATTTAGTATCAAAAAAAGTCTCTAACTCATTCATAACCATATCGTAAATTTCAGATTCTAACGCGTTATTATAAGCATTGTTATGAATATTATATAATTCACTTTCTAAATCTTCTAAATAACCTTCATTCATCAAATAGTTCATTGATTCCTCATCACCTATAACATCACCAACATTATCAGATTCTAAATAAAAAACACCCTCATCATCTACAAAATTTTGAAATAAGTCAGGACTATCATCATCAACCTCAATCTTCCAATTGGTTAATTTATCTAAAATATATGTTTTTAATAAATTAAGATTATTTGGATTTAATTCACTAATAACATCACGATAAACATCATCCGTTGTATTATCATATGGATGCCAACTATCTTCACCCAATACCGATATAGCCACTTGAGCCGCAGTTAAATCTCTACCTCTATCATCAAATAAAATTGATAAATCTTCTCGGTCACCCATTTTTAAATAATAACCATCTTCTTTTTGAACAATATTTGACAATTGTTTTATACATTTTTGAAGAACCTCCTCACTACCTAATGTGTTAATCATATAGTCAAGTAATTCTAATTGCTCATCCTCTAATTCACCAATAAATGGGTCAATTAAATGAATTAAGTTTTTAGATTTGAAGAATCTTAATACACTGTTAATATCCCCAAATATATCAACAAGATGATTAAGTTCTCCTCTATTAAATTCCTCAACATATTTTAATAATTTATTATCCATAATTGAATTCAGTTTTACTCGTATATTCCGGTGTTCCGTAGATGACTTTTATTCCAGTGTTTGTTGTTATATTATCTTTAAAATAATCATTTATACCCCAATCTACCTCATCTCTTATTTCCCACCCAAAAATATCATCATTTAATGCGTCTTCTAATGTCCTGTGTCCATTACCTAAATCAACACTACCCGCCATATCATCCACCTTTATTCTAACAACAACAAATGGTTCGTCATCATCTAAATCCCAATTATCAATATCCACAACCTCAAAAAAGAAATCATAATTACCATAATCATCTATATGATGGGGATTTTGAAGTAATAAAGATTTTGCTAACTCTTTTGCTTGGTCATTACCTCTAAACTCAACTAAATATTTATATGCTTGGTCATAAGTAACCATTGGATTACCGCTATCTAATCCGAACAAACTAATGAAAGTTTTGTCTACTTTCCATTTTCCGGTCTTACCCCAATATTTAAAAAAGATGTTTTTTAATTTGGATTCTGTCAGTATAAATTTCATTGATTAATCGGTTCTTTATATTATAATTATAATGATAAATACTTAAAACTACAGAAATGGCACATCCAATATTACATTCTAAATCATCCGCCAAAAAGTTTGGTGGTATATGGGAAGATTATATTCACCTACATAATTGGTTAGATGAGACCAAGGCGTGGTACGGACACTCATTACATAGAATTTTCCGGCATCATTCTGAAGGTATTTTTGAAATGGAACAGAAGTTTGGACCATCCTTTACAAATAGTGATGGAAAAATTGTTTATACCCGATATGTGGGGGAACAACATATTAAAGAAGATTGTTATAATTATATTCCAACAGCCCGTGAGTGGTTACAAGCATTAGAAAATAAAGAAAAGCCTATGTGGATGATAAGAACTTTAGATATTAATGTAGATTAACATATTTATAATAAAAAAAGATTATGCAACCAGAAATAACAGAAGACCAATTAAAATCCCTTAAATTATTCGCAATCTATTGTCAAGGTTATGGAGCCGATGAAGTTAATCACACCATATACACAATGAATTGTGAGGAAGATTGGAGAGATAATGAATTTTATCCAACTAACGGGATTAGTAGTATAGAAGGATATGATAGAATTAATGAAGTTCTTGACCAAATTATTGACCAAAACGAGTTATTTGAAAATAGTGTTACTGATTGTGAAAATAGAGGACAATTAGTGTTTAACATTGATTGTAAAGAAAGAACATTAACTATAAACGCTTGGGAATGGCAATATGGTTATAACGAATCTTCAGCATCTTGGACATTAGAAGAGATTAAAGAGGATGATGAAGATTATTATAATGAAGTTATTCAGGTATTTGAAATGTTAGGTGATGGTAGAACAGCAAGTGTTAGTTTTGAAGGAGGTGGTGATTCAGGTTCTTTAGATAATTATATGGATATTGAGGGTCAAAGTGAAGATATTTCAGCAGGTCTTGAAGATTTATTATATAGATTATTAGCTAGTCATTATGGTGGTTGGGAAAATAACGAAGGTTCTAGAGGAGATTTTATATTTAATCCCTCCGATGGTGAGATACAATTAGAATTCCTTGAAAATACTGAAGAAGAAGTTTCAGTCCCACTAAATTTCACAATAAAGTTTTAATAAAAAACCCCACCGAAAGATGGGGTTTTTATTTATAATTAAATCATTTTAAGGATGATTTCAGTTTTACCCTCCCATTTTATGATTTTAGATTTTGGTATCCAAAAGTTCATTACACCTATCTCATCAACCTTTTTTAGATACTCCTCTCTAAATCTTTCAGTCTGACTTCTGTCAGTGATGTAAGGAATACCCATATGTTTAGAACATAACTTACCAACTCCGGTTAACATAGAGAACTCATCGGTCAATGTTTTAGCACAACATCTACAAATATCACCTCTCTTAATAGTCATCTTACCTTCAAATTTAACCGCTTTTGGAGAAACACCCAATACTTTGGTAATATCAATCAAAATTGGGTTAAACTTTAATCCGTATTTTTCTTTCAAATCTTGACCAATTGTTCTACCAATTTTAAGAGTCTCACCAGGAGTAGGAATTTTTAATTGGAGAGTTTGTTTTTTATCAGATTCTTTTTGAATTTGATTCAGTGCCGCTCTAACTTGACTATCAGTTAAAGTCCCGTAGGTCATTAATTTATTTTTAATGTCCGCCATAAATACATTAGTACCATCGTATTTAGCGATTTTCTGTAAATCTTCAGACATAGTCTCAATTTTAACTGACTGAATCCCTTTAAGAGCCTTTTCCGCCGACTCAAGTTGTTTTGGGGTTAGATTACCCCATTTTTTTAATGAAGCTTTAAGATTTAAAAGAAATGGAGTAGTACCTTCGTAGTTTCTTACTCTTGAGAAAATAGTCGATGTTGATGTAGTTGTCATAGGATGTTTGTTTTTAGTTTTGTGAGTACAAAGATAAGCCTTTATTTCATATAACCAAACTTTTTATAAAAAAAAAAGGAACAAAATGTTCCTTTAATTTAATGTATGAATTCAAATGTTGAATTATCCTCTGATAAATACTTTTCATTACTTGAGATTATTTGTCGTTTTATCCCATTTTCAACCTCTTCAACAAATCCCGGAATATTTTGGTAGTCATTATCAACAACCATTTTATTATTAACAACTTTACCGGCTTTAATTATTGTAATAGTAATTTTAATTTTCCCACCTTCTTCTTTAATATCTGAAATGGTATAACTTACTTTTTTTGCCGTATCACCATAACCCAAAGTCAATAATTTTTTAGAACCAACTAATTCAGATTTAATTTTTGTTGTAAAATTTACCACTTTTGCATTATTAATCTCCTCTAAAGTATAAACACCATACATAAGACCTTTAATATCGTCTTGAGTAACTTTTATAACATCACTCTTTAAATCTGAACTATAACTTATCGGATTAACTTGGGACATTTGTTTGGATGTTGACATAGAATAAGTGTCTGACACTTTAAACCACATATTATTGATAAATAAATAAATTGGATACCATCCATATGATGTTATAACATAATACCATTCATTTTTTCTATTAACATCCCATTTACCCTCAAGATTAGACCCTTTAAATGGCATTTTAGCCGAAGCATACTCTGAAGCTTTATTATTTGGTGTCTTACTTTGTTTAAATAATCTATAATCTTTGAAGTTCTCTTTGGTTAAATTTTCATAGTCCCCATCTTCCCTAAAATTTGCAGTATAAACTTCATAATAAAATAAAGCATCTCTGGATGGTAATCCAAAAACATCCATCATCCTTTTAATTAAATCAACTAATATTTTTTTAGTCTTTGCCTGATGTTTGTGTTTGTTAAGGTATTTGAAAAGTAATATTTCCTTTTTTGATAAAGGATTTTCATTTTCACCACCTTCAAGCTGTTCTTTTAATATTTTCTTAATTAAATCTCTCATTTTAAAAATATGTTTGTTCAAAATATAACACCTGGAATTTATCGTTCTTATCAATTAAGTTACCAGCATTGATTAAATCATTGTATTCTACAACAGCATTTTTTTGAAATTTTCTAAATTTAGTTAAAACATCAAAAGTTGTAATATCATCATTAAATAATGATTGTGAGTTTTTATTATACTCATTCATTAAACCTAACTCCATTTTATATGCTCCGTGAACAATATCAATTAGGTTAGAAAAATCGTGTTTAGTTGGTGCTTGGGGTATTTCCGGTTGGACATTAAAATCCACCATATATTCCTGTAGAGTTTGAGCATGTGTTAATTCATCCGCCGCTTCATTTGTGAAAAATTCTGCAGCTTTCTTATAATTCATATCCTGACACCAATTGGCTGCCGCTCTATAATAATAATGAGCCGTGTATTCATCTTTAATTCTATCTGTAATAATTTTAATTGTTTTTGTATCTAATTTATACAAAGTAACCTTACTAATTTTAGCCAAAGTATTATCAGCCTCACTTATTATTTCGTCGTTTGATGACATATTCTTAATCTGTTGGAACATTTTGTCCGTTAATGATTTATTTTCCATATTTAATTATTTTTATTTCCCAATTATTATGTCACTATAATCTAATTTATTCATACCGTCAATTTCTTTCTCATCAACAACCTCATCATACATAAATGCTTTCACAACAGATGTTATACTTTCCTCCGCCTGAGCAATTTTACTTTCCATCCAATCATCCAATTGAACGCTTCCATTTTCATCCATCTTTTCCCACATTTTTTCAGCTAATTTAAATATAGTGAAAAGGTGTTGGCGACTCATATAAGAACCTTGACCTTCATTTTCTTTAATGGTTTTCATTTTATCCACCAACTTTTCAAGTTGTTTTTCTGTTAATATAATGTTTTTCATATTCAGTTTATTTATAAATATATCATAAAACAAAAAACCCCCACTATTGTGAGGGTTAATTTTGGACCGACAGATGTCGGCGACTCCACCATCCTATTTTTAAAGAGAATCAGGAAAACTCCGTGTGTGATGAAACTCTAAGACCATCAACTTCTTTATCATAATATGATGATATATATGACGAATAACTAGATTTATGTTTATCAATATATTCTTGATTGAGAACATAACCATCCGGTTGGCCCCACTCTAAAGCCATCTTAATAAACTCTTCGGTGTTTTGTATTTCACCATACTCATTAACTATTCTACCTGAACGGATGAACGTTAATAGTTCTTCTTTATTGGTATAGAATTTATTGTCTTGGAAGTTCCATAGAAATTTCCAACCTGAACTTCTTTTTCCGATATGAATTTTCATATTTTCCAAGAAGACATCCCAAGGAGATAGGTTTTCAAACCCTCTCTCTATTGTTCTGAAGTCATTTCTAATGTTATTTGGACTCCATATATCCAAATCATTTATTTGTTCCACCAAATCAAGGTATTTGAGTCTAACCTCACTTGGTTTTGGTATACGAAAATAATTTGTGCTCATACCTTATTATTGTTTAGTTACTAACGCCTCTACTTTACTTCTCATATGGTCCGCCAAATCATAATCATTAACTGATGTTACGATAATGGAATCTACCAAATATTTGTGGGGGATGTGGATTAAGAAATCCATCCCGTTGAAGAACGACAAATCATTCTTTAATTCAATACAACCTTGAATCATCTTCAAAAATAACTTGAATTGGGTCGTGTCCACGAATGTTTCGTGTAATAGTTTTCCGAACTTCTCGTTCTCAATTCTGATAGTGTGAGTGTTTGTCGTCATATGTTTTAGTTTCTATGGTACAAAGATAATCTTTTTTTTAATAATACCAAACATTTTTTAATATTTTTCAATATTATATGAACCACAGATTCTGTGCTCTCTATTATACTCATCTTTGAATGTAATACATCCGTTTTTCTCCACATATGTATTAGTGAAAAAATTTGTGTTCTGAGTTCTATTACCCGAAATGGTAATTTCATAATAGTGACCATTTATTGAGACACGACTTACCATATACATTCTGTGTCCAATAATAACAAATACAAATAAAAAAATAACACCCACCAAAGTCAATAACTTATTTACCATATTAATTTAATTTAAATTCCCGACAAAGATAATCCTTTTTTTAATAATACCAAACTTTTTTATATTATTTTTTCATCGGATATAAAATTGTTTCCAAAGTTGCTTTATACGCCGAAGATTTAAATGGGTCTTTTTGATGTTGTATAGCAGCACCCTCAAATAACTCAATTGCTTTATCTAACCCATCATATTTAACAATCATTCTACCCGCAGCGGGAATCGTAAATGGATTACTCACTTTATGTTTATCACATATGTTATCAATCGTCTCTTTAATTCTCTCTTGAAATGTCTTTTCCATCTTAATATTCTGTAATGTTATACATACCACATATTCTATGTGACCTACTAAACTCATCTTTAAATGTTATACACCCGTCTTTCTCCGCATACTTTTCAGTATAGAAACTTGTCTCTTGACGTTTATTACCCGGGATGGAGATTTCATATAAATGTTCCCCCTTTTTTAACCCACTAACCAAATATACTTTGTAACCTACAGAAGTTATAACAAGTAAAAAAATTATCACTATAAAACCTATCACACTATTTCTCATCTTATCTAAATTTTTCCATTCGTTTTTTAATCAACTCCGCAGTATCGTAGTCCTCATTCTCAATCGATTGTTTTAAATAAACCTCACACTCAACCTCATTCATCAAATCCACCGGTTTGCCATCAACTTTTTTACCGGTAGATTTACTAGTTTCACCAACACCACCTGTAAATCCTGGCTCACAACCCATCACTTCTTTAGCTTTATCATAGTTTTCTCTCCAAGTTGCAGATTTGTTAAAATTCATGACTGACCAATTGACTTGATAAGTCATCTTATCACCACAACTAATATAAAGTTTATCCAAATCCCAACCTTCAAGGATTGCAAATTCCTTATTATTTTTTTCCAATATTCTATAATAATCACTTCTAATCAGAGATAATTTATCACCAACTTTCCAATTTTTACATATTGATTTTCTATTTTTTTCTTGAATGGCACCAATGATACCAATCAACATCAATATTACCACAATAACACTTAAAATAATCCCTAATACTATCATAATTTATTTTTTTATTTATTTGTCCATATTTTATTGTTCTGTAGTTGGTTTCAACCACAATAGTTTGTTTTCAAAAATGTAATTCTTTAATGTTGGGAAGTAGTATAATGTCTCCAAAGTTTTTAATGTGTCGTGTTTGAAACATTTTAATAATTCCTCCCGGATTCTTTCCGTTGAAACGACCCCCATTTTAGTTTCATAGTCATAGTTATTGATATAGTAATCCAAAAACTTTAAACTAAAACCTTTTGTTATTGAGAATCTAATTGCTCTTAAAATACGGAGGGGGTCATCATCAAAAGTTTCTTTACAGGACTTTGGAGTGATTAAAACTCTTCTTTCCAAATCAAGTCGTCCACTGAAATAATCAATGATGGTACCATCCTCATCTTTGGCAAGAGCATTTAATGTGAAGTCACGTCTCTCTAAATCATCGTATAGTGTCCCTGGTTTAACAATTGGTGTTCTTGTTCCGGGAATGTACCCAACTTCTTTACGAGCCATCACAAAGTCAGCAACACCACTATACTTATGGTCTTTTGGGAACTTTGCTCTGATAGTAAAACAATCGGCAGTGATTAAGAACAATTCAAACTTCTCATCCTTCAGGTATTGTTCCAACATAGAGAACATAGATTCCGCAGTATCAAAGTCCTGCAACAATTTGTCATTAGGAACCGCAACATAATCCACATCTTTAGATTCAAGACCTAAAATCTCATCTCTAACCTTTCCCCCGACTTCGTAAAACTTAAACATATTTTCCACTTTCTATTATTTTATTCGACAAAGATAATACTATTATTTATATAAACAAAAAAAACCTCAACAAATTTTACTCTGTTGAGGTTTTTATTATTCCAACCAGTTAAAGAAAGGGGTTGTTGGCTAAATGAGTATATAAATATGCGGTAAAATTAGAAAAATCAATCTTTTTTCAATAATCTCATAATTAATTTACATAATTGGTCCGATTTATTATCAAATGGCAGATTTTCAAGGTTAAAATATCCACATTCTGTATGTTCTTCTCCATCCTTCGCACTTTCTAAATCCGGATTTATTGGTTCGTCTGTCTCCATCATAAAAACATACATCAACCCTTTTATTTCCGTACCATCCCGATTATATCTTTTAACAAACCCAACTAATTTTAAATCATTATCTAATGTATAGTTAGTCTCTTCTTTGAATTCGCGTTTCACACCATCCATAGGGTGTTCCCCCTTTTCCAAATGACCACAAGGAATACTCCATTGTCCTGGTAATTCACCTGTAGCGTTTCTTTTACAAAGCAAAACCTCGTCACCACATTTAACTATTACTCCGGAATATCGTTTAACCTCTTTCATTTTATTAAATTTATGATATTTATCTATATGATAATAAATATAGGCAATTCAGAATTCAATGTCAAAGTAGTTTTTTCAAAAAAAGATACATCAAATGGTATGATGGGTAAGAGATTTGATAAAACTTTTAATGGTATGTTATTTTTAATGTCTGATGGTCAACACGGATTTTGGATGAAAGATTGTATCATACCTTTAGATATAATTTTCATATCCAATAATGTAATTACAAAAATATACCATAAGTGTCCACCTTGTAATACCAACGAATGTAAATCATATATTGGTGAAGGAGACACAATTCTTGAAGTTCAAGGGAACACCTGTAAAAAATTAGGTATTAAAATTGGTGATAAAATATCCGCATAAAAAATGACCCATTATAGGTCATCTCTTATTTTTCATATTATATCAAACCCTTTACCGCATTTCCTAACAATGGAGCCAATAGAGTTGTTATTGGGTCAGACCCTGTTTTAGGTTGAGTTGGAGGTGTTGGTTTCATTTCCTTATTTTCACCACCAAATTCACTATTAAACAATTCTTTATTTTTTGGGTCACTATTAAATTTCTCAACCTTTTGGTCTATGTCCGTAACCTTTTGTTCCAATTCATCCGGACCAACAAAGTTATGAATACCTAACATATCTAATAATGCCAAATACCATTTACTTCTTCTCATTAATGACCTTGTCGCCGCATTACCACCAATTCTTGGGACACCACCAACAAGTCTATTAAGGAAGGATGGTTTTAACGCCTCATAACCTCTGAAAGCCTTGAATTTACCTGTCGTACCCATTTCTTTACTTGCTTTAGTAAATAATTTCACATATTCTTCCAATAAATTAACAAATCTACTACCTAAATAAGGAACTTTACCAATAGAAGACCTTAATGTAGTTATTAATTTCTCACCCCAAGCCGGAGATTTTTCTACCATTTTAGCAATTGGCCCACCAACTGATTTGGCAGCTCCAGCAACTTTAACAGCATCACCAGTAAGAGTCGCCGCTTTAAACGCTTTTGCTCCTTCACCACCTAATTTCATAACACCTACAACCGGTTTAGCTATAATATCACCAAAAATAGGTAAAGCAGCAATAAAAGATAAAATCGCAAACAATTTATCTCCTTGTCTCCAATAACTAATACCATTAACTAAATCCACAACACCTGTTGGGTCAAATATACCCGCAATATCACCAACGGTATTATACCATTTTGACTCTGAAAGTAATTTTTTCTTTTCAGGGTAAAGAGTTTTCATTACCTCAACAACAAAAATTTTCTCACCACGAGTTAAACCTTCCCACTTTTCAGTTAACTCATTAATTTGATTTAATTTTTTCATAATTAATCTAACCCCAAGAAATGAATACCTTTATCAATAATACTACCTTCTTGAGATACACAACTTTTGAATATTTGAACATCTGAGTCAGGCATTTTACTTTGTGTTGCAGGACCCCAAATACCGTCCACAGGATAAACACCAATTTTAGATTGGTATTTACTCAATGCTTGTTTAACACTATCACCCAAGAGTCCATCAACTTTTAGTGGTTGATTCTTATCATCTCTATGTCCTTTTTTATTTAAAAAACATTGAATACCTTTCTTTAATTCAGGACTTTCATTTTGTTCAGTAACCAATCCGTATATTGAACGGATATCACTTCTTTCTTCTTCGGAAATTATAAATCTTTTTGCCATAATAAATCTTTTAGTTATAAATATACAGAAAACAAAAAAGAGGTTATAACACCTCTTCTTTTAATTCTAATTTTGTCTGTTTCTTATCATCAATGAATGCTTGAACTCTTTTCCGAGCAACTTCCGTATAATCCGGAGATAACTCAATTCCAATCCATCGTCTCTCTAATACTTCTGCCGCTACAGCTGATGTTCCACTTCCCATAAAGGGGTCAAGAACAATATCATCCTTATATGTAAGTATCTTAATCGCCTTCCCAGGTATATCCATTGAGAATGTGGCTTTAGTTAATGATTTAGTATCTGCAAAATATTCCCACCTTCCAAACACCAAGTTCATAAACTCTTTCTTGTCCTCATCCTTATAAACCATCTTATTTTTGATGGTTCCATCTTCCTGAATTACTTTAGTTGGTTCTCCTTCCCATTGGGATTGTCCTTTAAGTAATTTCTTACTCGTTTTCTTATAAGCCAATATGATACACTCTTTTGGGTTATAAATATAGGGGCTCGACGCTGACATCCATGAGTTACCACACCACACTAATTGTCCTGATTTTTCAACTAATAATGTTTTATTAGGTACTGACACACAATAAACTTTATCATCATAATCAATTGTGGTAACATTTTTTTTCTTTATATAACTTTGTTCTTTGTTGAGGATTTGAATTGTTGTCATTGGGTAATTAGATTTTATTATTTTACCATTCCAAAGTCTATCTTTCGCAAAATAACTATATAATGAACAAATTCTCCCCGATTCAAATAATAATCTAAGAATTTGGTCTTTCATTATCTCACTACATACAGAAATTTTCCACAATTCATTGTCTTTAGTAAAAGACCCATCACCATAAAATATCCATAATAATAATATTTCTTTCTGTCTTTTAGACATATTAAAAACATAATCAGGTATTGTTCTTAAATTTTTACTTTTTGTATCAAGTAAAAACGACGCCAATTGTTTTGAACAACAAAAATATTCGTTTTTTTGTTTTTTATATTCAAAATTAAATGGCAATCTCTCCAACAATTCTTCAATTTCTTTTAAAAATTTTATTTTTGTTTGATAAATAGATATTTTGTATATACCTCGTTTAACATCATACGTTAATGAACCATCTGTTAGAAAAATACCTAAAAATCTCATCCAATCATCCGCATCAACAATTACCGAATCTTCATTTCTATATATTTTTTTACTTCTTAACCCATACTCTACAGGAGGTATCACAACAGTTTTCACATCCACAACATTATTTAACCCATTATGACTTCTAGGTATTGTGAAAACCTCTTGAGTTATCTCATTAAATGGTATAACGTCTATTTTAGAGTTGTCTACTCTAACCATATTATGGTTTTCTGTTATAGTAAGATTAACCGAACGAGTTTTAATATTTACTAATTTACCTTTAAATGGTTTTTCAATATAATCAAAAGCCTTTTGATACTCAATTTCTTTAGTTGTAGGATTTAATGTCATAAATAAATCCGTCTTAATATCAACATCCTTAAAAAATTTAAGACCATTATTTGTCATAACTTTAGTTTCATTATCATAACAACCCCAAGCAGTTTGTCTCACTCGGTGTGGTGAATCCTCAGTTAAATCAACCATCCCGTAAAATTTAAAACCAACTTCCTTCATCTTCATCCAAAATTCAGCGTTGAATAATATTCTACCTCCTCTTTCTTGAACATTCACTTCTATTGGAACATTGATGGCGATTCTTCCGTCATCCTTTAACACTCTATACGCTTCAGTTAACCATTTTGTCGTAAAATCCCAATACTCATCCATTGGAATACTATCATTATACACATCGTATTTGATGTTAACAGAATATGGTGGACTAGTCACCACTAAATCCACACAACCTTCAGGAAATGTTCCCATAACCTCAACACACTCACCATTTATAATCTTCCCTGTCTCTATCATATTATTCTGTTAATTGGTATTCCCAACCATCTTCTTTTTTTATTGGTGTAATCTCTAAATCTAAAAACACCGCATTCTGTTCTCCCGCATATAACCCTAATATGTTATAATCATAAAACTCTTCAGCCTCACCATAAGTCATCAGGTCTCTCTCTTGTAGGATGTGTAATATTCTTGGTTTGGAATATAACATTTTCCTTCCAGGGGAACCAAAATCCTCAACAATCCCAATGATAGCATCCTCTAACCCATCTAATAAAACCGCACCTTCCGCGTACTCATCAATATCAACTAACATTCTTGTTATTTTTTTCTAAATTTTCAATTCTACGATTAAGATACCAAGCCGCCTTGAGTAAATCTTCCAATTCTTTCTCCGGATATTTCTTACCCGCTCTTGAGATATATTTCACCGTATTACCCAAATGAAAATCTAAAGACCAATTCTCTATTACCTTAATCGCCTCATAAGGATTTTCCGCACCCCCATAATGGTCTGGGTTTTTCACCATTTCTTTACTCATAATTTTACTATATAATATTTACCTAATTTAATATTTTTTTTATACCCCTGTCTAACAGAAAACAATGGTTTTGTTGTTATTTTAAACCCAACCCCACTCTTACCTGAAGTAATATAAAACTGAGTTTTAGATTTACCTATTAAGAGGGGAAAGTTAAATATTCTAACCACTGTTTGACTACAACCACTACCAATATGATATGTTTTTTTAGATAACCACATAATAATCTTTCGCTACTTTACTTTCTACAATAATACCGGATTCTATCAAAAAATCCAGCTCTTTTTTTGTTTCTTCAATATTTTTTTTGAGAATATACTTTGAAATATAAGTAATGTGAATTGGTTGTCTTAATTTACCAATCAAATTGTTAATTTGTTTTTCGTCCATAATTAAGTTTTTCTTTAATTTTATCTTCAGGTAATCCTTTATTATACCATTTATAAACTTTAGACGATATTTTATCCGACAGAATTAACATATCCGATTTAAACAACAAAGTTAAACCTAAATTATTATTAAAACAATTTTTTATTGATTTTTTATTAATTATTCTTTTATTAAATCCCATTAAGATAATAATCTTTTATTTTGTTTTCCACTTTGACTTATATACGCTAATATTTTCCTTTTAAAGATTGGTACTAATGTTTCCTCTAATGGAAAAATATCACTACAAAAAACTTCAAATAATGGATGTGATTCTTCATTATTCTTTTCATAAGTTTTAGAAAATTTAGATATAATTTGGGAAATTGTCAAATCGTCTTGGACTCCTTCGTAAATTAATTTTAAGGATGTTTTGGTTTGATTCTTTGTTTTGTAAATTTTTCTATTAGTATATTGCCAAATATATAATTTATCCGGTAATTTGTAGTAAAAAAAACCTGACTTGTTTGATAAATTACTTTTATTTTTCTTCATCACAACATCTATGGAGTCATAAACAATACTCCAAATAGACTTTGCAAAATTAAAATAGTCGTATAATTGGGGTTGACTATTTTTTAAAATTTTTCGGTATTCAATTACTTCTTCGTCCGCTAGCACGGGAATATCCTTAACTTTTAAATCTGAAAAAATTAATTCATCATCTTTTGATGATAATTTTCTATCAATATAAAGTATTTTGTTTTGTGTCAATAAGGTTTGCATATTACCCAAATGTAATGAAAGTTCAATAAACATTGGGTAAACCTCCATTCTCTCAAGATGTTTATTCATCTTTTGGAAGTAATCTAATAGAACATATTGTTTTTGTTCTGCATCAAGCACACCATCAAACAACCAATCGGTGTTCATTATAAATGATGTCTTTTTATTTTTTTGTTTCTTTTCCATATATTACTAATTTAAATATATGAAACCATAATAAATAAATGAATAGTTATTAATTAATCCTCATAATATTATAACTATCATCGTTAATATAAACATTGTCGTAATTACCATTGTAACCATTCATCATGCCCCAACCATCTTCATCCACTAATCCTTGAGCTAAAGCGTCTTTATCAACATACTCTGATATATCTAACCCAAAATCAGACATATAACTTTTAATGTTATATCTAACCTCATCTAACATTGAATCAACCTTATTATCAATCATTTCTTGGGATGGTTCCATATCAACCTCAATATTATCTAATTCTTCTTGAAGATATTCTATATGGTCTTGTGTTTGTTCGTATTCTGTTGAGTCCGAATCATCCATATTTCTTAATCTTTCTTCATATTCCTCAATTTCAGATTCAAGTTGTTCTTTCCTTTCTTCTTGTTCTGAGGTTAACTCAAAATCATCATCACTAAAATATATATCCGGTTCATTAGCTATATCATTTTCATAATAATCTCTAAAATAATCAAGAACCTCATCTTCGTTAATATAATAATCAATAAAACCACTTCTAAATCCATCAACACCTATATCATCAATTAAATCTTTTGCATATTCTAAAGCCGAACTATCCATCTCATCATCAGAACCAACGGTATATTCTTGGTCTTTAAATCCAGGTGATAACACCTCAAATTGTGTTAAATCATGATAACCATAACCATAAGGATACAAATCATAAACATCAATTTTATTATCAGTTAATTCAGTTATCTCTTCTTCAATTTCTTCAATGGTATTTAATATTTCAACATTTTCATCGGGGTCACCATCTCTTTCTTCATCATCATAAAGAGACTCAAGGTCTTCTTTCTTTTTTGTTAAAACTTTTAATTTTTCTTCATCATCTTCATCTAAAGTTTCAACCTCACCACTATCAACTAAATATTTTAATAACGCTTGAGCCTTTAACCCTAACTCATCACCTTTTTCAATACTCCAATCATCACCATCTCTATATTGATTCATTGTTTGTTTCTTATTGTTCAATTCCTCTATTTCTCGTTTTTTTTGTATAGGTGAACCATAATCACTAATATAACCTGTAATCTCCATTTTAGGTAATTTAGATACATTAGTATAACTAATATTTAAATTACCATCAATACGACCAATATTACCCAACGAATTTGTTGGAGTATTTGAAAGGTCTAAAGTTCCTGTTATCCATAATGGCTTTCCCATAAATTTCTTAAGACTCGTTATTGAGCTCCCATTGTAACTGGTTAAAACCATTAAGTCAACATATTGTTTAGGTGTCATTTTATAATAATCGTCTTCAACTTGTTCAACAATTGTTTTAATAAAACGATATAACTCTTTTTCCGTAAGTCTAATTTTTCTACTCATAATAATAAATATGTAAAATTAAAAAAAAATCTTTACATATTACCATTATAACAGATATTTATTGATATAAACATTTAAAAAAATATATCATGGGATGCGGTTGCAAAGGAAATTCGAATCAAACACAAACAACACAACAAACGAGCCAGTCTCAACCTAAAGCTCCTGAGCCTAAAACTCAGCCTATACAAGAATCAATTCGTAAAGTTGTTGAGAAATATTATAATAAAAAATAATATTTATTGTGTTAAAAATCTGAGGGACTTTATGTCCCTTTTTTTATTTTCTATTTAGAATTAATATAATTTTAATTATTAATTGGTATAAGTTTAAAATTATGAAATATATTAACGAAAAATCAAATAGAGGTATTGTGAATTTATTCTCCGATTACCTATTAAAAGAATTAACTAAAGAAAATAATATTGATGCAGTTATAGAAGTAACCGATTGTGGTAAATTTTTTATCGTTAACGGATTAACTAATTCAAATAAGATATTAGATATGACTAAATTAAAATCTTCTTTCTTGGAAGAATATAAAGAACTATTATCTGAATTTGGTTATACACAAATAAATATTATTGATGTTATTAGTTATGGTCACGAATTAGTTAAGAAATCTGAATACACTTATGAGTTTTATGATTCAGTTAGACCAATATATTCACAATCAATCATTGATTATGTCTCTAATGATACTCAAGGATTAAAATATCATTCTATCTCTGATATTAATGGTTTAAACCTTGAATTAGATTATTCTGAAGAGAATACTAAAGATTTAACAACTTTTAATTATTCACCTTTAAACATCACATCCGAATTCCCACACGGATATAGTTTAGATATGGGTAGATTAGAATTTTATTATTCAGAATATATCACCAATCATTTATTTTGTCATTCAATCACCGATAAAATACAATTCAAATATTCTAACATTAAAAATAATGATGACGATTACATGATTAATATTAATACAACATCTGTCCATAATAATGAATCTATCGTTTCAATGGTATTAGATGTGTTTGATTTTGATATGTTGAAATTTAAATCTACAATAAAATCATATGATATAATAGAAGACTTAACAAAACCTTTCGATAAAAAACCTTGGTTAATAAAAGACCGTATAAAAGATTTGGTTATATTTTAACTAATTAGGGAATACAGGTGTTTGATTTTACGAAGGTACCTGTAGATAAAGTATATGTAAAAAATCCAACACAATCAGTACCTGAACACGTAGCATTCGATATTAATATTGTAGAATCAGCAAATGTATAAGTCGTCCCTATTTGTGTACCTCCGGAAGTTATAAAACCATAATTACCATCACTAATCATTGTTCCACCAGAATAAGCTTTCATTTGTATTTGAACAATGCCCGTACCTGTATTTGGAGTGTTTCTATACCAATTCGCTCGACAATTTAACTGTATTGAGGTAACACTTCCACTAAGTTTTAATTGTTTAATATCTACATACACACTTTCGGAACCACCCGTATTTTGATTATCACCACCCCACCATAAATTAGGACCAACACGTTTACCTGACGCCAGATTTCCAGTAGTACAAAACCCAACTGGGTTAAAAGTATTCGCATATGTTGTCCCCGTCACATTATTCACATATAAATAAGTAAGAGTGTCTAAATCTTTCCCACTAGTAATTGGGAATGTATATGTAAAAACAAGATAATCAGCATTAAGTATTATCGGAGCCTTTGTTGGCGTAACCGTTGGCGTATATGTTGGTGTAGGTGTTTGAGTTGGTGTTTTAGTCGGTGTAAGCGTTTGTGTTGGTGTTTGTGATGGTGGGAGCACATCTTTAATTAAACGAACTGAAAAACCAACTGTTTTATTAGTATTAATTCTACTAACACTTTGACTACTATTACTCATCTGACGACTCCACGAACTAACAGTATTAGCCGATGATGAAGTCCACCAATACCCACCATTACGAATGTCAGTAAATACCCCGCTAATACTTCTATTACCTCCTGGAAGAGCAGTAAAACCATAAGTGTTAACAGCACCCGTATTTGGAGTGTTCCAATATGTGGTACCAGTTCCTTTCAATATTCCCCCTGATACCGATTCACCACCTAAAAAAGTTGTTAAAGTAGTCCATTCAGCATCTGTAGGAATATGATAACCTAACGGAGCTAATCCACCATTTGCGGTATTATTAACCGCATACCAATTATATAACATACCATAAGTATTTCCTGTTGTTGTACTACCGCTGTAATAACACCAAGCCCCCGTGGTTAATCCTGACCAAATAGCCGGGTCAGTCACTTTTGGAATTACAGTACCATCTCTATAAGTAGGAACATTTAAATTACACGCCGTCCAAGTTTGAGTTCCAATTGTCACATCATTTAATGAACAAAGATATGGTGAGGGTGCATTTAAATTAGTCGTTAAACAACTAGGAACTTGAGACGCACCAGCAATTGTTTTATTAATTTCTGTAACATATACTAAATTGTATGGCGAATTTTTATTAATTATATATAATTTTGTATTTATACCATCAAGATTAACCGATGTTATGTAAATATTTCCATTCGACTCAAAAATACCATAAGTATTACAAGGAATTGTTAGAACAACATCAACTTCTAAAGTCCCTGTTAAATAATTCCACTGACTTAAATAACAAATCTCATTAACAGGGTCATTATTAAGTACCAAAAATTTATTAGTTGTTGTTTTATAAAAATCACCAGTAATAGTTCTACCAGCCGTTAAAGGAAATTTAGTTGTCATAACAGGACTTACACCTGATACATCTATTTCAACAACTTCGTTAGGATTATTGAGTGTATTTACCGCTAAAATAACTGTGTCCGAAATCGCCGCAAGACCCGCAGAATTACTAAAATTTAATGGAGAGGGGATATTACGATTAAATATCGCACTAAATGATGGTAAAGTTATATTATATTCGTTAAAACTAATACCAGTTGGTTCCCAAAGTTTATTTGAGGTATGAGCAATATCATTACCTCCAGAATATTCCGCCGGCATTGTTAATAATGTTGAAGTGTTTGCAGAAACATTATAATAATAAACTTTATCTTGATTATCATTATATAGTACAGCACAAGTCGGTACAACAGGATTACTCGTTGGTGTTGGTGTTTTTGTCGGTGTTATACTTGGCGTTGGAGTTTGAGTTTTAGTGATTGTTGGTGTTGGTGTTTGAGTTGGTGTAACTGTTGGAGTTAATGTTTTTGTTGGTGTAACTGTTGGAGTTTGCGATGGCGATGCATTTGGTGTTTGAGTTGGTGTTGGGGTACCGATTGGTAATAAAACACCATTAATTCTAATGGTGTTTGGTATAGGATTATTGTTGGCTTTTTTCATAGAAGCCAATAATACATTATCAAATTTTTTAAGTAATTGTGCCATTTTATTTAGATTTACAGTACCTCAACCCAACTATTATCCGGACAGAAATATATTATGTCGTTTGTTGCGTCAGTACAATAACCAATGATTCTAACATTATTACCAGTAGCCGGTGGTGATGTCGAACTAAACTCACCCGCAGTTGTTGATACATATAATATAGAACCTAAAGTCACACTAGTAAATGATGTTGTACTAAATTTAGCATAACCTCTTAACAACATTCCACTCGCAATTGTTGTCCCTAACGCCATACCTAATAATCCTGTTGACCCAGAAACTGTTGTAGCATTTGCCAATGTCCAAGTACCTCCAGTACTATAATAATAAACTGACCCGGCAGTTAATGTTGCTCCAATACCAAAATAAACAACTTCTCCGGCACCACCATTAGATGTTGGAACTGTAAATATTTTATTGTTTGTAATATTAATATTATTGACAAATGTTGTACACCCTCTATCTGCAGTAATGTTAGAACCTACAATAGTTGCAAAAGTAATACCTGATGGTATTCGATTACTACTACCACCAAGAATTGACGAAAAACAACTTCCTATACAGTTATTATAACCACCCGCAATAGTTGACCAATTACCATATATACGATTCGACACTCCACCTGCAATAGTTGAATAACTTCCCACAATTTTTTGAAATTCAGGATTACCATTAACATAAGTAAATCCACCACCACCAATTGTTGAACAATTTCCACTAACAGAAACATAACATCCACCACCAATGGTTGAAGCATTACCGGAAACCCTATTAAAACGACCTCCACTAACTGTTGAATAAGTAGCACCTAATAAAATCTCATTACCACAACCACCACCAATAAATGAATCATTCCCTCTAGCGGTATTACCTTGACCACCCCCGATTGTCGCAAAACTTCCAGAAGCAGTATTACTATAACCATACCACCCACCACACTGGAAGCGTTGACCACCCCCTCCAATAGTTGAAGCCATCCCTGACGCTTTGTTATAACCACCTCCACCAATTGTTGAGGTACTACCGGAAGCAATGTTTCCACCACCACCACCTACTGTTGAAACATAATTAGACACTGTGTTGATTCTACCTCCACCAATGGTTGAATAGTTACCCGTCGCACAGTTTTTACATCCACCACCAATTGTTGAATTTACACCATAAGCAGTATTTCCAACACCACCACCAATAAATGAATTACTTCCACCAAAACTAGATTTTGTTAGATTTCTAACTAATGGTTGATTTCCAATTGCAAACACATCAACCGAAGCTGTTGCTCCGGTAACATTTACTGTGGTGAATCCTGCGGAGTAAGTTGATGCCGTTACCACAACATTTCTTGAACAAGTATTATTATCAAAAGTTAATAATAAATCATTAGTTACAAAACAACTAGTTAAATTACCAGTAAACCTTAACGAACAATTACCAAGGACTGTAGATGTTTCTATTTTTGGAGAATTACCCACCATATTTAAAACACCTCCGTTAATACCTCCTTGATACCCACAGACAATATTCACATGACCACCACCTACAAAAGCAAATTTGGTAGCCGATTTATTATTATTACCTGAAACTATCCCTGAACCATAACCTGTTGCGTAATTACCACAACCACCTAAAATAGCCGCTCTAATACCATTGGTCTTATTAGAAAGACCACCACCAATAACAGCATCTTCATGAACTGTTATATTATTACATCTACCACCACCTATAAACGATGCCGCACTTGTATTACAATTGTAAGAACCTCCAACAACAACTGATTGATTTGAAGACACTGTATTACTAAGTCCACCTCCGAGAAATCCACCACCTGAACCACAACTAAGAATCTTACCACAATATCCACCGGCAATTGTTGTTGCAACACCATAGTTTCTATTACAATTTCCTCCACCAACTACAGAACAGTTACTTCCTGAACTTACACAATTATTTTTCCCACCACCAATTGTTGAATAAGTACCAATAGCATTATTACATCGACCCCCACTAACTGTTGAAATAAAACCAAAAGCAGTATTTGTAAAACCACCACCAATGAATGAACGATTACCAGAAGCAGTATTACCTTGACCACCACCAATAAACGATTGTTCACTTATATTACAATTGTATTGACCTCCAACAATAACTGAACTATATGAAGATACTGTATTACAATAACCACCACCTATAAACCCACCTACTCCATTACAATTAAGTATACTATTAGTATTACCACCGGCGATAGTTGATGAGTGACCATAATTTTTATTTTGGTATCCACCACCAACAACAGAATATTCTTTTTTTATACAGTTTAATTTACCTCCACCGATAAATGAATTGTTATTATTATCAATAATGTTGGAACAACCACCACCTATGGTTCCATAAGATGTAGTGACACCACTTATTATATTACATTTACCACCACTGATGGTTGAACTACAATGGTATTGACCAAAAATTTTATTAGAAAGACCACCACCAATAACTGAATTTTGTATTTGACGACCATATATAGTATTTGATAACCCACCACCTATAGTATTGTCATATAAATAACCATTATTACCACTATTAGATAGACCCATTTTGTTTAAATGACCACCACTTATAGTATTACGACCACCTATATACAAAATATTAGACAACATTGTATTATCACTACCACCACCAATAAAAGATTCACAATTTGAACTTATAGTATTCGAACAACCACCGCCAATAAATGAACGACTAGCACCTGATAAAATATTATTACAACCACCCACGATTGTTCCATGAGGAGATAAAATATCTACTATATTAAGTTGACCACCTAAAGATGCTGAACAATTTCCATTTGATTGATTACTAACACCACATCTAACCGATGAGTATGTACCTACACCTAATACGATTACCGGAGGTGTTGGGCTAAAACCACTCGTTCCTGATGAACCTGCCGCACCTGTTGCTCCCGATGTTCCTGACGAACCACTAGTACCTGATGTACCTCTTGTTCCTGAAGAACCACTAGTTCCTGAAGAACCACTTGTTCCTGAAGAACCACTTGTTCCGGATGTACCTCTTGTTCCCGATGTACCACTAGAACCATTTGCACCCGATGTTCCACTAGAACCTGTTGCTCCCGATGTTCCTGACGAACCACTAGTACCTGATGTACCTCTTGTTCCTGACGAACCACTTGTTCCGGATGTACCTCTTGTTCCCGATGTACCACTAGAACCATTTGCACCCGATGTTCCACTAGAACCATTTGCACCCGATGTTCCACTAGAACCCGTCGCTCCCGATGTTCCTGACGAACCACTTGTTCCGGATGTACCTCTTGTTCCTGAAGAACCACTTGTTCCGGATGTACCTCTTGTTCCCGATGTACCACTAGAACCATTTGCACCCGATGTTCCACTAGAACCATTTGCACCCGATGTTCCACTAGAACCCGTCGCTCCCGATGTTCCTGACGAACCACTAGTACCTGATGTACCTCTTGTTCCTGAAGAACCACTTGTTCCGGATGTACCTCTTGTTCCCGATGTACCACTAGAACCATTTGCACCCGATGTTCCACTAGAACC